CAGCCTCCAAAGAAGTTATGAAGAAGGTTAACTTTACCTTGGGCCACAATCAATGACAGAGGTCTGTTCGGAGTGCTACGGGTGCTTGAGAGGCACGAACTGCGTCTCAGTGCAGGGCAAGTCTAACCATACAGTCCAGATGAAATCGAGCGTAGGAGACTTGCCGCGTTCTTTGCAAAAAGACGGGCGCCACGTCAGCGGGCAAACTGCGTGCGGTCCTGTCTCTCGAAACAGCTTGAGACGCCGCTTAGAGTTCCAGTAGGTGACCTTGAGCAGCATGGCGAACGGCACGCGGTATTCGCTCGCAGTTCGGATGAAGTCTTCGGCGAGAAAGAAGGGAGGGTTGGTGACGATGCTGGTGAAGCCCTCGATTGAATCTGTCGTCAAGAAGTCTACGCCTGAAGTCCCGTAGCCCCGGTCGTAGAGATCAGTCGCGATGACAGTGCCGTTGAGGCCTTCGATCACCCGAGCGATGGCCCCGTCGCCGCAGGCCGGTTCCCACACCGTTCCTCTGGTATAGAGGAAAGGAAACGCACTTAGAACGGCTTTCGTGCAGTCGGCTGGAGTTGGGTAGAAGTCAGCCTCATTCCGTAGGAATGAAGTCGATTTGCCGCCGATTAGAGTGCTCGCTTTCACGTTCTCTCTCCGAGAGAAGGGCAGCGGGGCTCTATCTGCGGCGAGTTCGGTCTGCCAGGGAAAGTTACGGAAATATATTATTTCAGTAACTTATACGAGAACGCGCTGCCCATCGGCATTTTCGTACAGTCTTCTCGGATGCGCCGCGCGCGCTATGCGTGTAGCGCGTGAAAGCAGCCATTCGGTTAGGATGTGCTGGAGGTCAGCTATGGCAAAGTCGCCTTTCTCATCGGACGTAAAGGAAACTCTCGATCTCCTGGCCAAAGGCCAGAGGGGAGAACGAGCAGTTGAAATCGCGCGCCTGTTGTTATCAAACAAGGCTCCGGATGTTGTTTCTTTCATTCTGAAAGCGAGACAAAACTTCGGCGTAGAACAGAGCGAGGCGCTTAGCGATATCGTTACTGCTGCTCTGTCTGACAGATCAGAGAAAAGCATCTCGGCAGATGCGCTGATAAGGATCACAGAAAGTGTTAGCAGGAAGTACGAAAAGAAAAGAAAAATGGAGGGGATGACCAGCGCGACAGTACGCCCGTCGGGCAGACAATTAGACAGTGATGAAGTGTTGATTTACGCCGACGTTCTGCCCGATGAATCAGCAGCATCTCCAGAATTGCGTGTAATCGAATCTCTATCAGAAAGGCGGGAGGCGCCTCAAATCGCAGAAGTGTTTAAGGCGCACGGAATCGGAGAACAGCTACGCCGTGCCTTTCAGGTTGTCGCCGCCTACGAGAATAACCGAGACCGTGTCGTCGCTCTCACGCAGATCGCAAAAAAAACTGCTAGCGATAAGAACGACATCAACGTCTTGTTTGACGCTTACTTGCAGCTCAATAGAGCTGCGAGCAATACCCAAAACCCGATCGCTGAGCTGCAAAGCATTCCTTCGGGCAATATCGATGAGGGGTTTCTTAATGTTCTTTCGCGACTTGCGCGTTAGCTGTTTTAGCCTTGTCTTGCTGTCTGCGTTCATACAACTCAAACAGCAGAGGCTTCAGCCATGACCACAGCTTTCGGCTCATGACGACTACGTTCCAGGGCTGAATTCGATTTCCTTTGATCTCATTCATAAACACGACAGTTACACCGCCCGTGTTGTCTGTAACCATCAGCCCGAAGTACTTGAGGATCTCAGCTTCCTGTTCATCGCAGATGGGCATACAGCACCTTTTTGTTGTTGAGTTCCGGTGTCCGTAGTAAGAAGGAAAGCAAGAGAGGTTTCAACATGGTAGACGCAAAGGTCTTGGAGAAGTACGAAAAGATACTGACGATGGCCGAAAGAGCGGAAGGCAATGAACGGGCTACAGCTGCCGGCATCGCCGCCAAGATGCGCCTGCAGCATCCTACTCTTGAGGCAGATTACGAGCAATACGTCTACAGAAAACTGGTCGAAGAAAGCGATAAGGGAGAGGGGTTTTCCGGCAGCTCAGAGCAGCCGCAACACACTTACTCTTCGCCTAACCAGCAGCAGAATACAGGTTCACCTTTCTGGGACTTCGCGCAGAACATCTACCACACGGCTGCCGATTTCGCGAGCACGATCAGCGACGCCGTGATGGGCACGCACCTTGCGCGACAAGTCAAAGTGACGTCTCGCCTCAACAAGAAAGATTCTGTTGTGGTGTCTTTCAGCCTCAGCCCTGACGTTCTTGACCATCTCGACGAGTTCAACGGCGCACAGAGAGTTGCGTTCCGAAACTCAGTCCTCGCTATGGTCCAAGAAGAGCTTGACGAGATCTTGTTCCCGCAGGAATCTTAAGTCTCGGTCGGCTCATTTTGTGGCGTTTGAGCTTTCAGCCCGAAGTAGTAGCTAAACACCATCAGGCATGTGTCTTTGATGAAGTGCAAGATCACGTCGTGCTCAGAATCAGATAAAAGTGATGTGTCGGGCCCAGCAATCAAGAGGTCCGCGATGTACACGCCCACAACAAGCGCAACGAGCGTTGTCACGAACCGCGTCAAGTACATGTGATCTGTCTTCGCTTTCTGCGTCACCTTTGCGATCAGGATCTGCACAAGCGCCACGATCACGATGCCGATCGCCACAGCACCAAACGTCGTCGAGATCGAATCATACAACGACGGGTAAACCCGAGGTACTTTAGCGATATCTGGCTCTGCTTCTTGCTCTTCGCCGGACACCTGTGCTGCGACAGGAGAACAGTTCACGGATTCAGCGTAAAGTTCTTCTTCCATGAGTCATCTCCATGCCGTGAGGCCAGCCACAATCGCTTTCGCAATGGCCTCCCCGCCTTCGGGGCTCGCCAGCCAGGCGTGCTCAGGCCGATCGATGAAGTAAGGCTCAAAACAAACGCCCGCGATGTTGGCGGGACCGGCAAAGATGCCCGAGATGGTGCTAAATCCTCTTTTCCATTCATTGGTCGCGCTGGCCGAGCGGGTCAAGTTTCTTTTCAGCCCACTCAGCTTTTCGGCAGAGAGAGCATCCGACAAGCACAGAGCCAAAGAAGCACCGCGAGTGCTTCTCTCATCTGAAATCATGACCGAGTAATCGCCCTTTCCGGCATTGATGTGGCACGCGATGTAAGCGACAAGCGAACCCTTATTTGCTGCCGCAATAGCGTTCGCCTTCTTGTGTCGATCAGGGTACCAGCCTTGATCCAGCACGTAAACGCTGTGCCCCATCTTCTCGAGAGCTGCTTTTGCAGGAAGGAAGTACAAAGGAGTCAAGTTGGCTTCTTGCTCCTGAACTTCGACTTTGCCGTCATTGTCGAGATCGTAGCCAGCTCCCATGTCAGCCTTTCCGGGCTTGCCGTAATGCTGGCGGTCGAAGATGACGATCATTGGAATCTCCTACGGGATGATGTGAGGTTGGAGCACGGTCGAGATGTCATCCCCGAACGCGCAGGTTTCGGTATTGTCCGTTGGGGGCGCTGATGCGCGGGCTGCCGCTTCTGCGACGAGGGCCTGGGCTACGTCCTGGGGAATATAAATCTCCATTCGGTACAGGGGCTCGCCGTCCATTGTGTGTTCGATGCCGACGAAACGGTAGTTTTCCACGTTAGCTCCATTTCAGTATGCGAATTCGCGTGATGTAGTTTGATACGGTGCCCGAGCACCGCAAGAGAAAAAACCCCTTGAGGGCATTTCCGTAAGCCTGGGCAGTTGTCGCAGTTTCAGCGGCAATACCCAGGTAAGTGTAGCCAGACAAGTCCGGGTAACCGTCCGGCATGATAGTTGTGCCTAAGTCCGTTTTTGCGAAGATCAACCTACCCGCGATAATCACGACCGAAGTTACCATTTCGGTGAAGGCCCCAACCCCCGATAGTGTCTCAATCGTGGTGGTCGATCTTTGCGTGATAATGTTATAGCCTCCGCTGAATTGGTATATCTTGCGAACGCTCACGGGATCGGTAAAAACATCCCCCACACTAATTCCCCAGCTTACATAGTTATTGCTACCGGAGAGCACAATAGACTGAGCCTGGAACTGGACCACCACACTACCGAGCTGCATGGCGGCGTTATTCAACCCTGCGGGCGTAGCTAAATCAAGCGATACGTTGAGCGGGTTGATTCCTGATGTCCCACCGACGAAAAGGCCGGATGCGTCAATTGAAGTTGTGCCGTTTGTGCTTCCTGAGCGGGTGGCCGTGAGCGTAGACCACGGAACTCCGCCGATCGTGACGGGCTGGCTGCCAGAAAAGAAGCTGGCGACTGGATCTAACGCAGTCATGTCTTGGTCGAGGATTGAGGTCCAGGAACCAGAGATCGCCGAAGTGAGAACCCCTATTTGAGCGATTGAAGTGACGGTCTGTCCGACCAGTCCGAGGTCAGTAGCGGTAAGTGTAAGTTTTACCGCGCTACCGTCATTGAGACCGCTTACCGTGTAAGGGCCAAGGCCTGACCCCGAGAAAGAAGCACCAACGCCAAGCGTTTGCTCTAATCCGACAGAATAAGAGTAAGAACCTGTACCGCCCGTCGGCGCGTTGAACGTCACATTAACAGAAGTGCTGCCCGCGACGAGAATTTGCGCTGCGGGGTCAGAGCCTGCAACAAGCGGTGTAAAGGTGGCAGCCTGTAGGACTGCGATCGTAGTCGTGTTGAAAACTTGTTGGTTCGTTACTGTGTCAGTCGAAGTAAGCGTCACTTTGGCAACGTCGCCGTCATTGAGGCCCGTCACTTGGTAAGGCCCTAACCCAGTGCCGCTCAAAGAAGCGCCTGTTCCGATCAATTGCGAAAGAGCGACAGCGTAGCTGTAGCTTCCGCTACCTCCTGTCGGCGCATTAAACGTAAATGAGCTGCTTGTCGTAGAACCGATGGGCAAAGCCTCGTTTCCGACGTCTGCCCCAGCCACCAAAGGTGCTTTTTCAACGATGGTGTAGGTTCTGGAAGTCACACTCTGCGCTACAGGCCCCGCGTCTGTCGTCGTCAGCGTGAGAACCGCAATGTCTTCGTCTTCGAGGTTCGTGATGCTGTAGGGTCCTAAGCCGCTGCCACTAAAAGAAGCTCCCGTGCCTCGAACAAAGGACAGCACAGCGGCATAGCTGTAGCCTCCGCTGCCTCCTGTAGCCGCAGTAAAGTTGATACTCGTTCTGCTGGTCGTACCCGCAGCCAGTGTAACTGTGGGAGGCGCGGCTGCAGGATTGAGCACGTTGTAGCTGTCGACTACCGCGGTCGTCGTGAAGTTCTGTACCTCCTGGGCAATGCCCCCAGCATCAGTTGAAGTCAAAACAATAGTAGCTATGCGTCCGTCATCGAGCCCGCTAAGGGAATAAGGACCAAGACCCGATCCCGATAAAGTCGATCCGCTGCCGACATCTTCTACCAGGCTTGCGCTGTACGTGAAACTTCCGCTGCCCCCCGACGGCGCGGTGAACGTGAAAGGCCCTGAACTCGTAGACCCGATGGGGAGCGACGAGTTTGACGGGTTTGCAGCAACTACGACAGCCGACGTAAGTTGAATAACGGAGACAACGAAGCTCGACGTGACGCTTTGCGCTACAGGCCCTGTGTCTGTTGTGGTCAACACCACTTCTACGACATCGCTAAACTCGAGATTGTTTACCGTGTAGGGCCCAAGCCCGCTGCCCGACAAGGTCGCACCACTTCCGACGACCTGCACCAAGCTCGCGGAATAGCTGTAGGCGCCACTTCCGCCAGTCGCAGCCGTAAAGCTCGCAGGAGCGCTGCTTGTTGCTGTTGCGGCAAGGTTTTGATCTGCGGGCGCGGCAGCCGCAACAAGAGGGTTGTAGGTTCCTTGCACGCTGATGACGCAGTATTCGTACACAATCTGCGTCGTAGAGCCCGTGTCAGTGATCTCAAGCGTGATCTCTACGACATCACCGGGCTGCAAAGATGATACTGTGTACGGCCCAAGCCCGCTGCCTGATAAAGTCGCGCCGCTGCCGACCACGTGAGAGAGGCTTGCGCTGTAGCTGTAGCCACCACTCCCGCCGCTCGGGGCGTTGAATGTGACTGTCGTGCTTGTGGCTGACCGGGGTAGCGTTTGATCTGCCGGATTTGCCCCAGGCGCAAGAGGAGTGTACAGCGAGCTCGTGCTCGCCACAAAGGAGATATTGGTCTTGCCCAGGATAGAGATGCTCAAAACCACCTCAGCAAACGCACTCGAGTAATGGTGGTTGTGTTTGTAGCGGCATTACCAACCACCGCAGCGTAGCCGTTGATCGCTGTCGTAAAGTACTGCGCAGTCGAGGTTGTCTGTGCCGCTGTTCCTGTATAGTTGTAGCCGCTCGAATTTGTAGGGTTCGAGGGCAGTATTACCGTATCGAGTTCAGGCTTGATGAAGCAGAGCCGTCCGCCGTACAGCAAGATCGAGACGACGCTCGATACGGGTCCGCTTCCCGAAGAGCTGAGCAATTGAGTGCTTACGCCAGCTCTCCAGGTGCGTAAGTTGTAGTTAGGGCTAACGAACTGAACGTAGGCTGCGTTGCTGGTCACGTCCGTGATTGAGTTCACGCCGTTGATGCCCCACATGCAGTAGTTGCTGGCCCCTGAAACAGTGACAGGGTCGTTGATCAACTGCAACAGCCAAGGACCTTTCTGAAAATCTGCTTGCGCAAGACCCACAAAGAACGGAGCCAAGTTGATCGATGCGATGATCGCTCCAGAACCCGTAGACGCAGAGACTGTCAATCCTCCTGCTCCTGCCGTAACAGTCCCGTTTGTCACGCCTGCGCGAACAACCTGCACAGTTGCCCACGTGACGCCGCTGAACTGAAGGTTTTGCGTTCCGCTCGACCACGGTCCTCCTGCATCAAGGCCGATCAAGGACTGGTCTACTATTGTTTGCCATTGAGCGGCTGACGTAGGTTCTGCGACAGCGACTTGAGAATACGCTTTTACGACTTGACCTACAGGGCCTGTGTCTGTCGCCGCCAGCTCTACGGTAGCGATGTCGGAATCGCCTAAACCGCTGACTGTGTAAGGCCCAAGCCCGCTGCCCGACAAGGAAGGAGTACCAGAAGCAGTCAGCAAGGAGCCGACATAGCTGTAGGCTCCGCTACCGCCCGTCGGGGCCGTAAATGTGATAGCAGAGCTCGAAGTACTGCCCGAGGGAAGTCCTTCGTTGGCTGGGTTTGCGCCTGGAACGAGCGCCACGTAGGTCGGCTGAAAACCAACCGTCACGACAACGGTTGTGGTCACAGCTTGCGCTATACCTGCAGCATCTGTAGACGTCAAAATAACGTTGACGACGTCATCGTCAGCAAGGTTCGACACCGTGTAAGGGCCAAGACCGCTGCCTGATAAAGTAGCGCCCGAGCCGCTTACTTGAACAAGTGTCGCGCTGTAGTTGAAGCTACCGCTTCCTCCAGAAGCTGCGTTAAAAGTTATTGTGTTGCTCGTGGTCGTCCCGTAGGCAAGGTCTTGGTTTGCGGGAGCGGCGCCTGGAGTGACAAGCACTTCTCCGACACTGACATACATCACACGAGTAACTTGCTGCCCGATAGTGTCTTGCGTGACGCAAAAAACCGCAACCACATCACCATTTTCAAGGTTCTGGACCTGCAAGTTCGATCTGCCGGTCCCTGCCAGAGTGGCTCCGCTACCCACGAGCTGCTGAATGCTTGGTGTGTAGACCAGAGTACTTCTACCTCCCGAAGACGTCGTAAACGTGATCAAGTTCGATACTGTGGCACCTGCCGCTAGGGTCTGAGAAGCGGGCGTCGTGCCAGGGCTCAAAGGCGTGTAGGGCAGCGGGTAGTTGATGATCACCCAGTTGCGGACAACTTGTCCGATTCCAGCAGTATCGGTAATCGTGAGAACGAGACGCGAAACGTCTCCTGCTGCGATTGACCCGACTGCGTAAGGACCAAGACCCGAGCCAGAAACAGTTTGACTGCTGCCTCCTGTGATCATTGTAGGTGTAGCGATGCTGTAGCTGTAGGTTCCGCTACCGCCGCTGGGCACATTGAACGTGATACCGCTTACGCTGGTCCCCGAAGCTGTGACAGTGCTCGGGTTAGCGCCAGGAACAAGACGAGGGACAGCTCCGTCAACAGAAACAAGAAAGTTGTTGACCACTGTCTGAGTAACAACGCCAGAATCAGTGCTGGTCAAAGAGACTTCGACGACATCTCCCGCACCCAGGTTGTTTACTGTGTACGGCCCAAGCCCGCTGCCCGACAAGGTCGCGCCGCTGCCCACAGCTTGAATCAGCGTCGCAGAGTAGGTGTAACTGCCGCTGCCTCCTGTGGGCGCCGTAAATGTTTCGGGCGCTGAAGACGTGCTGCCTGCAGGCAGTGTTTGATCCGCAGGGTTCGCAGAAGCAACCAGCGGGCTGTAGACGAAGTCGACTGTGATCACGCACTGAGAAGTGACAGTCTGCGCAACAGGTCCCGTGTCGGTCACAGTCAAAATGACCTGAAGTTCGTCTCCGTCTTCGAGGCTCGAGACTGTGTAGGGGCCGAGCCCACTTCCCGACAAGGAAGCGCCGGTTCCTCGAATCTGATCGAGAGTGGCACTGTAGCCATAGCCGCCACTCCCGCCGCTGGGTGCGTTGAACGTAACTGTCGTGCTCGTCGTGCCCGTCGCCAAGTTCTGATTGGCTGGATCTGCGCCGGGAACAAGGGGCGTGTACGGCGTAACCGGCCCGCCTCCCGAGGACGCGAACGAAAACCCAGTCGAATCCGGTATCTGCTGCGACATCTCACGCGCCTGGAGTCAATGAGCCCGACCCCATGACCTGCGTGACGTTCAAGATAGCGCCGCCAGCGCCAGAAGCTGCAGCAGCCCAAAGCGTGAACCCAGTCAACTGTGGGTCCGCTCTCTTTCCGGCAGCTCCGATGTTGAGCGTGACCGCAGAACCTGCAGGGATGACGAGAGAGTTGACAAGCACCAAGGTGGGCGCTGGGTCGTTCATCGTTGCTTGGATCCAGATGGGGTTCGTGCCATCCAGGTTCAGCAAGATCAGCGTCTCGCAGTTCGTGTATAGCGTCAACAACGGAGCCGGTACTGTGCTGTCGACGCCAAACAGTTTGATTGAACTGGCTGCTCCCCCGCCAGCTGCCGGGAGAGTCAGCGTAGCGCTATCAAGCGGCAAACCGTAAGCGCGGGTAGGCATGCTCTATGCTCCGTAGAGCACAGACCATAGCTTGATCACAGTTCGTCGGCCACGACTTCGAGAACTGTCCAGCCCGGCGGCACAACATCAGGGGCCACAGTCGACATCAAAATGACTTGGCCTTCGTACGCCGACAGACCGCGCATTACGCGACCAAGCAAAGAAGGATGCCACGCTCTGTCTCCGGGGATCAGCACGGGCAGCACATCTTCGGCTCGAGCAGTCCTGCTCTCGATGTAAGCGCACAGCGCAAGAAGAGTAGAAACCCACTCTCCACCAGAGAGAGCCGTATGAAGCTCAGTCCCTTCCCGGATTCCGATTCGGGCAGATTCGATGTCCACTCCGAGCGTCAAGCCCGGCGGCATGTAAGCGTTGACGCCGTCGCAGAAGTCTGCCACGCCTTTCTTGAGCAGCTCTTCCCCTTTCTGCTCCAGCTTTTCTGCTGCTGACGCAAAAAGAGAAGCACACTTTCTTTTCAGCTCTACTTCTGCGCGAGAGGTCTCGGCCCCTTCCCAGGCATGCTTGGAGGCTTCGTCTTGGTTGATCTTGGTATCGAACTTGGCTACTTCTTCTCGAAGAGAAGTCGTATCAGATACCATCGTCGCCTGATACTTCTCGAGCTTCTCGTTGATTTCTTTCTCGAGCTGCGCGATTCGGGTAGCGAGCCGATCACTCTCGGCTGCGTTCTGCACGAGCCCTAGCTCGAACTTGACGGTTGCGTGCCTGTGGGAGATGGCTTTCTCCGTCTCGGAGTTGCCGCACACAGCACAAGAGGAGAAGCCGAACAGGTTCTTGTGGTCAGTCAGCATCTTGTCGAGGCTTGCGAGCTCTTGGTAGTAGCTGGCGTCGGCCGCCCCGCTTTTAGCGTCAAACTGTTCCTTCTTCTTCTTCGTGGCCTCCATCACGTTGACCAAAGAGACGATGTTTTCGTACATCGCTCGTTTGTTCTGCAAGGAAACAGTTCCGGCCTGGGCAGACACCAGCGCAGAGAACGCCTCTTCGCGCTTCAGCTCAAGCTCCGAGCGAGCTTCCGGCGTCATGGGCGCAGGAACGCCATCGAGCATCTGCTTTAGCAAGTTCTCTGCTGACGTAGCTTCTCTCTTCTGCGCAGTCGCTTCTTTCTTGCAGGCAGCAGACAGCGCGTTCCAATCAAGCGTCAAGGAGTTGCGCCGAATGTGACGCGACACCTCTTTCCATTCATCTGCATCGAGGCAGCTTTCGACGGAAGCGAGGGTGACTTTTTCGATGACATTCTTGCTCAGCCAGGCGCGAACGGCGTCGGCGTTTCCTGTCAGAGCAGTTTCGATCTCGCTGAACGGGAAAACAACTTTGATAGGCTCTTTGCGCTCTCCCTTCGAGAACGACTGCCCGCTTCTCTTCAGCTCCCAGTACAGCTCTTGCTCTTCGTTGCTCAGAACAACAGAAGAAGTCAGCTTCTTGGCCCTGCTCGGGAAGAAGCGCGAAATGGCCGCATACGTCTTGATGACGTCCCGTCCTTCTCCGTCCCCAACAAACTCAGCAGCAGCCAACTGTATCGCTTGAACGACAGAAGATTTTCCAGCTCCGTTCTCCCCGACCAAGAGTGTTTTCTGCCCCAATCGACAATCAACGCCCTTCTTGATGTTGCTCGTCACCGTCATCAGGTACGGCTTCATGACTTACCTCTTTCTTTTGGAGTCTTCGCAAGGCTTCAAGATCGCTGGGCTGTTGAGGAGAGCTCTCCCCATTGCGCCATCTGTAAATGGTTCTGGGCGAAACGCGACCGTCTAAATCTTTGCTGATCTGCTCTGCTGTCTTGCCCGAGTCAAGCAAGTTTCTAACGATGCTTTGGGCCTCGGATGCAATGTCTTCTCTCATCACTCACTCCCGATGGGCTGGGCCAGCACCGACCAACCTCTGTGCCAATCGGTAGCGGCGACGACTTGGACTCGCGCCACGGAAAATAACTTGCCCTCTTTCAACAGCAATACAACTTTCTTCGATTCAAGGGCAGAATTTAGGATCTCAGCAGTCATTTTGCCGATTCTGTCACTGAACACGACGAAGCCCCTGAAGTTGGGCTCTCGCGTCAGGTAGTCTCGGCCGTTTACGGTGTCGTGAATCCAACTGCTGTAATCGTGAGCCGTAGGGAAGCTCTCGTTGAACCAATCTCGCGAACTCTTGATGTCGCAGTCTAACGAGAGCTTCGACTTTACGGTCTCGTGTGCCTGACGCACAAGCCGGATCTCGTCGTCAAGTTCACTTACTTTCGGAAAACAAGCAAGGAACTTTATCTTGAGGCTCATCATGGATTTCCGCCGCTGCTCTGACCTTGTCCCACAGAACGCGAGACACGTCTTGGAACATGATGTCGCTGCGGCCGTAACCATCCCTCTGCCAGTTGTCAAAGGCCATTACTGCCGTAACGAGCTCTTTGAACTTCTGTGCATTCTCGATGTCTGCATTGAGCTTGCTCTTTGCTGCGAAAACTGCTTTGGCCTTATCGACCTTCCGTTGAGCGGAAGAAAGCAAGGAATCGATATTCGAGAGGTCTTCCTCTGCTCCAGCCAGAGCGTCGGAAAGCTTGTTGACGGCACCCACCATGCTGATGTCGCTGTGTCTCATACTTTATCCCACGACTTGCCGATGTCGGCGCTTGCGGTGAACTCCACCCCGGGAAGGGAGTCGTGCACCTGGTTCATGCACTCTTCGAGGAGGCGGGCAACACGCTCGCCTTCCCCTTCAGGGCATTCGATCACGATGGCGTCGTGGCACTGGTTGATGATGCCTGTGCCCGGACCCCACTTGTGGAGAGGAACCTGCTCGTAAAGCTTGACCATCGCCAAATTCATAATTGCGGCTGCACTGCTGTTTTTGGAGATAAATCCCTCAGCTACGTAGCAATGCTCTTCGTCGTCTACGCACAGCGTAAATACTTCTGAACGAACGCAAAGAGACGATACCGAACTAACATGTGCGTGATCGTAAATGTCATTTACCTCCATCTTAGCACAAGAGTACGCTGTGATTGATTTATCGTTGTCACTATTCCTCAGTCTCGATTTCATTGTTCTTTGTGAAGCGGACTTAGCACTCAGCTTTTCTACGACACGCCGCACTTCGAACGAAGGCAGGGTTTCGTTAGATCTGTACTTGCACTCCCGACCCCACCCCAAAGAAGAGAAAACTTGAGATCCAGAAAGCATTAGACGCCACGAAACTGTTTCAGATTCCTTGTTGGTGCGGTAAGGTCCCGCCAACTTTTGCGCGTCAATCCCCACTGTTCGGCACAATACAGCTATTTCTCTCAGTAGATCTGGGTTAAACATGTTTAGGACTACGGCACCGTCAGGCAGTTGATAACCATCTCCATCAAGAACACCGAGCAAAAACTTTTTTCTGTTAGCAAGAGAAGAGCGCCAAATGATTTCAGGTATCCTTTTGTCCCGGGCTTTCAGGCCGGGGTTTAGCCCGAACAACGAACAAAAAACATCGCAGTCCCTTCCTGCTAATACGACCCAATGACCAGCTTCTTCCCGCACTGTGGGAGACAAACCCACGCCAGACATCAAGCGTTCGACATTTTCCTTAGCTTCAATACCGCTGCGCTCTGTGCGCCCTGTACTTGATGTCTTCCCTACTACAATGCTGAAGGCAACTCCTTCGTTTTTTCCTTTGTCCTTCCGAGACAAGCAGCCGTCGGATGTGTACAACCCGAGGAGAAAAGCGACATCGTCTCCTATATCTTTTCCGAAGTTGAGATCAGTTGCGAGGGTCATGGCAACTCTGTTGTTCTCGATAAGAGAATCGGCTTCTCTCCATTCGTACTCTGAGCGACCGACGACGCGAAATTTATGAGTAGCGTCGCACAGAAGTGATGCTGCGTGGTTGGTGTTCACTCTCAGCAGGGGAACAGTGCCTTTTCGAATGCAAGTCGCCGTTGCCCATTTCTTACCCGTCCAAGCGTCGAAACGAAGGCCTTCGAGCTCACGAATAGGTATGTATCCGTTTTTTGTGATGACGCGAACATTACCGGGAACACACTGGATAGGAAAGTTCACGATTTCGTTAGCCTTCTCGCCGTCTAAGAAGTCCCGTCTGCGGCCAGTTACGGGCTCTCGGAGGTATCCTTTTTTGCGGTAAGTTTCGATCTCTGCCTGCCATCCCGTCTTGAACTGAGGTGCACCGCGAAGCCAGTTTTCCTGCATCACGCGAACCTTCTGCAACGGAAGCTTCGCGTAAGGCAAGTCGGTTGTGCCGTCGTTGAGCGGCTCTTTCGTGACAGGGTCAGAGGCAGGCACTTCGGTTTTGCGGATGAGTTTGTGCGTCGTCTCCGCAGAGCCCATGTACTGCGAGCAGTACTGAACGCCCTTGGAGAGATCGCGAAACGTTTTCGCTTCGCCCTTCCCGATGAACTTGCCCTTCTCGTCGTAGGCTTTGCCGACAAGCATGCCATTCCCGGCGTAGCAAGAAGGATCGACACCAGCCGCCCGGCAGAAGTCGTTACCGAAAACTGCGTAAGCCGTCATGCCGTGAGGATCCTTGCCTTCTCGGAAGGCGCGCAAGTATAGCTCGACGCCCCAGCGGGCTGCAGCCACCCGGAGCTCAAGCTGGTCCATGTCAGCGCCGACCAGGACATTGCCCGGTTGAGCCACGATCATGGAGCGCATGGCTTTTGGGAAGTTCTGACTCTGTCTCGTTACGGTTACCTTTCCTTTTCGACGAACAACAATGGCATCACTCGGAACTGTGACGCAGTAGACCATTCCGTCATAATCAACTTCCTTGCATGACCAGTCCTCTGTGATTCGAATGTCTTCTTCCGGGTGAATGAAGCGCAAAGGAAAGCTTTTTTTATTGCGGTTTACGAGACGGTGCAGCTGGTGTATTTCACTTGCCGTGAGGGTCAGGACTTCGTTGTGCAGTAAAGGAAAGTCCGCACCAGAAAATCGGAAAGGAATACGATGATTTGGCGTCATCAGTAGATCCACTTTCTCATCTTCGATGTAGATCATGTACCCCGTGTGGCGTCCGCAGTGGTATGCAGTAGGAAGTGAAAAGTCTATTTTTCCGTCTTCGTGCCACTGAGCGACCTTGAGTTTGCCTTGATGCGATTCAAGGAGAACGTCAAAACGCACCCAACCGATTTCTGTCAGAATTTCAGTCTCGGCGTCAAAGCAGTTAATCGGCTTTGAGCTTGACAGACGGCCAGTAGCCGCAATGTGCGCCGAGTAGCCGGGGTACATTCTTCCCGTCGCAGGGTTGACGATACCTCTCTTTTCCTCGCCGTACTGCTTTCGCGTTTCCTTGTCGACCCAGTCTTCGTCTTCATCCCAGCCGAGGTCTGCACCCATGTTGCTGGGCCTAAGCTTGACCACATAGGTGCCAAGAACTTTTTGGCACTTCCTGTACCTTCGGATGAGCTTGATGACAGCTCTGTGGTCCTCCTCGATCTGACCGTCCGTGAGAAGCCCGCGGAGGATATAGTCTCCGGTAGAAAGGTCGCCAGATTCGGTGTATCTGTCCTCCTCGTCAATGAACTCAGTCGACAACTTCCATCGGTCGAACAGCAGATCTCTCAAGTGGTTCACAGAAGCCGGATTGAAGAGCTTCAGCCCAGTCGTGTCCCGAATTTGGTGAAGAAGGTTGTGCCTCAAGGTCAGAAGCTCAACTTCTTTTTTGTGCCGTATCGCCTGGTCGACGAACATTCCTGTGGTGTGCATGACCATACAGATCTCTTGAATCTGCATGTCCAGTTTGTACACCTCAAGCTGGTCCCGTGCATCAAGCGCATCGAGGAGAGGAGGTAAAACTCTCGCAGTTACCGCGACATCGCGTGCTGCGTATTCGTGTAGCTGATGGTCATTCTCGCCGCCGTGCGCGATTTTGTTACCTTCGCGGTCCGAATTGCCCGAAACAACGACTTTCCCGTTGCGCCGAACAACTACAAAGCCAGAAGGCACCGTGACACAGTAAACGCGCCCATCGAAATCTACTTCATTTCTTTCGAGATGCCCTACGCGGACAATTTTGAGCGTAATTCCATCTTTATTTTCTGTGCCCGTTACCCATTCTGCGCCATCAGGAACTTCTGCTGGGCTTGCCACCAGCCATTTCGACTTGTCGTCGATGCGATACAACATTTTGTGGTTCGGTGTAACAAGTAAGTCGACAGCTTGACTCTTGAACGATCGCATTTCCCCCTTGTACGGCTGATTGACGTAAGCCGAAGGGGCGACAAAAGAAATAACACCGTCATCCCATTGAGCTACCAGGTCTGATTCCTCCAGATCAGGGAATCGAACAAAGCCTCTGTCTGTCAAGATTTCAGTCTCGCCGTCATAGCATTTCCAGGCAGGTGCATCTGTATAAAGACTGGCGACGTAGGCGAGGCTGTGCGGCATCTCAGGATCCACGTTCCTGTGGATCATGATGGTGTCGATGTTCGGCTTGACATCAAAGCCCAGCCGCCTGCGGATGACTGTTCGGTCGTAAGAACCTGAGTTGTGGCCGATCTTGTGGATGTTCTCGTTCTCGAAGAAGTAGCGAAGCTCTCGCAGCATCGCGGAAGCTTCTTCTTCGTTGTAGAAGTCGATAAACAGTCCTGGGATTTCTTTGGGCTGCTTGTTCGAGCGCAGCCCGATCACCATCACCTTTGTTTCGTTGCCGATGGCGATACAGCGGATGTTTGCGTCGAGCGGCTCAATACCGTCAGTCTCGATGTCGTAGGTCCACAGATTGTCTGTGTCGATGAACTGGCGAAACTCGGCAGCGGAAGGGTGATAAACGATATCGGGCTCCACCCAGCCAGACAAACCGTTGAATGCCCTCATCGCCTTGCTGATGTCCGACCGAAACACATGAGCCCATCGCTGCTGCTTCTGCACCAGACCAGGGGAAACGGTCGGAAGCACTCGCCGCGGAAGCGTACGAATGGTGCTCTCGAGTTCTACGAGCGCTCCCCGAACAGCAAGAATGCTCTGGGATGAGCCTGTTACAGCCTGCATGGCTGTTTTCCCGAGCGGGATGAGATCTCGAATGTGGGCAATCTCAGCGTTCAAGCGAGGCGAACAACACTCTTGCGGCGTCTTCATCACTTGGCCGCTCAGCTTCGCTTGCTTGGACAGCCCTCGCGTCATCTGGGCGAGATCGTTGTCCGGCGGCCGGCACAGGATCGTGTAAGTGAGGTGGAACTTGCCTCTGTGGTGCCCTGAAGCCCTGACGGCGCGGTCCAGTTCGGTGCCGTTCGGCCCAACGAAAGGACGCCCGTGCTTCTCTTCAGGCTCGCCAGGGGCTTCGCCAATCAGAGCAACACGGGCGTTTGCGTGACTTTCAGGAGGGACGACAGTCTGACCGTTGAGGGGGCACTCATCACAGAGGGCGCCACAAGCACGCGGGTTGTAGCTTGTGCGCTTCTCTATGGTCATGCTCTACTCCTTTGATTCAGTCACTTCGTCGTCTTGTTCTGCAGGAAGAGTAGCGACATAAGCAGTCTTAATCAGCGCAATCAAAGCTTCTGGCGAAATCGCAATGGCGGGAACGTTCGAGTAGAGAGGCAGAATACCGTTATTGGCCTGCTCGATAAGATCCTCCGCCCACTGCTTCATGCCTCGCACTGTCTCTGCATTGAGGACAGGGAAATCCCCAAAAGTGTGCTTCTTGAAGGGGTTAACAGTGTTGATCGGCTTTCCGTCTGGTCCAAGCAGCATGTTCGCTCCACGAGAAAATGCCGGTCTCTCCCGGCTGTCACGCCTGTTTGTCATTGCGACCCGACGGCGTTCTCGGTGGGGGCGCTCAGTTCGGAGCAGCGCCGAGCTTCGACAGGATGCTGCTGCGGGTAGCGGTACCGGCAACGGCAGCCGGAGTGCTGGCCGGGGTGATCGCCGGAGCGGCGGCCTCAGCGCGGCCTGCAGCAGGAGCAGCAGGGGCGTGGCTCTCGCCAGGGACGAAGTTCTCGGAGCGCTCCTTCCAGATGGCGGGCGGCAGGAAGTCAACGCGGTCGTAGCTACCCTCGCCGGGCGACGGCACGTAGTAGATGAACGCGTTGCGGTTCACGATGGCGTTGGAGCTGAGCTGCAGCTCGCCGTTGTCGAGCACGTTGGGGGCGTGACCGACACTCTCGAGCAGACCACGCCACAGGTTGCGGGCGTAGTCCTTCGCCTCACCGTTGGGCAGGTTGATGCCAGTGGTGCGGACAGCGCCCTTGCTCTGGCCATCGAGCACCTTGACCTTGATGACGACACGGCCGGGCTTCTCGGGCTTAACGTAGGCATCGGTGACGGTCACCTTGTAGTAGCCCTCTTCCATCGCAAGGACGGAGTTGGCAGCAGCGACACCGCTGAGGTTGACCTGGAAGGACCAGCTGCGATCACCATCGTTCTGGGTAGCGATATCGGTCGACATGTTACTCTCCTGGTGGGTTAGAGGACGTTTTCTGCGGTCTGGAAGAACTTCAGTCTGCGCTTAGTCAAAGCTTTTCTGATAATGGAACGGTCCAAGGCATCACGCAAAATCCAAATGGCTTCCTCTTCTGGCATACTCTCCGAGAGGAGCATCGAATAGGTATCATTGGCGAAGTTTTCGAGGTCTGCTCCCTCCAAAGTGATGAGCTTATCGCTGAACACCTGCACAATCTCTTCGTTCTTTTCCATATCGGGCAGCCGAGGAATGTGCAAGCCCGCCGCCCGAAGAATCTCTGCCAGGTTCATCGGAGCCGGGTCAGACTTCTGGGCAATGTTGAATCGATCCTTCATGGTGAAGGAAGGATCCCCGCTGCACCGGTACACGCCGTGCCAAGGCTGACGCTTGGGCTCGTAGCCTGCGCGAAGGACGATGTCACACATGGCCGGCACCTGCTCCGGAAGCTTGCCGGGAAGCATGGGGCCGCCCTTGATCTTGGCTCCGTTCGGATTGACCTTCGGGGGCTGCTCCCAGCAGCTCATCACCACATCGATGCCGGCGTAGCGGGCCTCGTTGCGGAAGTGAAGCACCTGATCACGGATCGCACCCCAAAGGGCAAAGCCAGTTTTCTTCTTCTCTAGAGCAGAAATAGTCTGCTCAGCAATAAAGCTGAAGTCGTCAAAGACGATAGCCGAATAGCTTTTCTTTGCTTGACCGAGCAGCTTTGTAGCCTCTTCGATCGTCGTGGCCTCAGCAACAGCGGGCTGATAACCACAAGTCGTCTTGATCGAGGTCAAAGCGCCCGGAGCAGCAATGAAGAGAGCTCTCGGGAAAGAGTAGCCAGTATCAACTGTTTTTCCAATCCCCGAAGGGCCGTAAACACACGCAACAACACCTTCTCTGTCGTTTGCCATTCTTGCCCCGCTCCAGAATCCTAATCTCGGCCCTGCCCAGTGTCAACTGTCAATTTGGGAGGGACTTCAGCCACCGGCTTGCTGCTTCTGCGATGGTCAAGTAGTTCATCACCTGAGGCTCGACTTTCAGCCGAGTGGCGACAACCGCGACTTGCTCTTCTTGGTTCTGGATGACTGCGAGAAGCAAGACGCGCAAGCTGCGATCGTCCATCTTCTGCAGTGCTTCGATCGCATGCATCAAACCTACCTCTCTTTGGCCCTTGGCTGTTAGTCTTTCCACGTCCACTTGGGGTCACCCTTGCTGGTGTGACCCCAACGACAACGATCCAGGAACTCGCAGGCCCCGTAGCGGTGGAAGCACGTAAGCTCGTTCATCGCTTTGGGCCACAAGTGAATCGGTCTGCTGCTCTCCTGCATGCGAATGATCGATTCCTCGATGTCTTCGACAGTCTGCTCGAATTGAGCCTCGAAGTGAGGCGCGGAAGGCAGGCTGATTCGCTCGAACTTGGGCGTCTTGCTGACTTCAATCAAGTTGAGCTTCAGGCCGACAGTCTCGGGGTGATGCTGTCGGGCCAAGTATTGGTAGCCAATCAACTGACCTGAAGCAGAATAGTACTGCTTGTGCGAAGGAGTGAGCCGGCTTGTCGTGTTGTGGGTCACGATGCCGTTTCCAGTAACGAAGGTGTGGAACTTAGGCACCTCGATGTCGTAGCACCACACAGCCGGCATCGTCAGATTGCCCGTTACTCTTACCCACTCCAACACCTTCGGCAGCTCTCCGTTCGCAGGAAGTCCTCGAGCAACAAGCTCATCCGTCTGGATGAAACAAGCCTTCTTCCAGCCCGACTTCGTCAAGATGGGATGGTTGTAGCCGTACTCTTCGCTGCTTCCGTCAATGAAATACAGTCGGTTGACGTTCATCATCCCCGCTCTCTCAGGGGCACGAGCCTCCGACCACGAAAATGACTTTTTGTCCTCGTCGTAAGCGAGACAAGTCCAAGGTCTTTTTGCTTCAAAGAGCGCGCCTACGGTCATGACGCCCCTTGGCGTCAAAACCCGCGTCGAAGCGGGCAGGCACTTGTGGTCTGCGGCCCACAGGCGGCCTCCCGCGTCATGCCACAACAAGTCAATCCGTCCCGTGAAAAGATACTTTCCTCGGATCGTGTGCTCGTAGAGCTTCTCGACACCGAAAATTTTGAGGTTCTTCTCGTCGAGAGGATAGTGATCGCAGTAGGCTTCGAACACCTCAAGAACAAGAGGAACGAACTCTTCGCCTCCGATCACTTTGGCGATGAAGGGAACTGCCTCTTTCGGATGCTCGTAAAGTTCAGGATCTCTGCCGTTTTGCTCTTCCATCATTCGAGCGTAGTGCTGAGCCAGTGCCAAGTGCATCAGGCTGCCCTTCGCCAAGGCAGGACTGCCTGGCCCCTCTTTCTCCTTCACGCCATCTTCTGTGCCTGTTCCGTACGACCAGGCATATTTCTGCAAGCACTCAGCCCCCTGCTGGAGACGGTGCCACCCTCGAGACGAAGAACCCGTAAAGATGATAAGAGGCTCAGGTTTATGCACTTTGACTCCCAGGCAGTCATTTGGCAAAGCCCCGTAAGCTGCCTGCCTGGGACGTCAAGCTTCCTTCTTCTCTTTCTTTTCCTTCCGCACTTGTTCGTACAGAATAACTGGCTCGCAGACTTTCAGGCGAACAAGTTCTCGTGCCAATTCAGTTGCTCCGGGGACAGAAAGACCGAAGCTGATCCAAGTTCTTTTTGTTCCCGGGTGATCGTTGCAGACCTGGCATGCGCGCAAAGCCCCTTCTGGTACAACTTTCCCCTCGTGAACCAAAACAAGTGCTCGCTCTTCGCCCCGCCTCATCTGTACCACTGTCGGAGGCTTCGCTCCAAACGGCCCATCCACGATAAGCCTACTGTCTTCTGCGTAAGGAGTAGGCACGAGGTACAGCGAGCGAACAGTACGGTATTCCGTGCCCACTACGGTCTCCGAGATGCGATGCGGAACCCCGCGATGGTCGGCAGAGCTGGCTCGTTGTCTTCGGGCAGTTCAGGCAGAGCTTCAGGCTTGAACCACTCCCGCTTCAGAAGCCGCGTCATTCCCGCTCTGGCACCCTCGTTATTGGTGTTCGCGTAGAACAAATGAAGGTTCATCTTAGCCCGCGAAAGAGCTACATAAAGCAGCCTCTCCTCTTCGTGAATCTCGAGACCCACACTACGCTTGTGCGGGATGAGCCCATCGGTCACATCGACGTGAACCTCGTCCCATTCAAGACCCTTCGCTTTGTGGATCGTGCTGAGAAGGACGACACCTTCTGTGTTCGAGGACACAGCGCGGTTGATAAACGCAGTGAAGTCCGCGTAGCTGTCGCACCTCTCCGCCGCGATCATGACTGCGGCGAGCACGCCAAGAGTGTCGGTCTCGTGGACCTCGCCTTCGTCCTCTGTGTTCTTCATCAGGAGCTGGAATACATGGCGCGCCTGATGCTTGTAGGCAAGGGCACAGCCTGCCTCCAAGAAGTAGCTCAACTCCATCAAGTTGTTTTCGGTACCCTTCTTGAGATTCCCGCTGCGCATCACTCGGCGAAGGGTGAGGTAGATCGGTTCTTTGACGTTGCGGGGCGTGTGCTTCAGCAACTGCGCGAACTGAGTGCTGACGAACCGCTTAGGCGTGTTGAGCACTTCGCTGAGTGCTTCGAGCGAGTTCTCGTTCATCGCTTTGAGGTAATTCACCATCACCCGAGCTTCCCACGACTTGAACAGCGAGCTTTGCCCGGCCACCATGACCGGCACACCGATGCTCACGAAGGCGGCTTCGATCGTAGCGATCTGGCCGTTGGTGCGGCACAGGACTACTCGAGACCGCTCGATTCCGTTCTCCTTGTCCGTCAGCACACTCTCTGCGATGCGCAGGCCCGCGTCAAAGGAACTGTCGTGGGCGCTGACCCGAACACCGCTAAAGCTGTCGGCGGGCTTGGTAGCCTGAACATGAGAGCCGATGTCCCACTTCTTCCCCGCAGAATAGGTGTTGCACAGCTCAACCACATCGGGGGTAGAACGATAGTTGAACCTCAGCTCTCTTGTCTGCGCCTGCAGCTCAATCTCTGCGTTCTGGAAGATGTGAGGGTAAGCTCCACGCCATTCGTGCACGCACTGGCGAAGATCACCGATCAACACGATTTTGCCTTGCCTTGCGGCCAAAAGCTTTGTGATGTCGGCCTGGATCTTGTTGTTGTCCTGCGCCTCGTCGACAATGACAACGCGGAAGTTTGACCCTCCTTCCTGCTCCAGCTTGGTGTGCCAAGCCAGCAAGACGTCATCGAACTCCCAAGCGCCGAGCTTCTGCTTCGCGCGCTCGACCATCGCCCAGGCAAGCTTGAACTGCGGGGCTTCTCTGACGTGTTTTGCTTCATGGACTCGAACACCTGCCGCGCGCTGCAGCCCGACGTGCTTCAAGTGAGCGTCGTGCTTGTCGGCGCACTTCAGCGATTCCTCTCCTGTGCCGGGCATGTTCCCGAAAACGACAGCGTTGCGCCACATCATGGAGGTCGAGGGGATGTTCTTCTCCCTTTGCCCAGGGCCCAGGTCCATGCACTTGTGCATGGGCCACGAAGAAGGGTTGTTGTACCGCAGTTGATTGAGCCCGACGGCGTGGAAGGTGCCGACAGTGAGCTGTCGCGTGGCCGCTGCGCCGACAGCAACCTCGAGCCTCTGCTTGAGCTCGCCCGCCGCCTTGTTGGCGAAGGTGATGACGCAGATGTCTGAGGCCGCGATCTCATCGACAATCAACAGCTTCGCGATCAGTGCGACAACCGTTGTCGTTTTCCCGCTGCCCGCAGCGGCGACAACGCGCAGGTTAGAATCTACTGAAGGACTCCACCGAACAACGTTGACCTGATCTTCATCGAGCGCATCGAAATCCATCTTACCCTCTTGGTTTTGAGACAGGTCAGGGACGCTTTCTTTGCTTATCCCTGATCTCCAGCAAGAACTGTGTCGCCCTCGTGGCGGTCTCGCTGTTGTCGTGCTTGTCTGGGTGACAGAGCTTAATCAGATTCTTCAATGTTTCGGGGTCAATATCGACATCAGAAGAAGGAGCAGCTTTTCTCTGCGCCAAGGCTTGGTTGGCTTCGGCCAAAGCCTTTTGTATCCGTTCAAGTTCAGTCTGTGCCCAAAGGAAGTTCAGGTCTCCCTTCACGAGCTCGAAGCCTTTCTTATTCTTAAAGCAGATCAAACATGTTCTGGCCCATGCTTCCGGCCGCGGATAACACTTTCCACAGCTCTCGCAGACAGCCAGCGGCCAGGACGTGACGTCACTCACGTCCTGGCCCGGCTTAAAGGTCACTCGGAATCGCCGTCGTTGTCGACGACATCGACCTCGGAATCGTCTTCCTGCTCTTCGTCAGCATTCTCGCCCTCGAAGTCAGTATCATCGTCGTCGCCATCATCGGCGTCGGCATCGGAGTCGTCATGGTCGGGCTCAACCGCATCGAGGGAATCAGCGTCGGGCGCGACCTCGTCGGTCGTCTCGCCCTGAGCGTCATCGCTCTCGGCCTTCTTGCTCTTGCGAGACTTCTTGCCCTCGGCATTCTTCGCCTCGGCCTTCTTGCGCTCGCGCTCCTCGGCCTTTGCCACAGCCTCCTCCTCGACCGCGGTGAGGAAGCGCACCATCCAGCTGTCGTCGGGAGCGTCACCGGTGGCGAACCACTCCAGAACTGCGCGCTGGGCCGGCTTGAGCATCGAAGCGCTGTCTGAGTCAAGCGCCTTCTTCACCCAGGCCCGCTTCACGCCCTGCTGCTCCTTCTTCTTGCGGCCGGAATCGACCGAAGGAGCGGAAGCGGTCGGACGCTCGAGGCGCTTGAGCAGCTTTGCCAGCTCAGCGAGCTGCTCGTCGCGGCCCAGCAGAGCCAGCTCCAGACCCACAGAGGCCGAGATCTTGCCCTCCTCGATGGCAGTATGAACGCTGGGATCGGCCTGGACAAGGCGCAGGTAGTTGCGCACCGTCTGAACGCTGCAGCCGAACGAGATGCTGACCTCGTCGTGGCTCAGACCCTGGTTGAACAGGCGGGCGGCCTTCCGGGCCTTGGTCAGAATAGCGTCGGCGCGCCGGATCTCGTTGGTGGAGACCATGATGCCCGAGACCACGCGGTCCTCAGCCATGACGGTGATGACGGGCACCTTGAGCGTGACCTCACCAGCAGCGGAAAGCTCTTCGTTCGCCTGGCGGGCAGCACGCACACGCTGCCGACCGTCGACAACGACAAAATTGCCGTCGTCGTTCCGGCAAATGACCGGAGACTGGATGCCGTACATCTTGATGTTCTTGACGAGATTCTCGTCAACATCGAGCGAAATCCGCTCGTCGTACAGCAGGGCGTCCTCGCCCTGAGTGTCGTCCAGGCCGACAATGTGGATGTTCTTGGGATCGAGGTAGGTAACAGAGCGCTGGTTGGCCACTTGCTTCTCCTGAGTGGTGATTCTTCTTCACACGAAGACCGAAAACCGTCAAGCTACTGGGTCGAACTTTTTTGGGCTTCACTCTAAATTTCGTTCAGAATCAACTGTCGAGCGATGTCAATGGTCATTCGAACATCGTTGAGGGCGTTGTGGGCTGCTCCTCTGGGCTGCGTCAAACCGAGATGGCCCCAGACGTCCGCCAGCCGATATCTGCTCAGTCTGGGGAAGCCTTGGCGAGCAGCGCCCAACAGACAGCCGTTTAATGCTTTGATCTTGCCGCACTTCCAGTCGGGCCACCGAATAGCCTCTTTCAAGTCGAGGCCGGCATCGTTCATCAAGATGGTCAAAATGGTCTGGTCAAAGCTGCTGTTGTAGGCTAACCAGTAAACTTCTTCGGCAGAGGCTGAAGTTTTTCCGGCCAGCTCCTCCAACCACTTTTCAGTCTTAGCCCAAGCTGCTGAAGCCGACAACCCTTTTTCTTCTACTTCTTCTTTTTTTAGCCCGTTGACTGAAAAAGCTTTTTCAGACTGAGGAGACCAAACGACTGGCCTGATCATCAGTTCGAGCGGAGGGCCTAGCACAGTAAAGAACTTCCCTTCAGCTAAAGCTGAGGGAGAAAGATCTACTTCTACTGCTTCGGCCGCTACAACAACCGCTCTCTCTGCTGACTTCAAACCGTTCCGGGGAATCCCCGTTGTCTCAGTGTCCACTACAATCAGAAGCTGCTTCATTGATCACCCGAAGTCGAGGCAGTCTAACACTGACTGCGCGAACGTCTCGGGGTCAATTTGATCAATTCCCGCCAAGACGGGACCTGCCTCTGCGAGTTCGACGTCGCCCACAATCTTTTCGACAGCAGGAAGCTTGTCGATCAAGATGTTGGCTACGTGCTCATCCACAGTACCTTCTGCAATGATGTAGTAGATGATTACGGACCTCTTCTGACCCAGACGGCAGAAGCGCCCTTCCCACTGCCGAAGCTGGCCGGGATCGTAGGGAAGCATCACAAAGAGAGCGGCGTCGGTGTCGTGGATGTTGAGAGATTCACCGAATGCCGCGCCCGTGCCGACCAGAACGCACGGGCCTGGATGAGCCATGTAGTCGTCGATGATATCCTGGCGCGCCTTGGTAGAAGTCTCTCCGTGAGCCGACCAGACCTGCGCGTTGTGGTGCTTCACGGCCTGGTTTGCCCGCACCTCGTCTCCGAGCTTATCGCAGTCCGCCTTACGCCCCGTAAAAACAACTACTTTCTGCCCAGACTCGACGTGGCTCTCGATCAACGACAGTACGGACTTCCTCTTCATGCTCGCAGAGCGCGCCAACTGTGCTTCCAGGATGGCGCCAGGCCCTCGCTTGGCTGCTTCCTTGAGCTGAGCCGCGAATCCAGCAGAGGGCTTGCACTGCTCTTCTGGCGGGATGTAGACAGACTGCCTTCTCTTCGGCGGCAAGCCTCTGTGGGTCTGACGGTAGTCGAGCACATGCGCCACATGAGCGATGCGTGCGTTGAGCTCTTCGATGTTGCTCTGGCCCGTCGTGTCAAAGCCGCCGTAGATACCGGGCTTTCTGTCGCAGTAGCGATCTTGCCACGCCGTTGTGCTGCCCCAGGCGTTTGGCTCGACGAGATCGAGCTGAGCGTAAAGATCGCGAACACGGTCCTTGATGGGAGTAGCTGTCGTAGCGATGCGTTTTTTGGCGTACCGAGCCACGTTGGCAGCAGATGTCGCCAAGGAGACGTGAGGTACGAACATCTTCCTGCCGTCTTCCGTGTCCTTGATGAAGCCGTCCTTCTGCTTCGCGAGGTCTTGGTCCTGCTTGATCTGCTTGTTGCGCTCAGCCTCGTTCTCACTCAAGTCGGGCAAGGAGATAACGTCAAAGCGCTTCGAATTCTTCGCACGGTGAGCCTCGTCGCAGATCATCGGACCGATGCCTGCCTCGATAAGGACTTTTTCGTTGATGACGAGGTTCTCCCAACCGCACACGATCACAGCCCTTCGCTGTTCTCTTTTGCACTCCTCGAGATAGTCTTCGAGCTTCTTCGAGTTCTTCCTCAACTGGGAGGAAGGACGAACGACATAGGCCCTGAGGTTGGTGAAGCGCTCGACTTCACGGGCGTACTGAATGCGGCTGGCTGCTCGGGTCAAGATGAGCATCGTTCCAGGCTGAGATAGACCGCACACGATGCCAGTCAAGGTCTTCCCAGCTCCCGTTGAGTGCCAGAAGTGAACTCCCGACAAGCCCCATCCGAACGACAGCGCCTCCCACTGGTAGGCGGTCAAGAAGTCCTCGATAACAAAGTCCTTGACTTCTCCTGCCTTCTTCAGCTCCGCAAAAATCTCATCTTTGGGCGTGGGCCGCTTGCCCGGCGCCTTCTCCCAGGAAGCTGACCTGATTTCAATGTCGTGATCTGCGCAAATCTGTTCAACAGCCTCAACAGCATTCATCGGAACGAGCCAGTAATGCCGCTTATCTTTGACGCCCGGAACCTTGAGCAAGGCTGCAATGAAGTCGGGCGTTGTGCTGAGATTGGTCGAGAAGTTCAGTCTTACAGTAGGGGCAAGTACATCCCAGAGGTTCATTCGAGCGCTCCATTGACAACTGGCACTCGATAACAGCGCAGCGCGCTCAACGTCAACTCAGTCTTATGCCTTTTCTACTTGACTTTCATCCACTACGAAGAATCTGTCCTTGGCCTCGGACTGAAACTTTATTTCGTACTTGGGTGCGCCTTCTCGGGGAGGCAGTATCACTCTGACCACTTCTCCTGCGCGAGGGCTGCCTTGCCGCTTCACCCTCTCTCCGACTTTGAACTTGGTCTCAATTTGAGGCTGAGGCGCGTCTTCTTTCGGTCCGCCAGACGACTTGGGTACGCTTTCTTGCTCACTCTCTATGCCAAACATGTTTTCGAGTGAAGTAAGCAGTGCCCGGTGACGGGCAACAAGCTCTTGCTTCTGCCTCTTGTTCTCTTCGAGCTTTTTGTTTAGGCCCCTTCTCTTCTTCTCGGAATCAGCCGTTTGCTGCTTTCTGGCGGCTATCTTCTTCAAGCCTTCTTCGAGCTTGTAGCCTTCTTGGATGAGATGTGCTGCGAGCCGCTGGTTCGCTTCCATCTCCGCTTGCGGCCCGTAGCCCACTTGCGGCTCGATGAACCTGGGCAGCATTCTGCCTTTGCCGGCCGGAACGAGCGTTTTCTCGAAAGACACAGCCGCGATGGGGTAGTTCTCTGAGGTCTTTGCTTTGTTCGGGAACTTGACTCGAACGGAGACGGAATCGTGGGGTCTACCTTGAGGGCGTACTACGTTGATCCCGTGTGCTTGTTCGATCAGCCTCCGAGCTTCACGAAGAGCTTTTCTTCTCGTTCGATCTACTCCAGGTGAATCAAGCTCTTTGCCGAGCTTCCGGTAGACCGATCGAGCTTTGCTGACGTCTCTTTTCAGTCCCTCTTTCGCAAGCCACAGCGCAAGCGAGCTGCTTCTTCCTGCCACATTTTCTGCGTATTCTTCTTCCGCAGCCGCTTCGATTGCTTCTGCCGCTTCTTTTTCTACTTCGCTGCTGATGTCCTCCTCGTCGTCGTCGTCAAATCCGAAGCCCATCGGTCACCGCATTTGAGCTACGTGTGAGCTCGCTATCGGATGGTTGTTGGTGACGCTGTGCCTCGACACGATCGTAGTCGAGAACGACTTCGCATTTTCCCTCAACTGCCCCAAGATGCGCGATACCGCCGGCACCGTGTTTGATGCCACAACAGCGATGCGGGGCTGATTTACAGAAGATACGTTTTCTTGCGTTACAACGCCTGCAATCTCTTCCGACAGCTGCGCCATCCGTAAAATCTCTTTGGCGTCGCTTTCAGGGAGAGAAGTAACGACAAAAACACTGCCCTTCTGCCTCATGTCTCTCAGGTAAGACAGAGTGCGCGGGCGAACGATCAGAGAATACTTTTTGTTGTTTAGCCTAACGGTCCTGTTGCGCCTCAACTGCTCGAGCGTGTTCTCGTAGCTGGTCAGCAGTGATGAAGACAATCCGCTCCCGCTGGTCGAGCGACTGTTGTTCATGTCAGCTCTGCGCTGATTGATCAACTCCCTGATGTGCACAGCCGGGTCGATTTCGTTGTGCTCGCCGCTCACAGATTCTGACCAAGGCAGCAAAGAGACCAAAACTTCTTCGAGCTGAACGAACTGGGGCATGCTTTTGGGATTTTCCGCCGCAAGGGTTTCGTAAGGCAAACCCATCGTGACGCCAAAATCCTCCGCCTCTTGTGAGAGGGTAACCACCTCTGACGCTGTGTCGTCGAACACTTGCATCATCTTCGCGGAAGGCTCTTTTTCGGCCAAAATGCTATTGATGCTGCGACCGTACTTCTTGATAAACTCTTCCCGAGACAGAGGATCGATCTTCTCGTCCTTCTGCTTCGCCCAGAAAGCATGGGCGCGCTTGCTTCTCGCTCTGCTGGGGTAGAGACTTTCGTCAAGGTAAGTCGACATGACGTCGTACAGGAGAGGGCCGTAGCCCTTGGCCGCCACCGCGCTCAGCACAACCCACTTGCCTGAGTTGTTGCTCAAGAAAGCGACCATTGAAGCCACGAGCTTCTCTGCCGCAGAGCCGACAGAGTTGTCCCAGATGTACACGGTCGCAAATGCTCTTGTGTTCGACCGGGTGTCGTCTTGCTCTTCAACGTTCACCCAGGCCTGAATGTCGCTTGACGGCTGAACGATGGGGTTACCACGCACGAACATCACTTCTCTGCTGCGGGGATTTTCCGCGATGTACTTTGTCTTGTGTGAAGGACAGCAAAAATGAACTGGTTCCCCTGATTGAGAGAGAACGCCGTACAACTCAGGGTTGCGAACCGCTACAGGCTTTCCAGAAATAGGGCAAGTCGCGCTCATGCTTAATCATTCTCCGCTTTGATCACGCCTCCGAGCACTCGGCCCCCAGAGCCGCCATTGACTTCGGGCGTGTCTGAATAGTTATCGTAGCCGCCGTGGATGATCAAGGATCTTCCGATAATGTCTGCGGGCACAACTCTGTTCGCTGCGACTGTCTGCAAACAAACACCATTTTTGTTGAAGTGCAGCCTCGGCAAGTCGCCTACATGACCTTTCCCGAAAGGGCCTTGATGGCTCTTGGTGTTGTAGGGATCGTAGTGATCTTTCGCGGCAAGTCCAGAAGTAAACTGACCTTTATTGTTCTTTTCGGGAGCCAAGTTGCCGACTTCGTGGATGTGAAAGCCATACTCGCCGTTCTTGAACTGACTGCAAACAATACCGACGTCGAACAAAGTGCCTTTCGTGTGCAAAGAGTGAACAGGTTTGATGCACACGCAGCCGACCCACTTCAGCATATACTCAGCCGGACAATTCGAGAGAAGGTACATGTTTGCGTAGATTCGCATAGCTCAGTCCGCCCGGCTTTCGACAGCTTTCTTTTTCTCGACTTCGATCAGAACTTCTTGAACCTCTGCCCAGGCCGCTGCTTCAGATTCTGTATGCTCGGTCTGCATAGTAGCTACTCTGACTGTCAGCTCTTCTATGCGCTCTTGCTTCGTCTCAATCTGCGTCACCATGTGCAGCAGCATCAGCAGCCACAACGCAGGAAGAACAAACCACGGCAGAGGAAAGTTGACCAGCTCTTTTGCCATCTCAGTCACGGCCGCACCCCGGACAACGGATGTCGTTTGCTTCGCAGATCAGGCACTTGACTCGCTCGATCTGCTCGATGTTCGCCGCTTCTGTTGCAGAGACCCTCTTCTCCAAGGTCGAGACAGCTTCTTCGAGATCATCGAGCCTGTATTGCATCACAGCCCAAGTCCCGATGACTCCGGTAAAGTTCACCCCCATGCTCACGAGCATAAGAAGTGTCTTTGTGTCTATGCGTTCCATCAAGGCCCCTTGCGGCTTGCAGGAACCGTAATAGCACTGGTCTTTGCTCAGTACGAACAAGGTCGGATCAACCAAGTGCTACAGCGTCAATCACCTTCTTCCTTGCCTGCTGCTTGCACCGCCATAACGATCAAGCCGACAACAGTGCCTGCCCCCAAAAACGCGACAGCAGCTCTCTTCTTGTTGTCTTTGCTCGAGAATTTGTAGGCCGCGATGCCACCCACGATCCCGGCCGCTGTCCCTGCGCCGATTGCAGCAGGCAGCGCGTCGATTGGGATGAAGTCAGAAGCAGCGTTGAGCGCGGCCGCTGCTTCCGCGTTGTAGATGACCAAGTTGTTGAACAACGTCGGGTTGAAGTTCACTTCGACGTGATGTTCATCTTTCGTCTTCTTGTAGTCTCCGCCCCACCTCAGCCCCATGGGGCCTACTTTCGCGCGAATGGCTTGAGCTTGCTCGGGCGTGACAGTTCCTGAAGCCCCGAACGGGTGCTTGCTCCAGTTGATATCGACCGCCGTGCCAGACGAGTGATTGCTGAGCTTCCCGGTGCCTTCTTTGCCTTTGATTTCGCGGAAGTTGTGGCCTCCGATCTCAGTCACGGGCTCGATGTTCTTGTCCCACCATTCAGCCACTTCGACAAGACTCGGGCCCGCAGAGCGAGCAAAGTAGACTGTTTTTACGCCAGAAGAAAGAACCACCGAAAACGGGATGACGTCGATAGCAGCTCGGTCCTTTGCGGCGGGCCAGCCGTTCTGTGAGACGCTCATGCTCTGTCCTTCTTCTTGCGTCTTCTCCTTAACGCCAAGAACACGACACCGACTACAGTAGACACTCCCGCAAAGACAATCCCGAGCGTCCGCAGCGGGTGAACTTCGGCGTAGGTCTGCAACACAGGCAGGATGGTTGCATCTTCCGGTATCCAGCGCGTGTAGTTGCTGCCCTCTTTCTTTGCTGTGTAAAAAGCTTTTCTGGGGGCTCCGCTTACACAACCTACAGCCCCAGTCGGGCAGATTCCGACGTGGACGTGACTTGTGTCCGTGTACCAGATCACTTGATCGAGTTCGGGGAATGACTCTTGGTACTGCCACAACCAAGTCGCGAACTCTTTGTTCGACATGGTGTTCGGACTGAGGTCAATCGCGAGCCCCTGCATGTGCTGGCTTGATTTCGCGCCCCCTACGGCTGCGTTCACTGTGGGTGATCTGTATACAGAGTTGATGCGAAATGAGTGCGGGATCTTCGCTAAAAAATCAACCATCAAGTTCAGATTGTTTCTGTGCGCATCGGTTGCCGGCTCATTCGACAACCCTCGCGAACTCGCGGTCGCAGAGACTGTGAGATCGCTGAGCGAGAACATGCTCAGTCCGCCAATACGATAGCGGTAGAATAGTCAGATCTCACAAGGAAGAACGTCGTATGCTTGGTCTTGCCCTTTGTAATCGCAAGCTCGAAGATCATGTCTCCTGGCTTCGCGTTGATGGCGCCGAGCTCTTCAGACTCAACAGTTTCAGGTGCGGCGAGAACTCGGTAAGAAGCAGTCTTCGCCAAGTTGATGTCTGCCTGAGACACACCCAGCTCGGCCAAACGTTTTTTCGCCAGAGCTAAGGCCCTGTCTTTGGTTGCTTCTGCACTACCGTCGGCTGGGTCGAAATACCCTTGACTGTAGGCGTAAACCAAGCCGCTCACACCCAACAGCACGGCCACTCCGAGCAAGACGTGAACAGCAGAAGGGTTTTCCTTCGCCTCTTCTACTTCTTCCTCGATGTAGTACATCACACACCCCGTTGCTTAAGCAGGTAGGCGAAGGTGTCGAGGCGATCGTTGAGGTCGTTCAAGTAGTTCTCGAGACCCGTCGTGCTCTCTGTGTTCGCTGTCGGGAGGAGTGATACGCAGTTGTCGCTCAGCTGCTGCGCCTGCTTGATGAGCTTGTGCAGCGACACAGAAGTTGTCATGTCGGCAGACATAGCTTGCGGATCAACTGCTCCCGTGTAAGCCACGATGCGCTCACCGAGGGCGTCAATCGACTTGTCGATCTTGTCGTAGATTCTCTCGTAGAGGAGGTGATCCCCATAGGAGTTTTGCCCGGCCGCGTTCCAGTGGAGAACCCAGCCCCTCATCTTGATGCTGACGAGGGAACGCAGCAACTTGTGCAGCGCGACAGACAGATCACTCATCTTGCACTCCGGGCTGTGTCCCACACGTTCTTCATCTTGCGAAGAACGCTGAGCTTGAACTGTTGGTCTTGTGCCATCTTGCTTTGCGCGCTGTCGACCTCTAAGCCGTTGTCAACGTATTGACACAGCTTGTCCGGATTCGCGGCCAAGTGCTTCTTGAGTTCTTCGGCTGCTGCCCGCTCTAAGGGCTTTTTCGATTTCAGCATCTTTTCGATGACAGGTGATGCTTTTCGGATCGCGACAGCGAGTTTCTCCTCGTCTGTCATCTCACCACGAAGCGAAGTCATCGACTTGTACGGATTGTACGCCATGGTTCTCAGTCTTCTCCTCTGACTGTTTTGGCAGTCTTCTTTACTTGTTTCACTACCACGCGAAGGGCGACAAGACCCACCACAACGCCCGTTGCGATACCGATGCCCTTCCAAATCCGCACAGAAGTGCAGTAGTTCGGAAGCAAGTTCCCTGGGAAAGTATCTTCGCACTTGGGCGGAGGCGGCTCATTCGCCTCTGTCTTTTCATTTTCTGACTGCTCCGCCTTGACATCAGCTGCCGCCATCGCCTGCCCTTCGTCGGAAGCTCCACGAGATAGAATGCCTTGGACGGAGGCGAAAACAGAATTGGCTCTCGCTTCAGGGTCTTCGTCAGAGGCGTACTGACGCACAGCGTTGAGTGCTGCTGAATAGATGTCTTTTGTCTGATTCGTTCTGTTGATTGCGCCTTCTGTCAATCCTTCTGTTTTACCCTGCTTCGCCCACTTGGACCCCATGTCGAGGAGTCTCTCCCGACCTTGGCTATCGCTGGAACAAGCTCTTCCTGCAACGCCCAACCAATATGCTGACTTCAGGCGAGCTCCTGCTTCTGTGGCTGAGGGCCTTTCCATTTCAGCCTTCGCCGACAACTGGTTGATGTTTTTTAGGGGGCCAGCGTACGAATTCCACAACCAAGGATCTGCCATGTCTATTGCGTGACTGTACCAAATTTCTGTGTTCGGCTCGATTTGAGTCTTTCCGGCAACCGCAGCAGAAGACAAGGCAGATAGCTTAGACAAAACATTCATGGCAGTAAAAAATCCGTAGTTTCCTCTTGTACTGTATACAGGGTAGCCTTCAACTCCAGCCGAATAAATCGACGGCTGGAATACAGCGAAGCTTCTTTCGCGGAAGTTCTGAGGTTTGGTCACGGAAGCCTCGGGCTGTTGGCGCAGGTTCAGGAACGCTTTGACAAGAACCACAGAGCTGCGCCAACTGCAACAGCTGCTGCTGCCATCAGGGGCGTGTTGCTGCTCTTCTTTTCGGGTTCTTCCTCTTCGTACTCGTACTCGTCTTCGTCTTCTGGCACCAGAACGTCAGCCGGAACTGCTTGAGCGACGGGAAGTTCCGGAACAACAGCTTGAGCCGGAGGAAGTGTCGGAACGACTGCTTGGGCTGACGGAACAGGCTCCACAAAGGTCACGTTGACAGTTCTGCCTTGCACGGGAGTGACGTCCTGTGAAGTGTCAGGGGCCGGAGCCGGAGCCGGAGCCGGAGCCGGAGCCGGAGCCGGAGCCGGAGCCGGAGCCGGAGCCGGAGCCGGAGCCGGAGCCGGAGCCGGAGCCGGGGCAGGGGCGCTGGTTCCAGACGATGGCGCGAAGCGAGGCAGTGTTGCGCTTGTTGTGCCAGAAGACGCCTGAACGCCGACCAGTTCGGGCGCGTTCGTGGCGCGGAGACTGTCGACAATCTGCTTCATTGTGATGTACTCAGCGTCCGTAGGCTCAGACTGCATCAGCTTCACGAGGAAGTCATTGATTGAAGTTCCGCCTCTGACGCGGACAAGAGCTTGGATCCAATAATCTGCAGATTTCGCGTCGAGGCCGCCGTTGACGATCACAGTCTTGGTAAACTTCGGAATGAGCACGTTCGTGATGGAATCAGCAACGCTGTATCCTACAACCACATCTCTGCCGCCAAAAGAGTAGTAATAGAAATTCTCTTTCCCAGAGTTGCTGTAGTACTCCCATCTTCCTGTTGAGGGATTTTGCAGTGTAGACGACACATTGAACGAAGCGTGAGGGTTTAGCTGCTGCCTCAGCTGGAGGCCGACAAGATCTTTGTTGATCGGCCTTGGTGATACTGCATACATCGAGCAAACTTTCTGTGCAAAGACCGGAATAGAGACATCGCCGAGAACGTTGAAAACGTAACCACTCGCAGGAGGGCTTTTTTCGAATACGGTAGGCGCTGCTGTGTAAGCGACTCCTGTGTAGAGCTTTTTGCGTAGCCAATCTGACATATTCGGCAGGCTGTTCCAGCTCGCCGTCAGCTTCGTAGAAGAAGTGTAGGTTCTGATGTATTCAGAGACGGCTTCGTAAACCTTCTGCGTAAATTGAGTAGCCGCAAGGGCGACTTCTGCTTGCTTTTGCGCTTTCTCCGCAGACGTAAAGGGTCTTGTGGTTTCAAAAACTTTGCCGTCAGACATATAGCTCGACTTAATCGGAGCTACAGTGAAAAATAGCCCTGTCTGGTAAGGGCGAACAGACGTTTTGCCGCTCTCAAATGACATCACAGCCACAAGACACCTCTATTTGCTGTTTAGCGCCGTAGCACACATTACAGCGGGGGCACGAACAACGCCAGTGACTACTGCTGTTTGTAGTGCTACAGCGGTTTGCGAGGTGTTCTGTGCGTCACCAAAACACATTTACAGCTAACTTCATTCTCGTTCCTTACGCGCCTTCCCGGCGAAACCCTGAGCGAGTCCTGTCTCCTGACCAAGCTTCTGCCGTAGAAGACATCAAAAATCTCATTTTAGCGCACTTCGAAAACAAAGCTCCGAAAGAGCACTTGGCGCTGGTCCTGACGGGCCCGGCAGGCACAGGCAAGACCACGATTGTAGATGCTCTCGTGAAACAGCTCGGGGATGCTGCTATCTTCTCGTATGCAGCTCCTACAGGAAAAGCTGCTGTCCGCTTGGCCGAATCGGTAGGCCAAGAAGCCCAGACGCTGCATCAGGTCATCTATGGCGCTCCGACAGAGCTGGGGCGCTGCCCGAAGTGCAACAAGTTCTCACAAGAGCTGGGCGTCTCGCAGAAAGAGGCGAAGCAGGCGGGAGGCTACAAGTGCCCCTCTTGCTCAGCTCGCTATCCCGCTACCAGTACATTCGAAACAAAGCTCGGCTTCGCGAAAGCGGACAGAGAGAAGGCAGCAGTCACCCAAGGCCCGCGTCCTCTCTTGATCGTGGACGAATCCTCCATGATCGGGCCTCAGATCTACGATGACTTGCTCGAAGCCACTCCCGTCACCACTCCGATCTTGTTTGTCGGTGACCGGGAACAGCTCGAGCCTGTTTTGTCGGCAGAAGAGAAGAGCAAGTACCCGGGCCAAATCTGGGGTCCCGACTTGGCTTCTCCGACGCAGAACCTCACTCAGATTCACAGGCAAGCTGCAGGCAGCCCCATCATCAACCTGGCGACGCGGGTACGCCTGGGCAAGAACGCTCATTCTCCCTTTGCACTTGATCCGGGTTTTTCGGGTTCATCTGATCTCGTGGTGCGGCGAGGAAGAGCACTTGACGCGGCCAAGTGGATCGCGGACATGCGAAAAAACCGACAGGATGCTACTGTTTTGGCTTTCACGAACAAAGAGTGCGCGGACGTCAACAGGGAAGCGAGAAAGTTGTTGGGTCTCGACGAAAAGAGCTACGCGGAATCTGTGGCAGCCGTGCGGTCCGACAGACTTCTGGTTTTGCGCAACAACCGTGGCTACGGCCGAATGAACGGAGAAGTGCTCGTCGTCAATGCTTCTTTCCGAGGCCCTGTTGTAGAAGGACAAGCAACCACATGGGTGCAGTTTATCGATTCGCCTGAGTGGGTGCTCACGGCCAACTCTCTTTACGGTCAGACGTCGCCGCAGGAGCGGCAGTCCGCGCAGAACAACATTCAATTCGACTTCCAGGCGCCATTGGGGTCTTGGATCTCATACGTCAAGTCCATTGCGAAATCTGATGAAAACAAAGCATATGGCGTGAAGCCTGTTGACACTGAGTATTACGACATCCTCGCGAAAGCTGGCACAGCAGACCGCAACGTGGCAGAGTCGGCTGGCCTCAGGGACAAGAAAGCGAAGAAGACGCTCGCTCAGTACGACGAGATGGCTAAGATTTTCGCAGTGCCTGATGCAGTCGAAGAGATCTACGCGAAGACAGGAATGCTCGCCGCAGACTTGCTCTTCGTCGATTACGGGCAGTGTCTTACGGTGCACAAGAGCCAAGGGTCTCAATGGAATTATGTCGCACTTCTCGCGGGGTACGCGTTCCACAAAGCTTGGGAGAATCCTGCCTCTTCCGAAAGCATGCGCAGATGGTTATACACTGCCGTCACTCGAGCGGCGAAGAAGTTGATCGTCTTCGCTGGGTGACAGGAAATACCTTGAACCCTGCTTCTACAGAACAAGTCGCTTTTCTGAGCTCGAGCTTTGTCGAGGGGAACAGCATTGCCCCCATCGAGGCGAAACGCTTCTCCTCGGTGAAGTTCTTTCAGTGTCGCTGGAACTCACTGAGCTTCTCTAAATCGGCCTTCGTTGGCGCCACCTTCACGAACTGCACTTTCGTTAAGTGTGATTTCCGCGATACTTTCTTCGACGGATGTACTTTTCAGAACTGCACATTCGCTGAGTGCTTGTTCTACGATAGCTTTTTCAGCTTGTGCATGTATGACAAGCTCCGCTTGGAGCAATGCCAATTTGAAGGCAATGCTTTCTTGTCGTCTTTGATCGACTGCAACCAGCTCACTGAAAATAACTTGAAGCTGATCGACTGCTCGTTCAATATCTACCCGTTCGCTTTCGTTCGAGAGGACGGTAGTTGCGTTCGGTTCAGCAAACTCGCGCCCGTCCAGATGGTGTTCTTGTGGACCATGGCGGGGCTCGGGTTCAAGATGCGCCGCGTAAATGACGACTTCATCGTCTTTGGGGCGCCATCAAGTCTATCGAAATCAGGGTTTACCTATGTTCTTTTCGACAGAGAGAAGCTAAAACTGGTTTCCTTGGCCAAGCTGGGTAATGTCTCATTTTCTGTTGTGGCCGCGATCAACGACATGAAAAAGTAGCTTTATCTCTTTAACCGCAAGCGTAGCATCTTTATTGCTATTCTTTCGGGACCGTCGGGTACTGCAATGATAGATACTTCTTTCCATCCCTTCCTTTCTATGAAAGAGATACCCTTTGTCTCTTTCAGGTAAGCCCATTTCAGTTGTGTTTCTGCCATGTAGGCGTTTGTGAAGTCGCAACTCTCCAAATCAGTATATTCCATATCGGTTCCGCGCAAAATCGCATTGCTAAAGTCAGCTTCAGGAAACACAGAGCCCATGAAGTTTACGCCGCTAAAGTCACCGCCGCTCAGGTTCAATCCTGTGGAGTAGTTCTGCCCTGAAAGGGCAATGAGGGATTGAATCATCCATCCCACATTTGCTTTCCGAAAAAAATCTGCCATGGGCGGATTATTTTCGTTATTTTGCGCAGCTTTTCGGCAGCCCGCAGCGTACTCCACCAGAGCTTTTTCTGCCTCTGGCTGAGCTCTCGTGTTGAGCTTTTTCACCCTACCCGATGCCCCCGATCACATCGTCGTCGTCCCTCTCGTGAGATGTTTGGCGAGAGGAGGCACGAGCTCTCGTGTAGTCTTCAGGCACTTCTTCCTCTTCAAAGCCGTAGTAAGTCTCCTCGAAAGGCGGAGCGTCGTCTTGCCAGGAAGGAGGAGGCCCGTACTCCCAGGGATCTACTGTGCGTGAGGAGTGATGACGAGACTGGCGCGGAGGGGGAGCACTCTCTTGGCGCGGAGGGGGAGCACTCTCTTGGCGCGGAGGGGGAGCACTCTCTTGACGCGGAGGAGCGCCCGGCTTTTTAGCGTCTTTCTTGTTGAGCTTGCGCAAGATCTCTTCGGCTTTTTCGGGCGAGTAGCAGAACTTGTGGCCAAGCTCGGTCATGTAAGGGGAGCCGTCGTCGTTGAAGAACTGCAGGCAGACGCGGCCCGTCCGGTCGCGGCCTTCGCGGTACTGAGGGTTGTCTCTGTTGCGGGCCATGAGTGCCTCCGAGATGACTTCTTTCGTTCTGGGAACGAGGTCGTACTTGCTGAGTTCGTCTTCAGACACGAAAACAGCTTGAGTGTGCTCGTAGTTTAGCTTCACGCACCCGCTGTGAGGAGCATGTACGTTACCTTCGTGTGCCACGAAGTAGATGAAGAAGACGTTACCTTCAGTCTTTGCCGTCAAAAACTTCAAGTGACTCGGGTTCACGATCAACCCGGCTTCTTCTTGAAGCTCTCGTGAAGCTGCTTCGACTGAACTTTCTCCTTCTTCCACTTTCCCGCCAGGCAAGCCCCATTTGTTGGGCATCCAAGGCGCAGTCGGCCCTCGCTTGAGCAGCAGTACCTTCTTGCTGTTTGTTACGACGATGACGCCGGCTGCGTGCTTCATTGTATTTTACTTACCCGGGTACTTGGTGATCAAGTGCTGTAGTTTTTCTTGGATGTAAGCGTGAATCATGGGCGCGCGGGTATCCAGTTCGGACAGCCCGTTCCCCAGACCACGACGAGGCAAGATCACTCTTCCGTTTTTCTCGAGATGAGCTTCAATCTCAGCAATCCTTGCGTCGATGCGGTCTTTCACGCTTTCGAAGTCTTCGTCGGAGAAGAAAGCATCTGCTTTCATGCTAGGAGACCACTTTGTTGGGATCCCTACTGCGTTCTTTTCGCCTCGCATCTCCCTCGCCTGACCGCCAAAGCCTCTCTCCTCCATGTTGTCCCCGAACACGTATAGCGTGCTCGGGTTCGCGCGAAGGTGGTGCTTCTCGATCCAGTCTTGGAAGTAGATGCCACTCGCCATTGTCATTTCCTCTTGTTGATTAGCCTTTGAAGCACAGCGTATTCTTTCTTGTCTGCGGTAAAAGCAGCTCGTCCGCCAGTAAGTACTGAAGCGATGCGAGCATCAGCCCAACTCTTTTGCGAAGCGCCTGGTCTGTGTCCGCCCGAGGCCCAAGCGGCAAGACCTTTTCTGTATACCTGTTTCAGCGCTTCCGTCAATGTCTGTACGTCTGCGGCCGACGGCTTACGCCCCGTGTAGTGCTTGAGCGCCTTCTCTGCGACTACGCTAAGGTCGTCATTCGATTGAGAGACGTCGAAACCCCTCTTCATCGCTTCCTTTCTGTAGGGGGACAGTTTGACGAGTCCCATCGAGCGCGCGATTCTGTCTGTCTCCGGAGGGGTGAAATCCCCTCTCCAATAAGCATCGCGGCTCTCGCCGAGCTCTCTTTCTCTTTTCGCTCTGAGCTCAGGCGGCAGTCCCGCCAAGTACTTTTCGGGGATTAGACGACCTTGCGGATCAGTTCCGTCCGGATTTCGCTTCTGCTTCCGCACGGGAGGAACGTAATCATAGTATTCGTCGTCATCGTCTTTGTCTTCTTCGTCGTACTGCTGGTAAAGCACAGACTTGTCGGAAGGAACTGCGTCGATGACGGGGATGCCCAAAGCATCGAGTGAATTTTTGATCTCTTGGTAGTAGGGGTGAGTCCTGTATATCACCAGAACTTTCATCTTCGCGTTGGCGGGCGACAAAAATGATTCTGTCCACGCTTCCACCTTGCCTTCTGTCGGCGTGAAGCCAGCTTGAGGCTCAGTGCTTGCTATTCTCATGCCGCTTGAATCTTGGTATGACCACACATCTCCTTCTGCTTGAAGTCTCGTTGTTCCCTCGAAGATGCCTACAGCTTTGTTCCTATCGTCACCATGCCGCAAGAAGATAGTTTTCGACTCCTCCAAGTCTGATACGGCCAGTTCTCGCTTCATCCGCAAGAAGTGCTTCCATTGCGACACACTTCGCGGAATCTTGTCTTTGAAGTTGAACACGTGAGCCCAGACACCGTACTTTCCGGGCTTCATGTAGGGGTCTGGTTCTCCTGCTTTTTCCCGCCTCAACCGCTCGAGCGTATCTGCTCTGCCCGCCGGAACAGTAGGCCCCTTAGGGTATTCTATTTGTACCCTGCTCCATCTTTCGTCTTCTCTTCTTTTCGCTTCTCTCAGCGCTTCTGCGTTTGCGATCTGCTCGCTCGCCTTTCTGTGTATTTCGTACTTTTGCACTTCCTCTTGGACAGAAGGAGGGCGCTTGAACCAATACTTTTCGAATTCAGTACCCTTTACCATAGAAAACAAGTCTCTTTCCACGGAACCATAATAGTCTTCGTTCGTCTCTGACTCTTCGTACTGTAAACCTTCCAGCGCTTCATAAGACAAAAGGTTGAAATTTTCTTTGGCTATGCTCAGCAAGCGGTAAACCATGTTGTTTGCCTCTTCTTCTGTCAGAGGCACTTTTTCGCTATAAATGGATTGTCTTGCCTGAGACGCAAAGGGTCTGTTCGTAGTGAGGAAGTACGCAAAATGCTCTATCTCATTTTTTGTTTGTTGCTCTGAAGGAGGAAATGTTGCATGCCATCTGCCGATGTTTTGGTGGAGCAACTGTGACGGGTACCCGTATGTTCTGTAACCTCCTGACCCCCATCCCCCCGCTATGCCGTAAATCAAACCCAAAACAGTGCAAAAGAATTTGATCTGCTCTCTCTCGTTCATGGGGTTGTTCCGCGCAGAACTTCCGCTAACCCAAGCTTGACCTGCGTCTCCACCCCAATTCAGCCATGCCATGTAGCCTCTGCTGGGACTTCTGTCGTCGCCAAAACCGCTGCTTCGCTTGTCCTTGCGGTGCCGAGAAAAGTAGTTCCTCATGCGACCCATCGTTGTGCTCGATACCCCTGGCTGGGTGGCCAACTGGATAGCTCGTGCGATCCCGATGAAGTTCCACGCGCCGTAGTTGTTGGCGTGAGACAGAGCCAGACCGTGCATGGCTTCTTCGCGCACAGCAGGAGGCACTTTGTTGCCTCCTGAAGCTGTATCGTTGGACCTGTTGCCCCCTGCTGTGATTCCTAAGACCTTGAGCGCGTTGGTGAGGTTGAGGCTCAGCGACCCTGAGGCTTGACCCGTTGCGCGCAGGTCTGCAACCCCGGATTCGAATTGACGTCTCCAATCAGAGGGAGCAGACGATAACCATCTTTCGATAATGCGTTTATTCTGTTCGGGGTCAGTGTAATCCTGAGGATTGACGCGAGCGGCGTGCGCGATTTGGGCCCAGGCTGTTTGTTGCGTCTTCCTGTTCGGTGATGTAACACGGATGTTGAGGCTACTACCTCTTCTGTCTACTTGAGTATGCGGGATATGTCTCATGGCTGCTTCCCATTTCGTCAGTCTGGCAGGATCGCCTTGAATGCCTATGTAGCCGTGATTGTGCTGTTCTTTTAGTTTTTTGTCGATGTCGCGCAACGAATGGAGTGCTACCTCGTAGGAGGGATCTCGCCACAGAACATGTTCCCCCGTCTCTGTGTTCCGCAGCATCAACCCTGTTGTGCTGACGCGGCTCTGGTCTTCGATAAGCTGTTTTTGAAGTCTCTTTACGTAGTTCGCGTCGTACTCATGCCCTGCGCAAGAAGGCAACGTACGCAAACCTTTGCTCGTAGCGGCTTCGAGCAACGGAATGAGAGGGCGGTCTATCGTTGTGGTTACTTCCTTGGCCACGGTCTTTGGCTGGCGTCGAGGTGCGTGGTAGAACCATCGAACGCCTGTTCTGAGCGGCTCGAACCACTCTTTGTCGGAGAATGAATCAGGCGGAACGTAGTCGGCGTAAAATCTACTTTTCTCTCTCATCTGCTTCTCGGTGACCTCTCTTCCGGGTTACGTAGCGCAGAATAGCGGTTCTTAGCCTTGTAGCACTTGCCTTCGGCTCCAACCCAGTGCTACGCACTCGCTCTTCTCTGTTCCTGTGTGATATAGACATCCCGACTTCTTTCGGAGACTTTTCATGCGCACCAAGAACTTCGCCAGAATGAACCCGGCAGTCGAGCTTGCTCGTGACTACGCGGTGCCCGGTGCCGTTCGAATTCGGTCGAACCCCTCGGGCGACGTGTACGCTCCGCTGCAAGGCCTTAAGGGCGCGCCGCCTTCCGTTCTTCGCCACATTCACGGCAGACGCGGTCGCCACAATCCGATGGACGTCAAGAGCGCCACGGGTGCGGGTCAGCACGGTCTTCAGCTGAACTCGGAGCAGATTTCTGTTCTGCTCAAGAGGGCCGTCGACATCAACAAGAAGATCTCGGAAAGTGGTGGTTCTCCTCTTCCCATCTGCATCTGGGGAAGCCACGGTCTGGGCAAGACCACTCTTGTCCGGTCGCTCGTGAAGAACGATCCTGACATGAAGGGGACTGGCGTCTACGCTGACACAGGCAAGATCGCTTACATCGCGCCAGCTCAGTTCGAAGACCCGGGTGATCTGCTGGGTCTGCCCTACAAGGAAGGCGGCCGCACGAAGTACGCTAAGCCCGAGTGGGTCCCTGATGTCGAGGGCCCAGGCATCCTCTTGATTGACGACTTCAACCGCGCTGATTCTCGTCTCCTCAAGGCGATGATGCAGCTTTTCCAGGACAGGGGTCTCGCGGGGTGGAAGCTTAAGGACGGCTGGATGATTGTCGCTACTGCAAACCCGTCAGAGGGCGGCGAGTACGACGTCTCTGAGCTCGACCCTGCGATGCTGACCCGCATGATGCACGTCGAGATGATCTTCGACATCGACGTCTGGAAGAACTGGGCCACGTCCAAGAAGAAGGACAAGGACGAGCCGAACGTTGATCCCCGTGCGGTTGGGTGGATGATCACGGAGGGTAAAGACTTCCTCGGAACAGGGAGCAAGTATCCTCGGACCACTCCAAGAACGGTCGATATGCTCTTCGAGCAGCTTCGTTCTATCCCTGACTGGTCCAAAGAGCTTACGCTGGTCAAGCAGTACGCTTTTGGTCTGCTGGACGAAGCGCCCGCTGAAAAGTTCGTAGCCTACGCGAGAGAGCTCAAAGCAGACGAGCTGCCCGAGCCTGAAGTGCTTCTCTCCTCTAACGACATCGTCCCTCTGCTGGAGAACATGAAGAATATCTTGGCCAAAGACACGGGTATGCCGGACACTGTTCGGTTCAACGAGTACCTCGCTACGAGGTTCATCCCTTACGTTATGCCCAATGTTGCTCGGAACAATTCCCGTGCTCGGCGCAACAACTCTGATTCAGCTCTTCGTGTTCAGCAAGAAAATCTTTTGCGCTTCCTGCTCTACCCTCATTTCCCGAAGGAGAGCCTGACACCTTTGTTCCGCCAGCTTGTTGACGCCCACAGCGTGGATCACGAGGTGCCTGTTGCTCCTTTTGCCCAAGCGTTTACGCTGGACAAGGGCCAAAACGTGCTAGCTCTCGGTGTCATCAAGCGATTTGCGACCAATGCTGACCCCAGCATCTGGACCGAGCCCAGCGTCGTCGAGCAGATGAAAGATCTTCGCACCTTAGCTGGATTCGACCTCGCTCAGCAAAATCCTCGCTTTCGGGTTCCAGTTCGTCGCAGCTACTACCGCTGAGGCCTGAATCAAATGAGTATCGCTGAGCACATCGCTTCGGTTGAGTCTCAGCTCACTGAAGCGCAGAGAAAGAAACTAATCGTTCAGCTGCAGCGGCAGCTGAGTGATAGTTTGGTTCTGCTGTACAACCGAAACAGGTTTTATTTCTATTTCATCAGTCAGATTGCTACTTACACGGCAGGGTTCACAAAGAACGGCACGACTACAGCTGCTGTTCGGGTCAAAAAATCAAGCGATAAAAGTTCGGTGAAGTTTGAGTTTTTAGCGAACCCTATATTTTTCGACCTCATGACTGAAGAAGAGCGGCTTGGCGTTGTTGTGCATGAGCTGCTGCACATCGTCCACAGGCACATTCAGCGCGCGTCTGCTTTTGCGTCTGACTTCCGCGTCCTCAACTTCGCCGCAGACATCATCAACAACAGGGACATTTTGACCTACACCCACAACTACAAAGACCCTTACCGGCGCGTGCAAGAGGGTATTGATCTCCCCCGTATGTGTATTCTTGACGGTCTGTTCGATTTCCGCGGCAAAGAGACAAGTACGACTGATGAGATCTACGCCATCCTCATCGAGGCGAAGAGGCAGGCTAAAGTCAAAGGTCCCATGTCCGAAGCCGAAAGAGATGCTTTTTTGGCCAAGCATCCCGGTTTAGCGGAAGAGCCTACTCCTCAGAACAGATTCGGTTTGTCCCCTTCCCAACCGACTTTGGGCATGGACCCCGAAGAATACTACAGATTTTCTCTGGGTGATAAAGACGGCAAAGGCGGAAGCGGTGGTTCGGGAAGCGGTGACGAGGAAGAAGATGATTCGTCTTCTGGAGACGGCTCTGATGCCTCAGACAGAGACAACTCTGATGCCGTTGGCGGGCACAGCGACCACTCACACTGGGAAGAAGATAGCGACAATTTCGACGGCCAAAACCAATATGGCGAGGACCTCGACAAAGAAGCGCAGGGCAAGATCAACCGCGCTCTCGTTGATGCCGCTAGAAAGTCAGACTTTAATGGTGTCCCCGGTTCTCTCTCTGGCTTTCTCCGCGAGCTCATGAAGGGCCAAGCCCCCTTGCAGGACTGGAGAGCTATCCTGAGAATGCAGGTTGCGAGCAGTGCTTCGATTCGCAAGAAGACGACTTCTATGAAAGAGAGCCGTCGCTTCCCTCGGGAGCCCGGACTTCCTGGAGGGATGGGCACCAAAACTCTGCGCGATGTCAATGTGACTGTTGCAGTGGATACTAGCGGATCCATTGACCAAGAAATCTTGGCTCAGTTCATGGCTGAGATCGGGAAGATGCAGAAGAGCAACGCTGAAGTAAGCTTGTTCTTTTTCCACCAGGACGTTTACGGCCTCGACAAAGGCGGGAAGCCTGCTCTCTTTAAGAAGTTCGATGTTAACACATTCAATATGGAATCAGGCGGTACGGACTTCACGCCCCCCTTCCGAGTCGTCAAACAGCTTAGCAAAAAGCCTGATCTGTTTATCCTTCTGACAGACGGCATCGCTCCGCCTCCCGAGGTCAACCTCGGCACAGTTAAATACCTTTGGGCCATCTATGGGGGGCCAGGCGCAACGCAGGAAAGCCTGAAGGCAGATCCACACGTGAAAGCTTTGCCCGGCAAGAAAATCTACTTGGCTAACAAGTAGGGGCTAACGAACCGAAAGACTATTCAATCACGTCAACTTTGAGCCGTTCTTGATGGCTTCGATGTGGTGGTCTGTAAAGGCCGATATCGCCGCAAGAAGCCTCGGTTGGGCTGCTTTGGTAGACCCTGAGCAGTCTACGTAGTACAGGACGAAGGGCTCATTTAACTGGTTGATGTAGCTTAGCGCTTCTCGGGCAGATCCAGGCCAGTCAGGAGCATCTTCGTACCGGCTCGGCACAAGAAAACGACGTTCCGTGTACGGCCCGTCGTTTCCGTGAGCTACGTATAGACCTACTTCTGAGCTACCGTTTTGACGCATTTTGAATCATGGAGTTCAGTTTCGCGACAATGCTGTGCGCCTTGTCTGTGGTCAGCGCGTACTTCCCTGTATTGTGCCCGGCGTAGAAGATGTGATGCTTGCCGCCCACTTCCTCGATCTCGAAGCCTTCCGGCAACTCGTTTCTCGGTCTCGCGGTAGCGGCAGGAGAGTTGTACCGAGCCATAAACGGGTTTGCTGCAGCGCGAGGCCTCGCTTTCTTTCCCTTCATGATCAGAGCCATGTTGGCTGCATCGACAGCGTTATCGAACGAAGAGCTGATGAAGAACTGCTCTGTCTTCTCCCTCAGCGCTTCAGCTCTGTCGTCATTCATCAGCGCAACGCGCAGCGGGATGACGCCTGACGACCATCTGCGCAGCATCTGCAGCTGATCGTCTTGGCTCGCCTCGAGGAAGCGCACCCGCTGGTTCTGCGCAACGGTGACCAGAATAGGCGCAAGGATGCGGAACATCCTTGCTGCTGTCATTGCTGTCGCTACTGCCGGCATGTTTTGCTCAGAAGAGGTCGAAGGGGTTGTTAGCGGCATTCTTCGCCTTCTTTCTGTCCGCAAAGCCGGGACCCTCGCCCCAAGCCTTCTTTCGGCCCGACAAGAGGCGATCGCGATGGTTCAGCTCAGCCGCCGCAAGTGCTGCCAGCTCACGGTCGGAGCCCGCAGCGATCTGCGCGAGAAGCTCAGACGTTGCAGCCGCAAGATCAGCCTTGTGTGCGAAAGCAGACACTTCAAACGCCACGGGCGCGGTGTAAGTGCGATCTCGCTTCGGCAAACGCCCCGCCTTCTGCGCGCCCTTGAAAGAACGACGGCCTGCGTTCTGTCTCGCGGAAGAGCACTCGCTCGGATTGGCGTGCATCCAGCGCTTGCCGCCCTTGGGGCCGACCTCGGTGGGATGCTGACAAATCTGGCTCTCTCCGGGAGTGAACTCTTCTCCGCACTCTACGCAGCTCTGCCCGGGGAACTTCGCTGTTCTGACGTCCTGCATGTGTGTCTCCGGCCGATCGGCTCGATGTCTCTTTAGCAGTAGCACGCTGAGCCGAGGCCGACGCTTTCTTTCCGTACCTGAAGTGCTACATCTCGATCAGGTTGAGCTTGAACGTCTTTATTACGAGCTTTCCGTCAGAATCGGATTGCGCCACAAGTCTATTTTCGCTTTCTGTTCGCGTTTGTCTCAGGTCCAGCAGAATAAGTCCTTTCATCTCGTTGAGTGTTGGCATGTTTGTCTGCCACAAGGTCTCGTTAATGTCTGCTTCCGCAAAGTTTGTTCCTGTCAGCTTGCTCGCGGTAAACTGAGCTCCTACCAAAGTAGCTCCGCTAAAGTTTGAGTTCGTGAAGTCCACGAAATCGTAATTGCTGAAGCTCAAGTCCAAATCAGAGAGGTCCAAGTTGGTGAAATCGCTATACTGTTCGCCTTCTTTTCTCTTTATTTCTGGCTGTTCTTCTCCTGCCCCTTGCCCGCTGTGATCCCACTCGGAACACTTATCCGCAAAATCGATGAGAAACACAACGCGGGGGTCAGACATATCGGCCACGGGTCACCTCAGTACCGCAAGGAGATACGCTTGATGCGTAGTTTACCGTCTTCTTCTGGCTGAAGCAAAAGATGTGGCTTCGCTTCGTCTTCAGCTGTAGGACTGGTCAGTAAAATTACATTGGCGCCCTTGAGGTTGGCGCGAGTGAGGTTGGCGCGAGTGAGGTTGGCACCAGCAAGATCGACGCGGGTCAGGTCGGCGGCGTAGAGGATGGCGCCGCTGAGGTCGGCGCGGCTGAGGTCGGCGCGGCTGAGGTTGGCGCTGTGGAGGCTGGCTTCGCTGAGGTTGGCGCCGATGAGCTTGGCGCCGATGAGCTTGGCGCCGTTGAGGTCGGCGTGTTCGAGGTCGGCGCCGTTGAGCTTCGCGCGGGCGAGGACGGCTTCTTCGAGGACGGCTTCTTCGAGGTTGGCGCCATCAAGGTTGGCGCCAGTGAGCTTGGCGCCGCGGAGGTCGGCGCCGCTAAGGTTGGCACCGCTGAGGTTAGCGCCTTTGAGCTTGGCGTCGATGAGGCCGGCGTCGGTGAGGTCGGCGCCGCCGAGCTTGGCGCCGGTGAGGTCGGCGCCGATGAGGTTGGTAGTTTTGAGGTTTTCGCCGATGAGGTTGATATCAGACAGATCTTTGAGGTCAGACGGCAACAGCGGAATCTGCGATTTTTCTGCTTCAGCAACTCTGCATTCTTCTGCGTGAGACAGAACGCGAGGCACGCGAGGATCGGACATGTCTGCCATGGGTCACCTCAATAGCGTAGAGAAATACGTTTAATTTGTAATTTACCATCTTTTTCGGGTTGAAGCAGAAGATGTGGCTTCCGCTCGACGCTGGCAGGGCGGGTCAGTAGAATTACATTGCTGCTATTGAATTTAGTACCGCTAAACTTGGCGTTGGTGAGGTCGGCGCCGTTGAGCTTGGCGCCGGTGAGGTTGGTGCCGGTGAGCCTGGCGCCGGTGAGGTTGGCGCCGGTGAGGTTGGCGCCTTTGAGTTTGGCGTCGAAGAGGTCGGCTCCGGTGAGGTCGGCGTCGGTGAGGTCGGCGCCGGTGAGGTTGGCGCCCTGCAAGGAAGCGAGGGTGAGATCAGCGTTGGTGAGTTTGGCGCCAAGGAGGTTGGTGGTGTTGAGGTTGGCGTGGCTGAGGCTGATATTAGACAGATCTTTTAGTTCAGGCGGCAATGACATAACAGGCCATTTTTGCACCACAGCTGAGCGACAAGCTTGTGCATGAGCGAGGACAAGTGGAACTCGGGGGTCAGACATGTCTGCCATGGGTCACCTCAGTATTGCAAAGGGATACGTTTAATTTGTAGTTTACCATCTTTTTCGGGCTGAAGCAGAAGATGAGGCCCCGGTCTAAAATTACCCGTGGGGTTGGTCAGCAGAATTGCATTGGCGCCCGTGAGGTCGGCGCGGCGGAGGTTGGTGCCGGTCAGGTTGGCGCCGGTGAGGTTGGCACCGGTGAGGTCGGCGCCGGTGAGGTCGGCGTTGCTGAGGTTGGCGCCGTTGAGGTCGGCGCCGTTGAGCTTCGCGTTGGCGAGGTAGGCGCTTTCGAGGTCAGCGTTGGTGAGGTTGGCGTCTTTGAGGTTGGCGCTGCTGAGCCAGGCGCCTTTGAGGTCGGCGCCGGTGAGGTTGGCGCTGTAGAGCTTGGCGCCGTTGAGGTCGGCGCCGGTGAGGATGGCGCCTCTGAGGTCGGCGCCGTTAAGATAGGAGTGGTTGAGGGTGGTGCCGGTCAGGTCGGCGCCGCCGAGGTTGGCGCCGGTGAGGTTGGCGCCGCTGAGGTTGGCGTTGGTGAGGTTGGCATTGGTGAGGTTGGCGTTGGTGAGGTTAGCGTCGCTGAGGTTGGCGCCGGTGAGGTCGATGCTAGACAGATCTCGGAGATCGTTAGGTAAGTCCGGTCTATCCTTGCCTTGATCAACAGACTGTCTACAAGCTTCTGCATGAGCGAGGACAAGAGGAACGCGGGGGTCAGACATATCGGCCACGGGTCACCTCAGTACCTGAAGATGCGAGTCTTGATGCGAACTTTGCCGTCGGAGTGAAGCTCAACAACAAGATTCTTGCTCGCATTATCACTGGCTCCGACTCGCGCCGAACCAAGCATAATAAACTTTTGTGCTACGTCTTGCGGGAAGCCCGCCACGGCCACGTACAAGTATCTTCCTTCCGCTAACTGTGACTGCGTGATCTTGGCTCCTTTCAACTCGGCGAAACCTATTTTCGCATTAGTGACATTTGCGCCAGTTAGGTCAGCGTCAGTGAAGTCTGTGTCATGTAGCACTGAGCCAGTGAGGTCAGCTTTACTCAAATTCGCTTCGCTCAAGTTAGCTTTGTCTAGTTTGGCGTAACGCAATACAGCAGAGCTGAGATTCGCGCCGATGAGGTCTGCTCCGCTCAGATCGCAGTTCATCAGATTCGCTCTACTCAAGTTTGCTTTCTTTAGCTTTGCGCCGCGAAGCACAGCATTCCTCAAGTCGACGCCGCTCAGATCAGACCCAGTGAAATCAACTCCCGCGAAGTTGGCAGAGCTGAGAACAGCTCCGCTTAGATCTATTCCAGGCAAAGAGGTCAACTCTTGGGGTAAATCGGGCTTCTCTTCCAGAAATTGAGCAGCTTCTTTGCAGACTTCCGCATAGGCAAGGACGGCTTCGACGCGAGGATCAGACATGTCCGCCATAGCCTACCTCACTCATCGTCCATTCGGAGTTGAGTAGCCCTGATCCTAACCTTTCCTGTCTCAGCTACCTGCGCGATCAATCTCGGTCTTCTGAGCTCTTCTGATATTTTCATGTATTGTTCGCCCAGGAGTATAAGACCTTTCACTGTTTCTAGATTTTTTCTGGGCAAACCCATACCTTCGATGTTGGCTCCTGTGAAGTTTGCTCCCTTTATGTTGGCTTTATACATGTACGTTCTGCTCAAATCACAACCTGTAAAATTTGTTTCGCTCAAGTCAGCACCATGGAAATCTAAACTACTCAAAGTGGCAAAGCTCATGTCCGCTTTAGACAAATCTAACTTTTTCATGTCTCCTCTTCTGTGTGGGAATTGAGGTCTTTCCTTTCCTTCCTTGAGCGCTATCCTGCAGCGCTCGGCGTGCTTTAGCAAGTAGACAACGCGGGGGTCAGACATGTCCATGAATCAGCTCAGTACTTGAAGATGGGAGTTTTGATGTGAAGTTTGCCGTCTGAGCGCAGTTCGACAACAAGTCTCTTTTTGGACTTTCGTTTCCAGGACGCAGGCGCTGGTTCGTGGGGCAAAATAACTTTTTCAGCTACTTCTTTGGGGTAACCGTCTTGCGGTACATTGACATACTCTGCGCTATTCAATTGAATTTGAGTAATCTTCGCATCGGTCAAGTCGGCAAAACCTATTTGGGCGCGGTTGAGCTTGGCGCCGTAGAGGTGGGCGGCGCTGAGGTTGGCGCGAGTAAGGTTGGTCCCGGTGAGGTCGGCGCCGTAGAGCTTGGCGCGGGTGAGGTCGGCGCCCGTGAGGAAGGCGCCGGTGAGGTTGGCATCGGTGAGGTCAGCGTCTTCGAGGATGGCGCCGCCGAGCTTGGCGCCGGTGAGGTCGGCGCCGATGAGCTTGGCGCCGGTGAGGTTGGCGCCGGTGAGGTTGGCACCTTTGAGTTTGGCGCCATCAAGGTTGGCGCCAGTGAGCTTGGCGCCGCGGAGGTCGGCGCCGCTAAGGTTGGCGCCGGTGAAGTCGGCGCGGGTAATGTTGGCGTTGTAGAGGATAGCGGTGTAGAGGTTGGCTTTGGTGAGGTCGGCGCCTCCGAGGCTGGCGCCGTAGAGGTTGGCGCCGGTGAGGTTGGCACCGCTGAGGTTGGCGTTGGTGAGGTTGGCGCCGATGAGGTTGGCGCCGGTGAGGTTGGTGCCGCTGAGGTCGGCTTCGGCGAGGTTGGCGCCGGCGAGGTCGGCGCCGGTGAGGTCGATGCCAGAAAGATCTTTTAGCTCATGCGGCAGAGGAGGTATGCTCTTTTTCCACCACTTAGCTTCTCGACAAGCCTCTGCGTGAGCGAGGACAGCGATAACGCGGGGGTCGGACATGTTGGCCATGAATCACTTCGATCTCGATTTGCTGCTAGCTTCTTGTGTGTTGAGTTGATGCATCCTTCTTTCCGCCTCTGCTGCAGTAGCGAAAGTGAGGAGGTCAGGCATCACTCTGTAAACGATGGGCCCCGAGAAGATGTCACTCTTCTCTGCGATGACGCGACGCGGCCCTGACTTCCTACCTACCGCTAGCATCTTTTCGTAGCGTACACGCTTAGCCCAAAACTCAGCAGGATCGGCGATTATCTTTTCTACAGCTCTTTCGCGGCTCTCGGGTGTCGGCATGTTTGTGCCAGGAATGAGGAAGGGATAGGAATGCCTCCTTCCGGCAATCTGAAAAGCTCTTTGCTTTGCTTCTTCAGGACTGTAGCCTTCTCTCAAACCTGACTCAAAGATGGCCAACCGCATCCGTCGAATTTGCTCTTCGTACGGATCGAGCACCTCGATGCCGTCTTCTTTGGGGTTGGTGTTTGCCGTCTGTTTGTCTTTGGGCGCCTTGGCGTTGATGTTGTCGTAGCGCAGCCTCATGACCTGTTCTGGCATCAATTCAGCCATCAAGATATGCAGATAGTCTCTAACGTTGACGCCTGCTCCTTTACCTGAACCTTCTTCGAGCAAAGTCTTGAACTCAATCGGCATCTCGTTGAGCACTTGAGCCGGCTTTCTGTTGTACGAAGGCGCCGAAGAATAATCGTCTTGCGGTCCTTCCCCCAAAACGAGGCGCGTGTGGTTGCGCTTCTTCTCGATTCGGCTCATCAACGCAAACGAGAAAGGATCGTTGGGGATGACGTAGATGATTTTGGGCTCTACGTTCTGCTCGGGCCGGTTGATGCGGTCTTCTGCTTGCGCTTCGATGCCGGGGTTCGGCATGCGCTGAATGAACAACAGCGTGTCTGCTGCGCTCAGGTTCAACCCTTCGCTGCCTGCTCGGGTCAAGATGACAATGGCTCTCTTGTCCTTCGCGTCAAGTTTTTCGGGGAACCTCAGACGTCGGCTCAACTCATCGAAGTCGCTGTATTCGTCTCCAAGCTTCTTTGCGGCTGACTGCGGCGTCTTGATCGGCTCGAGCACACTCGACTTCTTTTCTGCCATGCTTACGCGAGAAGCGTCTGCAACGTAAATCCTGATGTTCGGGAATGCCTCTCTCAGCTTCTCAAAAAGCTTCTTCACGACGTCTTTGTGGTAAGCAAAGATAACCATCGGCCTGTCGAAATCTTTGTTCTCCGTGTTGTTTATTCTGTTTGACACAGCAGCGATCGTGCCATCGATCACGCTGGTGCCCATTCCTTTCATGAGAGTCGGAGGGATTGGGATGTAACCGCCGTAAAGCAGTTTCTTCAGCTTGTCCTTGAACACGGCGACGACAGCAGGGCTGAGTACTTCAGCCGCTGGTCTGCCTTTGTTTTTCGTCAGGTAAGCGTCGAATTCCTGGAACACCTTTGAGGCTGCGTTGATCTTTTTTGCGTATTCTGCTTTGTCGGACGCCTTTCCACTCTTCCGCGAAGATCTTGCGATGACCTCTTTCGACTTCTCGATAGCGGCCATAACTTCTTCGATTCTCTGGCTGTCAGGCGGCAGAATCAGGTAGGCTCTCTTCTTCTCTCTGAGCTGGAAACGAGCCAAAGCTCCAGTCTCTACAGCAAGTCGCCTGGGGTGACGAGTGCCCTTCGCGTACAACTCTTTTTGCAGCTTTTTCTGGGGCTCCTCGTTCTCCCAGTCCTTGAACGTGATGTGACCTGTCCTTGAGAGCGTCATATCGTCGAAGTTCAGTCCTGTCTTGGCAGACAAGAAAATCGCTTCGAGCGACTTCGCCATCTGCTCGTCTGCGACAGGGTAGTCGTGGTAAGGAACCTCACCCACCGGCTCGAGCATGTTCAGAATGCTGGCAAGCTCTCCTGGGTCGTTGAGCATCGGTGTGCCCGTCAACGCCAGCACGTGGGGGATGTAGTTCGCCAAATAGTAGCAGACTTTTGTGTTTTCCGAGCCGTAGTACTTCAACCTGTGGGCTTCGTCGAACACAATGGTCTTGATCTTGGCTGTGATCAGGTCACGAACTTCGACCGCTTCTTTTTGCTGTGCAGGAGTTGGTAACTTTAGTCTTTTGCTTTTTGCCACGACCTCCTCGACAGGCTCGCTCTCGTCCTCCATATCGTCCAAGCTTGATGCAAGCTCAACTCTATCTTCCTTTGCGCCGAACGCTGTGTAGTACTCGGGCAGGGCTCTGCCGGCATAAGCTCCTGCGGGCCAAAGTAACGTTCTCAGCATCTCATAGGTAACCAGAATTACACTGTTTTCGTTAGCTTCTTCGACCGTTCTTCTGAGCCTGTTTGATGCCTCTACCTCGACTACAGTGTAGTTTGTTCTCAGCGCAAAAGTGTTTTTCCAAGAAGGCAGAGCGCTTCTCGGACAAACAACGAGGGCAGGCAAGTAACTCTCTGTGTCCGTCTCGAGCGTTTGGCCCGCATCGCCTGCGGCAATCGTCAAAACAGCTGTAGTTGTCTTTCCTAAGCCCATAGGATCGAACAAGCCCGCTCTGCCGCCTCGGTACAAAGCGAACAGCATCCCGGCCATCTGGTAGGGCAAGGCTGGTTGGCCTTTGCTGTAAAACTTCTTCGCCTTGATAGCATTATCGAGAACGGCTTTAGCGGCCGCATCGATCTTCTCGTAATCCTCTCCCGAGAAGCCGTACTTCTCGTTGATGATACCCGGATAGCGCGAGATCTTGCTCCCTGTGTCGGGAGTGATCTCTGCTACAGGACTTAAATTCTGCTTTTTGCCTCTCTTTGCGGGAGGGTTTTTGCGGAAGATGACTTCTCGGTCCGGGAGAAGAGCGATGCGGTACATGATTAGAACCCACCCACTGAGTTTCTGTTTTCAGGAGCCGGCCCGAAACGAACGATACCGTTCACGACCTGCTTCTTCTCGAGAAGGTCTCTCTCGGTCGAGCCGTCCTCGCCCAGCTTCTGCTGCAGTTCAGCAATACCTACAGGCTCTTTCCTGTGAACAGAGCTGTTGTAAGCTGCTGTCTGCGGCACGAAATGTGGCGCAGAGAAGTAACCTGCCACCCCTCCGGCCGCTGCCGCCACCAACGGGATGTTGGAGTCCTCGTCAGCTTCGTACTTCTTGCCCAAGAAGTACCCGAGAGCTGCTCCGATGGCCGCCCCTGCGAGGCGTGCTGTATTCTGGGTCATGGTGCCTCCAGTTCTGCCCACTGAGTCTCGCCTAAGTAGCGAGAACGCAGGGCATCCACGAGACACAATAGCCTTTGCCCGGTCTTTGGTCGCTTTACCGACCCGTCTTCGAGTGCTGCAGCTCTGCGTCAATACTTTGAGACTCGATTCACGTTGTACAGAGCGTCTTCTCGCTTTAGGCTAATACTTCTTCTATTTTCTGCCTTTCGAGCTAAATCTCTTTGGCCGAAGGGGCTATAAGGTTGAGTTTGTTCTATCTGAATCGCTTCCTTGCACTATTTTTAGTGAGCTACAAGCTCGCCTGCGAGGGTCAGACATGCTCATGCATCAGCTCAGTACTTGAAAATGGGAGTTTTGATGTGAAGCTTGCCGTCAGAACGAAGCTCGGCGACAAGTCTCTTTTTGGCGACACGGCTCCCGCGATCGGCTTCTGGCTCGTGAAGAAAAATAACTTTTTCGGCTACTCCTTCGGGGTAGTCCAAATTCGCAACATCGCGATACCCTGCGCTATTCAATTGACTTTGAGTGATCTTCGCGTTGTTCAAATCAGCGAAACCGATGGAGGTCCTGAACAAGCTGGCGTCGGTGAGATTAGCGCCGGTGAGGTTGGCGCCCTTGAGGTTGGCTTCCCCGAGGCGGGCGCCGGTGAGGTCGGCGCGGGTGAGGTTGGAGCCGCTGAGGTTGGCGCCGGTGAGCTTGGCACCGGTGAGGTTGGCGTCGGTGAGGTTGGCTCCGGTGAGGTTGGCGCCGTAGAGGTTGGCGCGGAAGAGATTGGCGCCGGTGAGGTCGGCGTCGTTGAGCTCGGCTTCGGCGAGGTCGGCGCCGGATAGGTCGATGCCAGAAAGATCTTTGAGATTATGCGGCAAAGAAGGTCTGCTATCTCCCCGAGCATAAGCTTCTTTGCAAGCCCTTGCGTGAGCGAGGACAGCGATAACGCGGGGGTCGGACATGTTCATGATTCACCTCAGTACTTGAAGATGGGAGTTTTGATGTGAAGTTTGCCGTCAGAACGAAGTTCAACGACAAGTCTTTTTTTGGCTTCAGTAAGCCCGCTGCTGGGTTCGTGAAGCAAAATGAATTTTTTAGCTGCTGCCACTGGGTAACCATTGTATGCTACATTTATATTGGACGAAGATTCAATTTGGTCTTGCGTAATCTTCGCGTCGGTCAAGTCAGCAAAACCGATGTAGGCTTTGGTCAAGTTGGCGTCGGTGAGGTTGGCTCCTGTAAGATCGGAGTCGTTGAGGCTGGCGCGAGTGAGGTTGGCGCCGGTCAGGTTAGCGTTAATGAGGTTGGTTTTGCCGAAGATGGCACCGGTGAGGTTGGCGCCCGTGAGATCGACGCCCTCGAGATCGGTGTCACCGAGGCTGGCGTTCGTGAGGTCGATGCCAGAAAGATCTTTGAGCTCATGAGGCAGAGGAGGTCTGCTCTTTTTAAACCACTTAGCTTCTTTGCAAGCCCTTGCGTGAGCGAGGATAGCGACAACGCGGGGGTCGGACATGTTGGCCACGGTTCACCTCAGTACTTGAAGATGGGAGTTTTGATGTGAAGTTTGCCGTCAGAACGAAGTTCAACGACAAGTCTTTTTTTTACTTGGCGCTGCAAGCTATGACTTTTCTGTTGCAGCAAAATAACTTTTTTTGCTATTTCTTTCGGGTAACCATCTTCTGCGACATCTGTGTGTTCAATAAAGTTCAGTTGGGCCTGAGTGACCTTAGCGTTAGTCAAATCTGCGAATCCCAAATCAGCGTAGTTGAGGTCGGCTCCCGTCAGATCAGCACCTGTGAGGTTAGCGCGGCTGAGCTTGGCGATGCTGAGGTCGGCACCAGTAAGGTCAGCCCCTTCTAAGTTAGCGCTTTTGATGTCGGCTCCGGTGAGGGCGGCGCCGTTGAGGTTGGCACGATTTAAGTTGGCACGGTTCAACTCGGAGTAGCTTAGCGTGGCTGAGCGGAGGGAAGCGCCGCTGAGATCAGCTCTGCTAAAATTGGCGTTGAGGCATTTGGCTGACTCAAGTTCTGCGTTGTTTAATTTGGCGTCGACAAGTTTGACTTCTTGAAGATTGGCGTCGGTGAGGTCGGCACCAGTGAGGTCTGCGCCCGTGAGATCCGCGGAATACAGTTGGGCGCCCGACAGCTTGGCACCCCTAAGGTCGGCGCCAGTTAGGTTGACTGCAGAGAGATTTGCACGCTCAAGCTTGGCGCCACTTAAGTTGGCTCCGGCAAAGTTGACGCCGATGAGGCTGAGGCTGCTGAGGTCTATTCCAGATAATTCTTTAAGGTTTTCGGGGAATGGCGGTATGGTTTTTCCTGCGTTTTCGGCTTGGTAATGAGCCTTTACGTAATCGAGCACGCGAGGGACACGGGGATCAGACATGTCCATGAATCACCTCAATACTTGAAGATGGGAGTCTTGATGTAAAGTTTGCCGTCTGCACGCAGTTCAACGACAAGTCTCTTTTTAACTTGTTGCCTCGATCTTCTGAGTTCTGGATTGTGGAATAAAATAACTTTTTCGGCTACTTCTTTTGGGTAACCGTCTTGTGCTACATCAGTGTAAAGTGCGCTGTCTAGCTGGGCCTTAGTGATGTTCGCGTTGGTTAAGTCAGCAAAACCGATGTTGGCGGCGATGAGGTTGGCGGCGTTGAGGTTGGCGGCGGTGAGGTTGGCGTCGACAAGCTTGGCGTCGGTGAGGGTGGCGTGGGTGAGGTCGGCGCTGCTGAGGTCGGCGCGGCTGAGGATGGCGCTGCCGAGGTAGGCGCGGAGGAGCTTGGCGTCAGTGAGGTTTGCGTGGCTGAGGTCGGCGTTGGTGAGCTTGGTGTCAGTGAGGTCGGCGCGGCTGAGGTCGGCACCGTTTAACTTTGAGAAGTAGAGCTCGGCGGCGCTTAGGTCGGCACCTTCGAAGTTGGCGCGGGTGAGGTTGGCGCGGATGAAGTAGGCGCTACTGAGATTGGCACCGGTAAAGTCGGCACCTTCGAGGTTGGCGTCACTGAGGTTGGCACTGCTGAGGTCGATGCCAGACAAATCTAGGAGATTAGAAGCTAAGACTGGTCCGTCTTCTCTTCTATTTTTAGCTTCTTTGCAAGCCCTTGCGTGAGCGAGGACAAGAGGAACGCGGGGGTCAGACATATCGGCCACAGATCACCTCAGTACTTGAAGACGGGAGTCTTGATGTGCAGTCTGCCGTCTGCTCGAAGCTCAACAACAAGTCTTTTTTTGGCTGTTCGTTTCCAGGACGCAGGCGCTGGTTCGTGGGGCAAAATAACTTTTTCAGCTACTTCTTTGGGGTAACCGTCTTGCGGTACATTGACATACCCTGCGCTATTCAATTGAATTTGAGTAATCTTCGCGTTGGTCAAGTCAGCGAAACCTAATTTGGCACTTTTGAGGTCGGCGCCTTCGAGGTTGGCGCCGGTGAGGTCGGCGTCGGTGAGGTCGGCGCCGCCGAGGTCGGCGTCGGTGAGGTCGGCGCCGGTGAGGTTGGCGCCGCTGAGCTCGGCGCGGAAGAGTCTGACGCGGGTGAGGTTGGCTCCGCTTAGGTCAGCGCCCTCGAGCTTGGCGCCGTCGAGATCGGCGCCGCTGAGGTCGGCGTTGGTGAGGTTGGCGCTGCTGAGGTCGGCGCCTTCGAGAACGGCGTCGGTGAGGTTAGCGTCGGTGAGGTTGGCGCCGATGAGCCAGGCGCTGATGAGCTTGGCGCTGATGAGCTTGGCGTCGGTGAGGTTAGCGTCGGTGAGGTTAGCGTCGGTGAGGTCGGCTTCTTCGAGATTGGCGCCGGAGAGGTTGATGCCAGAAAGATCTTTGAGTTTATGAGGCAGAGGAGGTCTGCTCTTTCCCCCCGACTTAGCTTCTCGACAAGCCTCTGCGTGAGCGAGGATAGCGATAACGCGGGGGTCGGACATATCGGCCACAGATCACCTCAGTACTTGAAGATGGGAGTCTTGATGTGCAGTCTGCCGTCTGCTCGCAGTTCAATGACAAGTCTCTTTTTGGCCTTTCGCTTGTGTGGTATAGGTTCTGGTTCGTGAAGCAAAATAACTTTTTCGGCTACTTTTTTAGGGTAACCGTCTTTTGCTACATCGACATAATTTGAGGCATTCAATTGATCTTGAGTAATCTTCGCGTTGGTCAAGTCAGCGAAACCTATTTCGGCTCTTTTGAGGTCGGCGCCTTCGAGGTTGGCGCCGGTGAGGTTGGCGTTGGTGAGGTTGGCGCCGGTGAGGTTGGCGTCGCTGAGTTTGGTGCTGTGGAGGTTGGCACCGGTGAGGTTGGCGCCCCAGAGGTTGGCGCCGTTGAGGTCGGCGCCGGTGAGGATGGCGCCTCTGAGGTCGGCGCCGGTGAGGTTGGCACTGGTGAGGTCAGCGTTGGTGAGGTTGGCGCCGGTGAGGTTGGCGCCGACGAGGTTGGCGCCGGTGAAATTGGAGCCGATGAGCCAGGCGTCGCGGAGCTCGGCGCGGTTGAGGTTGGCGTAGTTGAGCTTGGCGCCGTTGAGCCTGGCGCCGGTGAGGTCGGCGCCCCCGAGGCGGGCATTCTCGAGGGCGGCGTCGGTGAGGTCGGCGCCGGTGAGGTTGGCGCCGCTGAGGTTGGCGCCTCTGAGGACGGCGCCGGTGAGGACGGCGCCGGTGAGGTTGGCGCCGTTGAGGTCGGCGCCGGTGAGGTTGGCGCGGGTGAGGTTGGCGCCGTTGAGGTCGGCGCCGGTGAGGATGGCGCCTCTGAGGTCGGCGCCCTCGAGCTTGTCGCCGTCGAAATCGGCGCCGGTGAAGTCTATGCCAGACAGATTTCTAAGATTAGAGGGTAAGACTGGAACGATTTCTCCCTGCTGCTTAGCTTTTTGGCAAGCCTTTGCGTGAGCGAGGACAGCGATAACGCGGGGGTCGGACATGTTCATGATTCACCTCAATACTTGAAGATGGGAGTCTTGATGTAAAGTTTGCCGTCTGCTCGCAGTTCAACGACAAGTCTCTTTTTGGCTATTCGTTCCCAGGACGTAGGCGGTTCGTGAAGCAAAATAACTTTCTCGGCTACTTCTTTGAGGTAGCCCAAATCCGCAACATTGACATAATTTGAGTCATCCAATTGATCTTGAGTAATCTTCGCGTTGGTCAAGTCAGCGAAACCTATTTCGGCGCCGTTGAGGTCGGCGCCGGTGAGGTCGGCGTCGGTGAGGTCGGCGCCGGTGAGGTTGGCGCCGCTGAGCTCGGCGCGGAAGAGTCTGACGCGGGTGAGGTTGGCGCCGTTGAGGTCGGCGCCGGTGAGGTTGGCGCCGTTGAGGTCGGCGCCGGTGAGGATGGCGCCTCTGAGGTCGGCGCCGGTGAGGTTGGCACTGGTGAGGTCAGCGTTGGTGAGGTTGGCGTCTTTGAGGTTGGCGCTGTTGAGCTTGGCGCTGTTGAGGTTGGCGCGGGTGAGGTTGGCGCTGTAGAGCTTGGCGCCTCTGAGGTCGGCGCTGAAGAGCCAGGCGCCGCTGAGGTTGGCGCCGTTGAGGTCGGCGCCGGTGAGGTCGATGCCGGTGAGCTTGGCGTCGGTGAGGTCGGCGCGGGTGAGGTTGGCGCCGGTGAGGTCGGCGCCGGTGAGGTCGATGCGATAAATATCTTTGAGAATATGCGGCAGAGAAGGTCTGCTTCTTTTCTGCCGATTAGCTTCTCGACAAGCCTCTGCGTGAGCGAGGACAAGAGGAACGCGGGGGTCGGACGTGCCCATGAATCACCTCAGTACTTGAAGATGCGATTTTTGATGTGAAGCTTGCCGTCCGCTCGCAGCTCAACAACAAGTCTTTTTTTGGCAACACGGTTCCAATCGACAGTTTCGTGAAACAAAATAACTTTTTCGGCCACTTCCTTAGGGTAACCCTGATATTCTACATCACGGTAAAATGCTTCTTCCAGCTGGGCCTGAGTGACCCTCGCGTTGGTTAAGTCAGCAAAACCTATTTTGGCGCGGTTGAGGTTGGCGCCGTTGAGCTTGGCGCCGTTGAGGTCGGCGTCTTCGAGGTAGGCGCCTCTGAGGTTGGCGCCCGTGAGGTCGGCGCCGATGAGGTCGGAGCCGCGGAGGTTAGCGTCGGTGAGGTCGGCGTTGGTGAGGTTGGCGCCGGCGAGGTCAGCGTCTTCGAGATTGGCGCCGGAGAGGTCGATGCCAGAAAGATCTTTGAGCTCATGAGGCAGAGGAGGTCTGCTCTCTTCCCCCCAAAAAGCTTCTCGACAAGCCTCTGCATGCGCGAGGATAGCGACAACGCGGGGGTCGGACGTGTCCATGAATCACCTCAGTACTTGAAGATGGGAGTTTTGATGTGAAGCTTTCCGTCTGCGCGCAATTCGACGACAAGTCTCTTTTTGGCAACACGGTTCTTGGACACAGGTTCTTTCGCGTGAAGCAAAATAACTTTTTCGGCTACTTCTTTGGGGTAACCGTTTTGTGCAACATCGACATACCATCCTCTATCCAATTGAGCTTTAGTAATCTTCGCGTTGGTCAAGTCGGCAAAACCTAAGTTAGCTTCACCTCCTGAGTAGAGTTCACCTAAGTAGACGCCGGTGAAGTCGGCGTCGGTGAGATTGGCGCCGGTGAGGTCGGCGTAGCTGAGGTTGGCGCGGTTGAGGTTGGCGCCAGTGAGGTTGGCGCCGTGGAATCTGGCGGCGCTGCCGAGCTTGACGTCGGTGAGGTCGGCTCCGGTGAGGTCGGCGCTGTCGAAGTAGGCGCTGCTGAGGTCGGCGCCGGTCAAGTTGGCGTCGGTGAGGTTGGCGCCTCTGAGGTCGGAATTGCCGAAGTAGGCGCCTCTGAGGTCGGCGCTGCTGAGGTCGGCGCCGGTGAGGTTGGCGTCGGTGAGCAAGGCTTCGATGAGCCGGGCGCCGGAGAGGTCGATGCCAGACAGATATCTAAGATTATAGGGCAAGCGTGAAGAGAGTCTTCCCTGCTGCGTAGCTTGTAGACAAGCCTCTGCGTGAGCGAGGACAGCGATAACGCGGGGGTCGGACATGTTGGCCACGGTTCACCTCGAAGGTTTTTTCTTTTCTGACTGCTTCTTCTTCACTGTCTGGTTGAGGACAGAAAGATGCATCAGAGCGGACAGAATAGCAGCTTGGCTTTGCTGAGGCAGGGATGCCTCTTCAGCTTCGAGTGCTGCAATCAAATTTTCTGTCTCCGCTTTGAGCTTGGACAACAACGATTTTGTCTGTTCCCTCTTCGACAGGGATAAAAGAGATGGCTGAAAGCCCTTCTTCCTAGCCTGTTTGGGTTGCTCTTGACCTTCTTGGGTTGTAGCTCTTGCCATCTGTCACTCTCGCTCTTAGGGGGCGCGGCACAGGAAGGTGCTCGTGCCTGTCTCTGAAACTGAAACGTTAGAAGCGATTGCATTGCTCCCTGAACATTCCTGGCTACGGCAGTACGTCATTCACGCCCTCAAGCAGACTGTTGCTCCTCTCTGTTATCACATCGGCATCGGTATCGCTGTTCTCGGCGTTACCTGCCCCATTCATTACGGCATGTCTTATGCAGGCCCACTTCGGGCGAACAATTTTGTGCTCTGTGTCGGTCGATCTGGCGAAGACAATAAATCCACAGCCCTCAACATTGGTATTGAGCTTCTCAAAAGCGCTGAATCAAGCCTGATAGGCGACTTCCCGGGATCTCAGGAAGGGTTGATTGAAAGCTTGATGGATCAGGAATCCCAAGTGATTCCAATGTCGGAGTTCGGCAAGTTTCTTTCCTCGGCCCAGCGCGGGTACTTCGAACCCATCAAGACTGCTTTGACTGATCTGTGGGACTGCGGAAAGCAGACAAGGAGAAAAGCGGCTCAGCGGGGTCAGGTCGTAAAAGTTGAAGTTGAGAACCCCAGACTTTCTATTGCAGCCGCTTGCTCCATCCCTTACCTCGAAAAACATACTTTATCGGAGGACTGGACAGGAGGCTTCATGGGGCGATGGCTCGTTTTCTACGGTATGCGTGAACGGTATGATGCAAATCCCGTAGGCGACGACAGCATGGTTCCCCTTCTGAAAGAAGGCTTGCAGTCTCGCGCGCAAACAGCTTCTGCAGGCTTCTGCAAAGGCTTGACGCCCGAAGCTCAGGAGCTTTGGGATGAGTGGTACAAAGACATCGTTCACCGCAGACTGCCCAACAACATCGTGGGCATCCGTTCTCGAGCGCCGACTATCGCGAGAAAGCTGTGTCTTGTTCTGGCTTGGGATTACGGACTGGCTCGCGAAGGCGCCCCTTGGGATCTCGATGTCGACATTTTGCGCCCCGCCATTGCGATCACTGAGCTTCACGTAAAGAGCTTGGTCGACCTTTCCTCGATGATCGCGGAGCACGCTGACGCACGAATGCGTAGATCTGTCATCGACGCCGTGGAATGCGTCGGAGGCGTTGCTACTCTGGGCGAGATTCTCTCTCACTTGAAGATGAGAAAACGCCCTGTGGTCGAAGTGCTCGATTCCTTGATCGAAGAGGGAAGAATCAAACGAATCAAGACTTCCCTCGGGTACTCATACGAACTTCAATGAGAGGCAGCAGCCACTTCAGATTGACGGGCTTGAGCGAGCCCGGCTTTGTCGGAACAAGTGGCGTGTAAATCTCTTTTTCCGGTGTGGGCTGCGCCCACTCTCGAAGGGTCTGGATCGCTTGCTTGGGCAAGATGATCCAGGCCTTTGAGCCATTGGCTTCAGGCGTTTCGTAACGGTCTTTGTTTTCGTTGTAGATGACATGCCCCCACGTCCTTGTCTTCAGGCTCTTTGCTTCGAGACCAGACAAGATGCAGTCCGCGATGGCGTCTACGACTTCGACAGGCACCTGAGGGATGTCCACGATGTTCTCCACGGGCTTGGGAGGTCTTCCGAGGGGCAGGACAGGGAGATCGGGCAACTGCTTTTCGTAAAGCTCAAGCATGTACCGAGAGTAAGCTCGGTAAGCAGAACGAGTTTTGGGGTGCAGAAGGATGACTCCTTTCACTTGCTCCTCGTCCTCGAAGGTAGTTGAGTTCAAAGCTCTTTCGAGGCAATTGATGTGAGACAAGTAGACTTTGATCGAGTTGTCCTTCATCTGCATCTCTTTCTTGAGCCATTCTTTGAACTGCATGGTCACTCCGTTAACTGGTTTACGGGATAACAGAACTCGTTTACCCTGTGTCGCGCTGGTAGTCAAATCACCTGGAATAGAAAGACATAGGTACTTCTCCTTATGCATGTCTATTCCAGACTTGTCTCTCTGATTTCAGACAGCGTGCGCAAACGATAACGTACTTCTGTTATCCAGTTATTCAGTTAACTACGCCCGGCGCAAGCATCGCGTCGCGTCACGTGCGTGTCGTGCGTGTCGTGCGTGTCGTGCGTGTCGCACGTGTCGTGCGTGTCGCACGTGTCGTGCGCGTCACGCGTGTCGCACGTGTCGCACGTGACGTGGGAGTCGTACGTGTCGCACGTGACGTAGGGACCGTACGTGTCGCACGTGACGCACGTGTCGCACGTGACGTACGTCCACTCCGTACGGCGCGCACGTTACGTACCCGCTCCGTACGGCGCGCACGTAACGTGCATGCACGTACGCCCACCGTACGTCCGCACGGACGTGCGCATGTGTACGTGATAGAAAGGGCCGGAGTTAATCCAAAGAAGGCCAAAAAAATTTTGTTAGACCAAAGAGAGGGTCGATAGGAACCTTACTGTTTCCGACGGTTTCTGTCGATACCCTCAGTCTCTCAGGGATCGTGGTTGATTCCCGAGAGCGAGGGGTTTGTCCCCCACGGGAGCGTGTTGTATCGCTCCCTCACATGCCCTTGGAGGCACCATGTCCGCTGTTCTCCCCGCGCAGGCCTTCGTCGAGACCTCCACCATCACCGTCCCCGTGGACGGCCGCCAGCGGGTGTTCTTCGGCCACACGGCCGAGGACACGACCCAGTACCTCTGGGTGTTCAAGGCGGGGGGCGCCATCGAGGCGTTCCCCGGGCGCGACCCGAAGTCGCTGCCCTCGGTCGAGGGGGTCGAGGGCCGCATCCTCGTCCCCCTCACGACGGACAACTTCGGGGTCCAGCCCGGGGCGCGCGGCTCCACGCTCGTGGCCACCGAGGCGGCCCGCGGCCGCCGCCGCGACGAGCTGCGCGGCCTCGGCACCCCCGCCCCCGCGCCCGCCCCCGCCCCCGTGACCGGCACCCCCGCCGCGGGGCTCGCCTTCGGGGTGCCCCGCGCCCCCACCGCCGCCTCCACGAAGGTCGCCGCGCCGCCCCCGGCGCCCCCGGCGGTCAAGCCCGACGACCCCCGCGCCGTCGGGCTCTACAAGGGCACGCTGACGATCTCCGCGGCCATCGAGGGGCTCACGTCCGCGGAAATCGTGGCCCTCACGGCCGCGGTGAGGGCGCTCAAGGAGCGCCACGCGGCCGAGGAGGCGGCGATGGCCGCCGCCGTGGACGGGCTGAAGCAGCTCATGGGCGAGATCCCCGGCGTCGTGACGCCCGTCGCGCCGTCCGCCCCCGTGGCTCCGTCCGCCTACGACGACGCCACCGCTGACGCCGACGCCGACGACGACATCGGCCTCGACGACGACGAGGCCCCCGTCGCCGGCGTGGGGTAGCCCCCAGGCAGGGGTGAGGGTTTAGGCCCTCGCCCCTGCCCGGTCCGTGACCGTCACGGGCCCGTGCTGACTTCACGCGAGATCGCGTGAGGTCATCTCGGCCTCGTGGCCGTGCGCTCAAGCTCGTGGTGAGCGAGAGCACAACCCAGCGGAGTGTCTACGCGCCCGCGGACACTTCGCATCACGTACGTCACGTACGTGTTTGAGCGGGCATAGGAGCTACCATGACCTACACCGAAACCCTCGCGGAAAAGGCGGTTGAGGGCCTGGGCATCGGCTTTGGCGGGACCTCGCAAGTCTCGCCCGACGTGCTCGGGCAGGCCCTCGCGGGCCAGATCAACAACGGGGGATGGGCGCTCATCGCGCCCGTCTCCCACTGGCAGGACGTCCTCTTCCGCGCGTGGGAGGGGGATGGGGATTACTGGGAGGACGACGATCGTGAGGCGGCGAAGGCCGCATTCGTGGCGGGGTTCGAGGCTACAATCCTCGCGCTGGGCCTCAGCCTCGAAGAAGTGTACGCGGCGCAACCGCCGCCTCCGGCCGAGCCCCCTCAGCCTGGGGATCATTGGTAGGCGAGGGGCCTGCGGGCCCGTGCTGACTTCACGCGAGATCGCGTGAGGTCATCTCGGCCTCGTGGCCGTGCGCTCAAGCTCGTGGTGAGCGAGAGCACAACCGGAAGAAGTGTCTTTGCGCCCGCGGACACTTCGCATCACGTACGTGCTTGAGCGGGCATAGGAGCTACCATGACCGACAAGCCACATCTGTGGCTGGTGGATCCAGCCATCACAGAGGAGGACCCGTGCGACGAGTCCTCTGAAGAGTCGGAGGAGGACTACGAGCAAGCAAACGAGCTTGCTCGGGGCATTTTCATGCACCTCACGGGTGCCCTGGGGCACGCCAAGTACGTGTCTCTGTCCCTGCTGGGTCGGGCAGTCGCGACTCGCGTGCTGCTGGGGGAGCAGCTTGCTCCTCGTCTCCTCGCGTTCGCGTGCGCGTTGAGGTGGCTGGAAGCCCGGCACGGGGAAAGCCCCGTCTCGGACGAGGACTACGCGTTCGCGTCCGACACATGTCGGGCGGCAATGGTCGTGTTCCTCGCGGAGCACGACGTCACCTCCAGAAGTTAGGCCAGGGGGCCACGAGGCCGAGATGACTTCACGCGATCTCGCGTGAGGTCGTCTCGGCCTCGTCGCCGTGAGCTCAAGCTCGTGGTGAGCGAGAGCACAACCGGAAGAAGTGTCTACGCGCCCGCGGACACTTCGCATCACGTACGTCACGTACGTGTTTGAGCGGGCATAGGAGCTACACATGACCGCGCTTTACACTGACCCCTACGCAGACCCCTACTCGTTCGCCAAGGCCGCCGGCTGGGAGGGGCAGATTGTGCCCTTCCCGGGCGAGGACCACTTCCGCACCGTCACGGTGCGGGACGAGACCGTGACGGTCCTCGTCGCTCTCGGGCTCGGGGGCTACTACGCCCCCGTGAACGACAAGGGGCAGATCCTCGTCCGGCCCCCCCAGGTGGGGGACCTGCTCCACTACCTCCCCGACATCCTGGGCTGGATGGGCCAGCCCACCAAGCTGCGCCCGGAGGCGCTGCTGACCCCCGGCTGGGCCAAGACCTGGCCCGGCAAGTACACGGACCAGAACCTTCGGGAGGTCGAGGAGCGGCGGGCCGCCCGTGAGGCGAAGGCGGTGAAGCCGACCTCCGCGGCGTCGGCCCCCGCCGCCCCGTCCCCGGCCCAGGTCGGTCCGGTGAAGGCGAAGGTGAGCTTCGGCTCGCCGTCGCCTTCCTCCTCGTCGCCCGCGCTCGACAGCGACTCCGGGCCGTTCTCGGTCGAGGGAACCATCGACATGCACGACACCGGCGTCGTGCAGCCCTCGGTCGAGGCCACCGCGCCGCCGGCGCCCGCCGCCCCCGTGAAGGCGAAGGTGAGCTTCGGCTCGCCGTCGCCCTCCCCCTCGCCCTCCTCCCCGGCCGCCCCTCCTGTCCTCGACCCCATCGTGGACGAGAGCGGGCTGTGGTTCCTGCGCCGCGCGGAGATCACCTGGGACCAGTGGTTCCAGGAGGTCGTCGCCTTCGCGGAAGGCGAAGGCAACCCGTCGCTGATCGCGCACGGGCTCGCCGCGGGCCTGCCGCTCGTGCGGCCGACCGACCCGAACCGGGTCGATTTCCGCAAGAGCAAGTTCACCGCCCCGCTCGGGCGGCCCCCGGGCTCGTAGTGACCTTGCCGACTGTCAATGCTTGAGCGATCGAGCATTGACAGTTGGCACAGCCCGCGATACCCTGCGGGTACTTGAGCGCCCATAGCTCAGATGGATAGAGCAACGGCCTTCTAAGCCGTGGGTCCCTGGTTCGAGTCCAGGTGGGCGCGCTTCTTTGACATTGGGGCGTAGTGTAATGGTAGCACAAGGGGTTTTGGCCCCCTTGGTCCGGGTTCGAGCCCTGGCGCCCCAGTTTTCGTTGGTGCTCCAACGCCCCGTGTGCGCGGGGCTCCCCTTCGCGGGAAAAGGTGCTTGCTAACCACGCACACGGCGGCAAGAAGCTGGGCGGTCGCTGTCGGTCCGTTTCCAGGGTGGACGCCGTAACACTGTCCCACGGTAGCGTGTGGGGCGGATCACGTGCGAACGAGGTCGCACGACGTTTGCCAGCCTTCCTCGTCCTTGCTGAAAAAGGCTGGAATTTGCGAGAGTGGTGGAATAGGTAGACGCGCCGGACTCAAAATCCGGTGACCGGAAGGTCGTGCGGGTTCGATTCCCGCCTCTCGCACTTCGCTGGCGTAGCTCAACTGGCAGAGCAGCGGTTTTGTAAACCGCAGGTTATCGGTTCAAGTCCGTTCGCCAGCTTCTTTTCGGGGACGTAGCTCAGTTGGGAGAGCACCTGCTTTGCACGCAGGGGGTCACGGGTTCGAGTCCCGTCGTCTCCATTTTGTTTGGCCCTCGCGGTGAGGGTAGGGCAGCGTAGCTCATGAAAGGCTTGACCATCGCCATCTCCGTGGTTGGTCAGAAGCCCCTCCGAAGCCCTATCCGTTTGACCGTGAGCCCCGCGAGGGCCTTTTGCCGACATAGCTCAGTGGTAGAGCAGGCGGCTGTTAACCGCCTTGTCGCAGGTTCGATCCCTGCTGTCGGCGCCACTTCAGGGGCGGTAGCTCAGTCGGTCAGAGCACCCGGCTCATACCCGGTATGTCGTGGGTTCGAGCCCCACCCGCCCTACAGTTTGCGAGAATGGTGGAACCGGTAGACGCGCTGGATTTAAAATCTGGTGACCGCAAGGTCGTGCGGGTTCGAGCCCCGCTTCTCGCACACATTCGGGACGCTAGCTCAGTCGGTAGAGCACCGGCCTTTTAAGCCGAGGGTCGTGGGTTCGAGTCCCACGCGTCCCACACTTTATTCGAGGCCAAGGAGGCCGCATGATGTATGCAGGTATTGGGTCGCGGCACACCCCCGCAGAGATGTGCGCCTACATGGCGCAGCTCGCATCTTTCCTGGAGAGCAAGGGCCTCATCCTTCGCTCCGGCGGCGCTGCTGGCGCGGACCTTGCGTTCGAGGCCGGGGTCAAAGACCCCACAAAGAAGGTCGTTTACACGGCCCACAGCCGTTTGTCTGCCGAGGACTGGAAGTACGGGTTCGATCACGTCTCGTGGTTCCACCCGGCTCCTGACAAGGTTCTCGGCAGCAAGTGGGGCCGAGTCATGGCGCGCAACACTTTCCAGGTGTTGGGCACTCCGTCCGAGCAAGCCGCAGGCCAGCCCCACAGCGCTTTTGTGGTCTGCTGGACGCCCGACGGGGCCGAGAAGGTCACCACCCGTGCTACCGGAGGCACGGGACAGGCGATCCGGATTGCCGCTCACTACGGTATTCCGGTGTTCAATCTCCGAGTTCACGATGCTGTCGATCGTCTCGACAGCTTTCTCGCCAGCCGTGCTTAGGAGGCACCCATGAAGTATCCCATGAAGTATGTCGAGTTGACGCATGTCTTGAGTCAGGACGGTACCAAGTTCTACCACCCGATGTTGGTCCCCGTCGGGCAGTTCTCGGTCGTGGGGCCGCCCCCGGAGCAGGGTGGTTGTCTGATCATCCTCAACGGCTCGAACACGGGCCTCGTGATCGACGAGCCTTACGAGAAGGTCTGCGAGATCATCTCCTCGCTCTGCGACGTCACCCGTCTGCCCGGCGAGGAGTGAGCTATGGTCGAGAAATACTCGAAGATCATGCAGGACCCCGCCTGGATTGCCTTCGCCTCCATGGCGGAGCGATTCAACCAGGTCGCGCTTCGACTGGAAAGCGGCAAGCCCTCCTCGATGGAGGTGTTCTCGACGCACCTCAACGAGGCGGTCGCGCCGCTGAAGATGGTCACTCCCAGCCCGAAGGTCGCGGCCATCTTCAAGAAGGCCGCCAATCGGGCCGCCGCCCAGTTGACGCTGGCCGCCCAGACCTACGGCATGGGTCCGTTCGGGGCCCAGCATCACTGGTGTGGAGCGATGCGTGCCGACTTGCAGCGCCTCGCAACCGACCTCTACTTGCAGCTCGCGGTCGAGATCGAGTAGAACATCGGTTTGTCTGACCCCGGGGTTCGCAGCCCCGGGGTTTCGTCGTTTTTGCACTTACTTTCGGCGAGGTAGTTGTGATCTTTCTGTTTCTCGCGGCGGCTGCGGGCGGTCACGGTATCGAACCCAGCCGTGATGATATTTCGTTCGTCTCGGTCGAAGGCTACCCGGTGGCGAAAACAGATTGCCCGCTGGACTTGCTTTTAGCGGCTGAGTACGCGGCTGAAGTTCTCGGGGTTCCCGAGAGACTGGCATCGACTATCGCCATCCACGAGAGCCGTTGCGACGAAAAAGCTCTTGGGGCTTTGGGTGAGGTCGGAGTAATGCAGATTCGCCCTGAGTTGTGGTTGGGCGACTTGTGCCGGGCAGGCATTGCTTGCTCGGAGGCAGAGTTGTGGGACGCCACCACGAATGTCGAGGCTGGCGTCTGGATACTTTCTCGCTTCCCGGGGTCTGCGTGGTCCCGTGCGAAGCGCTACAACGGCTCGGCGGCTTACGCCGATGCGATCAGGAGAAAGATGTGAAGAGAAGGAAACATGTAGACCACGCTGTCCGTGGTTTCGTGGTGGGGAAAGACCGCAGCATGACTGACACAGAGCTGATGTCTTGCTTGACACAGTGCAGCCTCACCGAAGCTGTCTTCTTCTTCGAGGGGGGCGGCGACTCAGGTGACCTGTCGTCGGAAAACTACTTCTGTGACAATGGAGAAGTTTCGATCGAAGGGCTCTTTGTCGACATTCCCAAGGTAGATGTGCGGCCTTTGTACGGTCGCGACTTCACGCCTACCGAGGTCATCGTGTCGCTGCGGCAGAGCGCGATCGACGCCTTGAGCAGCATCGCGTGGGGGAAGGCCGACTCAGTGCCGTTCGACTGGGTCAACAACGAGGGGGGCTGGGTACGCGTCACCTTCTCAGTCGAGAACGGTACGCTTATCGACTGTGGAGAGAATGAAGTCGAGTATTCTGATGAGGAGGAAGAGTGAACTACCTGTTGTCTCTCCCGGCATTGCCGAGTTGGGTTCAATTCTACTGCGTGGGCGTCATTATCACTGGGCGCCACACGGCGGTGAGGCGGGTGCTGAACAACCTGTCTCCCGCAGATCGTCGGGTCGTGCTCGCAGTCATCGAAGACTGCGTGAAACGTGATCTCAACAAGGTTCCCTGTGTCGAGGGAGACTTCTTGCCTGCGGAGTGCAACTGATGAAACAGATTGTCGAGAGAGGCGATGTGGAGCTCCTCGCCGGCGGTGTCGCGGCTGTGGGAGCCTACAAGATTTCTGACCGAGAGGAGGATGTTGCTCTGCTGTCGGTCCTCTTGCGGCAGAAGCTTTACCTTGACCCCACGTGGGCCGCTGTCCGGGAGGTCGTCAGCAACGCGATCGACGCGCACGAAGCTGTCGGTCAGACGAAGAAAGTCAACATCCACTTCCCGACTTCGATGGACCCGACGTTCCGCGTGCGGGACTACGGGCCTGGTCTGTCGGAAGAAGATGTTCTCGGGCTGTACTTGACGTTCGGGTCCAGCACGAAGCGCAATTCCGATTCCCAGATCGGCGGCCTTGGCCTCGGCTGCAAAGCTCCGCTCGCTTACGCGGAGAGCATGTCTGTCGAAAGCCACCACGGCGGCGTCAAGAAGACCTACATGTTTTTCCGTGATCTGGGTGCGGCCGGCCAAGCCCACAAGGTCGCGGAGGAGCCCACGACAGAGACTGGCATCGAGGTCTCTTTTGCCGTCAAGCTCGCGGACACGCATCTGTTGCAGACTTACGCCGCCAGGATGTTCCTGTGGCACGACCAGCTTCAGAGTAACGTGGAGATTCCCTCAGTGCCGGAGTCTTCGCGTAGAGGGGATTACATCGTGTTGCCGAATGACATGCTGCGCAGCACAGGCAGCTCGCTGCACGTTGCAATGGGCGGCATCATCTACCCGCTGCTGAGCGACAAGCTGATGGGCGGCTACGATTCGACTGAAGACGAGAGGGCCAAGTTAGAGCGAGTGCTCCGATTCTTGAATCACTTCAATCAGAAGTTGGTTCTTCTGCGGTCGGTGGGGTTTTGCCCAGTCTCTCCTTCTCGGGAGAACTTGGAGTACACCAAGAAGAGCACCATTGCGCTGCTCCGCTCGCTGGTAGAGTCCACGTCCGGCATCTACGCCAAGACGCGAAAAGACTTCGTAAGCATGCCGTTTTGGCAGCAGCTCGCGATAAGTTATTTGTGCGGCAACAACCGCTCTTATGACGGAATGGGAACGCTCTCGTACATCCAGATGACGCACAAGGCGTCGTATCTCTTGGTCGACCCACAGCTCAGAATTGAGCTCAACGACAAGAAAAACGAACTTGTCCAGCTACTGGAAGCGTCGCTGAAGAAGCACAAGCTCACGCTGAAAGTTCTCGATTGGGAGAAGAAAGCCAAAGCTGTACCAGCGGAACGGATCTTCGTGGGTCCTTCTCGTCATCGTTCAGCGAGAAACCTGTTGAATGACGAGCCACCCACGCTCGTGTTGTGCGACAAACGCAACTACATTGAGCGCGGGTTCGGTCCGGGTTCCCTTCTTGTGGTTGCCAGCTCAGGGACTATCGCTGACACGGCGAAGGTTTTGGCTCTTTTCGCAGCGGAGCTGTCAGCTAAGCTCAAAGAGTTTGAGTTTCCTGCGTTTGAGTTTGTATACTGCTCGTCGCAGAAGCCTCCCGATAGGCAGAGATCGGCCACCAAGGCTCTGCGCCGCAAAAAGGGTTTTGTGTACTACTGCAACACCATGAAGCTCTTTCGCGACGAGAACTACAAGGACTGCGACCGGTACGTGGCCGAGGACGACGACACCATCCCTTACGTGGTGGTGAACGAAACAACCGGAAAGTCTTACACAGGGGGCCTTCCTTCTGTCGAAGCGCTCGGATCTGTCATGCGGGCAGTGAATGAACCTTTTCCTGAAGTAGTGCGTGTATTCTTCTCGGCCGAGACTCCCACGGGTCTGTCCTTGTTCGAGTTGTACAACAGGATGGGGGCAAAAGCCATTGCGAACAACTGGGATTTAGTTGTCAGGGAGGTGAAGCGCGTCGCCTACACGCCTACCACCAGAGACTTTGACGTTGTTGAATGTGTCAGTAAAGCATGTGGTTTGCCTCCTGACATGGAAGCTGTTGCGAACAACTACACCATTCCCCGATTGACTGGATCCATGAGCAGCGTCATGATCCAGCTTGACTACCACTCAAAGTGGATCACGCCTGATATGCACAAGGAACTTGAGGCTGTCCGCGCGGAAGCAAGAAAGGCCATTGAGGCCATGCACAACAAGTACGCTTTGCTGTTTTTGGGTTTTTCCCACCATGATTCCAAGTCTGATCTGGAAAGTTACATCTCCCACCGCAACGAGGTCTGACATGTCTACCACTCCCGTCATCTTCATGACCGACAGCACCGTCTGCATCTACTGGAAGGGCAACAGCTACAACCGCGCCCGTGAAGACATCGACAGCGATGCTTTCTCGGCTCTCGCGAAGGAGGGGCGCATCGACGAGGCGATCGCCCTGATCAACCCCCGCGTCGCCGTCGACCTTTGGCTCGACGCGTACCCTGACGGCTCGGTGCAGTTCGACGGAATGATCTTCTGCATCGACAAAAAGCCCCTTCCCGTTGATCTCAGCGACCGCGTCTTGGAGCTGGCCAACGCCGGCCTTCGTCCCGACAGCCTCGTCAACTTCTGGCGTCGTTTGCAGCACAACCCGAGCTGGAAGTGCACTCAGAACTTGTTCAAGTTCCTCAATTTGCACAAGATCCCGCTCGACAACGATGGCTTCATCGTCGGCTACAAGGCAATCCGCAGGGACCGCACCGACATCCACTCCGGCAAGATCAAGTACGAAGTCGGCGATACTGTCACCGAGCCTCGCAACTACGTCTGCGACGACACTTCGGTTGGCTGCTCGACGGGGCTGCACGTTGGCTCTGCCGATTACGCATTGCACTTCGGGGGCACGGACAGCATCAAGATTCTGTGCCGGGTCGATCCCGCGGACGTTGTCAGCATCCCCGATGACTGCAACTTCAGCAAGCTGCGTACCTGCAAGCTCGTCGTCATTCGGGATTGGGAGGAGCGCACGGCCTTCCCGGTGGTGTTCGAGGACCGCAACGACAGCGTTTACGAGGACGAGTACGAGGACGAGGACGACGACTACGAGGATTACGCGGACGAGGACGAGGACGAGGACGAGGACGAGGACGAGGATGCCGACGGTGCCGAGGACGAGAGCGACGACTACGAGGACGAAGATCACTTCGATAGTCCGACTGTCATCCCCGACGCCGCGCTGAGCGGTTCCAGCCTCAGCCCCCGCGCGAAGCAGCTCGCCGGGATGAATTGGAAGGAGCTTCGCAAGATGCTGATCGCAGCAGGCCACCCCGCGGGTCACGGCCCTCTGGCCACCAAGGCCGCCATGCTCGCTTTGGCGATCGAAAAGAACCTTTGACCAGTGGGGGCTCCTTCGCCCTACGCAGACCGAGAGGATTACAATGAATACCATCCTGTGCGTAGCCATGCATGTGCAGGAAGGACGCTTGCGTGGGCTCGGGGGAGCCCTCCTGGCTCGCCTTCCCGCTGGTTCTTGGGCTGTCATCGACGACGCCCTCTGGGAACACCCTGAGGGCATCAACTTTGCCGATGCGTGGCTTCTCTTTCTCGAATGGGCCCGCGGCCTGTCCCGAGGCGATAAGCCTGTGCTTGCTGTGTGGGGGCGTCAAACCCTCACACAGCTTCGGCGGAACTGCTACGAGTTTGAGCTTAGCTTCCCTTGGACAGATGACTTCGTGTACGACGTAAGGGAGGCAGTTTCTTGCCAGTACCCTGCCCTCGAACTCAACCAGATTCGCGTAGAGGCGGTCTGTCGAGACTTCGGTGTGGGGAATGGCGTCTACAACGTCCTTCTCGATGCTCGCGACCGCGCAAACGCTTTGGCGGGTGTCGCGAAGATGCTTCAGAATCACCGCTTGTTGGCCGCAGAAGCGGCAAAGTGAGGCTCGTTTGAGCAAAGTTTTCGTGTGTCCCCACTGCGACGTGGAAGTTTCCCGGAAGAATGTTGATGTCCCGTATCGTGTTAACGCTCTGCCTGACGTGATCATCGTCGGCGCGAAGTTGGCTCAGTGCCCGGGATGCCAGGAATACTACTTTTGCGATCCAGCCCACTACCGCTACATGACGCAGTGCATTGCACGCTCGATCGCGCTTCGCCCCGGCCGGCTGACCGACAGCGAAAAGTTGTTGCTCTTGCTGCGCTTCAAGAATCGTGTCGCGCCCGAGATGGCGCATATGTCAGAAGGTGCCGAAGCCAAGTACCGTGCGCTTCTGGCGGCAGTGCCTGTGACTGAGATCATGGCTGTCATGGCCATGCCACGCTGCAAAACTTTCACCATCACTCTGTAGGAGACGCCATGAAGAAGAAAGACGCGGAAGCTGTGTTTCGTGGGCTCGCCGAGGAAGTCCGCCGGCGCAAGAATGAAGGGGAAAGCATCCCCCACATCTTCTTCCTGCTGGTTCCTGGCGTGCAGCCACTGATGATCGATGTGTCTGAGTTGCTGCGACTGCAGCCGGATCTGACGAAAGACGAGGTGGCTCAGTTCGTCAAGCTCGCGAGCTTGAACACGGGTGCTCGCTACGTCATTCAGATGACGGAAGCGTGGTGCCTCACGACGCACCAACACCCTGGCGACATCGAGATCTCGAAGCACCCCGACCGCCAGGAGATCATCATGCTCACGGTCGACGGCGTCGACTACAACAGCACCATCATGATGGCCATCGAGAACGACCGCGTAGTCGGCGAGAACAAGGAAGTTGTCGGCACCTTCGACGGGCGCTTCTCCAACATGTCCGGCAACGTGGGGATCAACTGATGCAGATCACGTTTCATCAAGCCGACATGCTCGAACTCGGCAAGAACGAAGCGGCCAAGGGCAAAATCACTGTCGTGCACGCGTTCTCGAGCGAGGACCAGTACCGCGGTAGCGGTCAGCTCGGACACCTGCTGCGAAACACCAGCCTCAAGAACCGTTCGCCTCCCGACGGCATCTACCCCATCGGCGAAAAAGAGGTGAAGACCTACTGCTTGTCAGCCTCCCACGACCAGTCGGGGACAGAGATGTTCTTCGTGTTCTCGCCGTGCGTGAAGTGGGGTGTGTCGAAGATGACCTACGATGAGAAAGTCGAGGTCATGGAAGCGAGGGCTTCGGCTGTTCGGGCAGCGGCGATGAGCCTGAACGCAGAGACGCTTGTGTTGGGCGCTTGGGGCTGCGGCATCTACGGTGTGCCTGACCGTGTGTCTGCTCAAGTCCAGTTCGACAAGATCCTGACGGGAGGTGGTTTCAAGTCCGTCCTGTTCGGCTTCACTGACCGCAGACAGCGCCTCGCGTTCGAGCTGGAGCGCAATGCCTGGCAGAAGAAGTCTCAAGCATGAAAGAAGCTGATTACACATCTGCGTTGATCGCGATGACTGCTTGTTTCGTCATTGCAAGCCTTGTGCTGCGGCGAGTTCAGGCCAAGGCGAAGGACACAGAACTAACGCAAATGATCGACTCTGCGGCTGAAGTAGTCATGCTTTCGATGTACTTCGCAGGAACTGTTGTGGTGGCTGTCGTTGCGAGCGAAGTCTTGCCGCAATGGGCCACCCTTCCTGTGGTAGAGCTGTGGATGTGGTTGTATGTCTATCCAGTGATCGCCTTGACGAAAGCTATTTTGCGAGTTCACAAGCCATGACGCCCCTGTCCGTATTCGTAATCTGCTTTATAGTCCTGCGAAACGTGAAGAACAGTTCGCAGGCAACAGGCTACGCAAAGATGATCAACTACGTCGTTGGCGTTCAGGCCGTCAACACAGTATACGTCATCGTGTCTCGTGTTGTCGGCCATAAGCCAACGGTCGCAGAAGTGATTGCATTGAGCTTGCCTTTCCTGTACGTGGCCAAGCTCGAACTCGAAATCAAGAAGGAGAAGTGAACATGACCCCTCTGGACCTCGAGCGGCTTGCCGTTCGCATCGAATCCCTCGTCAACACTTCCACAAACGGCTGGTCGGCAAGTGAAGCGTTCGATATGCTTCGCCTTCTGCCGGACCCTTCTGACGCAGAAGGTCGTGTCCGACTGCCGCAGACGAAGCGTCTTCGTGAAGCAGCAAAAAGGCAGGCTCCTTTCCCGACTCCGGTCGACTACCAGAGATGGCTTCGAGCCTGCATGGATCTCGAGCATCATGTGTCGCGCAACCGCCCCGGCAGTCCGACCCGCATGATGCGGGAAGCCATGCGCGGTCGCTTCCCCCTCACTAGGTAGGAAACAGGAATACACAATGCCGAACGCAACGACATCTCAGTCTTCGCATCTTTCCCGCCTTCTTCGAGAGGCGGCCGATACCATCGACACTCTGGCGGCGAATCGATCGCAGGAAGTAGAACTCAAGAAGATTTACGAGCTGCTCGAATGGTCCGGATTCCCTGTTCAGGCCGACGTAGACAAGGCGACAGAGGACGACTTCGTTCGCTCAGTTCGGGCTCTGGCGAGAAGCAGAGAGAGCATCAGTCACGATTACGAAGCCCTGAAGCTCGAACTCGCCAAACTCCGCGAGACCATCGACCTGGCCAGCCGAACGCTGACTGCTTACGGATTCGGTGAATGCCAGCGCACGGCCCCCAGCGTGAATCACCTCGCCGATGCCATCTCCTCCATGCGAATGGCACACTTGACCACCATTCAAGGCCAAGAGAGAAGGATCGCAGAGCACCGCAATCGGGCTGACACGAACCAAGACCGGGCGCGCGATCTCGAAAAAGAAGTCGAAAGGATGAAGGCTGGGCTGCGAAATCTCATCACGGACAACAACAAGTAAGGGTGCCAACATGGAAGTAGCTGTCGCTGTCATCGTCGTTTGCTTTGTGCTCTACGTCTTGTTGGATCTGTACTCGCACTTCTCCAATCGCGCAGAAGAGGAGCGCCGCCAGAGACAGGCGCAGGAGCTGATCAACGAGGCGAAACTCAGACTCGAAGAAGCAGAACGCAACACCAGAGAAGTGCTGGACCTGTACAACAAGAAGTAGCGCAACAAACATAACGACAGTTTTGCGACCCGCATTGCGACATCTCTTTGAGTATTCGAGGTATGACGTGTGCGAAGTATATCAGTCGCGGAATTGAAGGCTGCCCACAAAGCTCTTGCGGATCGGCTGCAAGAAGGTGTCTACGATTACGGCTTTTTGCGCAAGTAAGCAACAACAAAACCACGAAGGACGAAGAAATGAAGAACAGAATCATCAGCATCGGACTTGCGTTTGTGCTTTCCTGCACCGGCGAGAACCCTGAGTACGACTTGGGGTTTGAGCAGGGCTGTGAGAGCGGCCGGTATGACGCGTACAACTGCTACGCGAAGAACCCGCGGATCGACGGCCTCGAAAAGGAGGAGAGCGAATACGCTGAAGGGTTTTACGAAGGGTATGTCGACTGCTACGACGCTGCTGTGCTGCTGTCGAGCTGCAATGACTGGCAGACGAACAACGCCTGCAACGCCTGCGCAGAATAGACCTTCACCAAGAACGCGACAGAGGAAGAGCTTTTCAGTTACCTTTCTGCTTTCTGGAGCACGCGGGGCGGCAAACTCATGCAGTCTCGCTTTATCGACAGCTAACACAAGAGGTGATTTATGGCGTACAAGAAATCTGGTCCTCCTGAGTGGGTTCTTGCGGCTCGCCCCCTTCTCGGGACGATGCGGGACCCCGAGCTCGCCCGAATGCTCGGCGTCAACAAGGGCACGCTTCGCGCCCTCCGTCTGCGCGAAGGCATTGCGATGAGTCCGGACATTCCGAGAATCAAGCGAAGGAAGCCTGATGCCGAGGCTATGGCTTACGCAGACGAGAAGCATCCCGGAATCCTGGAGAAAGTAGGTCTTTTGTCGGACACTGACATCGCAAAGGAATACGGAATCTCGAGAGCACGGGTCCGAAACATCAGAAACCGGACCAACAAGAAGTCACCGGCCTCAAACGTCTTTTTCCCGAATCGCTTGGATCTGCCCCAAAGCGAAGTCGACAGGATCGGCAAAGAGCCTGACGCGAAGCTGGCGAAAGAGTGGGGCGTCTCCGCTTCTTCCGTCTGCAGATGGAGAAAACTCAACAGAATTGAGACCTTCGAGAACAACGATGCGTGGCTGAAGATTGCAGCAGCCCACGATCGCGTGGGGCAGGTGTCTGATCTCAAGCTGTCGTTGGAGTTGCAGGTTTCGCCACACACTATCATGAAGTACCGCAAAAAGCACAACATCAAGCCTGTGCGTGCTTCGCCTGCTTCAGAACACTTCGTGATTGTCGATAAGGACGAACTGAAGAGGCTGATCGACGAAGGAAAGAGTATCAAAGAGATCGCAACGCACTTCAACAGAAGCCCCGCTTGCATTCACGCCCACAAGAAGAGCTTGGGCCTTACCCGGAAAAAACCATGAACAACGACACAAATCTTATGCGCGTCTGCAATGTCATTCGGCTGCTTCTCAACTTGGCCGATGACATCGAGAAATACTCTTTGCCCCCTGAGGGTATCAAAGCGAACGCCGCGAGCCTCCGTCATGTTATCATGCACTGGTGCGGAGAGTGCAAAGAGCTGAACTTCGTCAGAATCATGGAAATCTTCTTGTCGGAAGATGCTCGTGTAGTAGAGACCCCGATGCTGTTGGCGGCTGCCATTGCGCGCTACGGAGGCTACATGGAGAGATCGGGCAACTTCAACGACAAACTCGAAAAAGTGATTGCGCAGACCTTGTGGAACCTCACTGTTATCACGGAAGGAACACAATGAGCCCGTCAGAGAGAGCAGCCCGGAACTTCACCCGGACGCGAGGCAAAGCTGCCTTTAGACTGTTCATACAGATGCTCTGCGAGAAGCAGAGTGGCACGGACATCGGGAAGCAGTTCGGCGTCTCCCGAGAACGCGTCAGACAGTGGAAAGAGATTTTCGGGACTACGATTTCGATCTACCAACCTCACGCAGAAGTGATGCGTGTTATCGGAGGCGGCAATGGACATTGACGAGATCAAGAAGAACTTCATCGAGATGAAAGAGAGACGAGATGAGCAAGAGCTGCGGCTTCAGCAAGGTCGCGACACCTTGTGGCTCGCCAACAAGATCCGCGAAATCCAGCACAATTCTCGCGCCAACGCGCAAGACATGATCGCGCTGGTCGAGGGTGATTCTCCTGATGAGTGCCGCCGCAGGCTCAAGCTTCTTGCGGAAGAGCTTCGCCTCGATCTCAGCAAGGGCGCGAACCTCAAGGTCCAAGAGATCCCACTGCACGCGAGACGCAGCCACTCTCCGAGCCCGTTCCTGATCCAATGCAGCCTCGAAGACTTTATTGCGATGTTCTGAGTCCTGAGTACAGTACGAGAGGTAAACATGTTGAACGCGATTAGCCTGAACGAAGTGTTTTTCCACGCAACCCGGCTGGGGCTTAGCTTGTTTGACATCGTCGAAGACGCGGAAGAGCAGACGATTACTGCTGTCTTTCGCGGCAACGAGAGAATGGCGTTGGTTACGGTGTTCTTAGACGGGGAAGTTATCGTTAGCTGGAAAGCGGAAAAGCCCGTCTTTGTCGAGATACAGCCCGGAAGAACAGCGGCTCTCGACGCTGCTACCCGAGTACAGTCCTACCTTGCCACAGGAGAGTGACATGAACAAATTCGTTTTGCGCTGCTGGTTGTCGCGGTTGTCTTCCTTGAGGGACATCAACAAGGAGATCAGCTACTTGAGCCACGCGAAAGGCTGGGGAAGAGTTATTGCTTTTCCGGGTGCATTCTTCAGCATCGCTGATGTCCTTGCGGACATCGACCACAGTGGGCCGCTCACTTCTCTGTACGACAAGGGGTGGAAGGATTCACCTTGGTCCTGCATTGGAAACGACTGGGTCGCGAGTTTGATCGCGGCGGATCGAAGCCTCTCTTGCATGAAGTTGCGTGTACCTAGCGGAGACAAGACCGACTACTACCCCGACCTTGGTATTGTCGTGGTTCATGAGTCAAACAACACAGCGTCTATTGTGGTCTCGCCCGACACAAGCGCTTTCCGCTCTTGGCTGAATGTGCGCCTCGCAGACAAGGCCCACGCGGCCCAGCAGATCATCCGGTTGCAGAAAGTCTCTGTTGTTTCCAGCTCCTCGTGGCGAGGGAGCAGCGAGATCACGAAGTGGGGCTTTCGCTCGGATGCTGCCGAAAAGAAAGAGCTTGTGCGAGGGACGTGGGCTCCGAGTGTAGAAAACATCGCAGCCACCCTGAAGCCCGGAAACTCCATCCTGTTGTTCGGTCCCTCGGGCTGCGGCAAGACTGAGACCGCCATTCAGGCGGCACTTCACAACGGGGCGTCTCGAGTTCTCGTCATTCCCGGTGGCGTCGTGGGGTCTGAGCTGTACGGCTCCTCTCTCGCAAGCCTCATGGACCTGCTGGGCGCCTCGGTCCTCGTCATTGATGATCTGGCGGGGGACGCCACTGTCGCGATGCTTGATCACTTCGAGATGCTCAAGAACAACAACTTTAGCGTCATCGTCACCCTCATGACTGACAACGGCCCTGTGAGACTTCCCGGCTTGCGTCCTGGGCGAATCGATCAGTTCTTCTCGTTCGATACGCCCACAACGGAAGACCGACTCAACTTGCTTCACTACTACGCTCCGAACGTCAACTTTGCCGGGAGCGACCAGCTCACGAGAAAGTTCACGCCAGCCTACTTGAAAGAGCTGGCCAAGAGAGCCGTGGCTTCGGGTGACACCGACAAGAAAGCCTGGGAATCTGCCGCAAGGTCGCTTCAGATTCAACTCGACATCGTCAACCGATAGAAGGAGCTGACATGAACACCGAGAAAGAAGAAGTCCGTCACGCTGACAAGACCTGGATCATGGTTCTCGACGATCTCGACGTCGAGGGGGCTCGCCAGAAGCTGATCGAGGCGGGCGTGGATGGCGACACTCTCGTCGTCGAGAAGGGTGACGAGTCTGATCTGTGGCAGAACCCCGACGTGGTGTTCCGCACCTCGCACATGCGACTCAACGACTTCACGTACACCCGAGTCCCGGAAAACTCGATCACGCTGAAGATGCTTGTCGAGCAGATCGCAGACGGCCAAAAAGCCCAGAGTGCGTGGCTCGTCGCACGACAGAAGCTCAAGAGCTTGGACACCGTGGCCCAGTGCCGCCTTCCGATGTCGGCCCTTACGCACCCCGGCTTCCAGGTCTTCCTCTCGGAGTGCGCCCGAGGCCAGACGCAGATCATCCGCTACTCCACGGTGCAGTCGAGCTGGTCGAAGCACCGCTACAACACGGTGTCTCTCGTCGCCGACATCACCACGCGCAAGTTTGGCGATGATCGAGACGACGACTACAGCGAGGTGTCGGGGCAAGTCACTTTCGAGGTTCCCATCACCAAGGTGGTGATCGGCCTGGGTGACAGGGTGACCAAGAACGTGACCCACGTCGTCGTGATGAACAAGCTTGAGGCCGGGATGCCGGATTCGCGCTGCTCCTTGCCGCAGGTCCCGCAGAATAGCTACAGCTTTCTGGCGACCCCTCGCAGCCATTTCGAGCGCAAGCTGCATTACGATCTTCGTCTCCTTCTCGGAATCGACGTGAATCCCGAAGAGTTGCCGTACTTCGTGCGATCCGAGACTCTTGTGCGAGACGGAACCAATCGTTACGTCTATCTCGTGAAGTTCATCGTCCGCAACGTTGGCTTCTCCCAGCAGAGGTCGAGCACGATCGAGACCGCTCAGATCCTGCCTCTGCAAGACGCAGTACTTCGGCTTCACCCCGAGGATGCGGGTTTGCTTTACGTGGCGTCCAACCTGTAACAGACAAGTCGAGAGGACGGGACAATGAGAATTTGGCACATCTCTGATACGCACGGACTTCACGATCAGCTTGTTGTCCCTTCCGGCATCGACGTCGTCGTTCACAGCGGAGATGCGACCAACAGTCGTGCCAGCTGGGCAAACAAGAACGAGATGATTCGTTTCGTCGAGTGGTTTGCGCAGCTGGCCATCCCGCACAAGATCTTTGTGCCCGGCAATCACGACAGCTCGGTCGCGGAACGAGAGTACAAGGCCGAGCTGTTCGAGGAGTTTGGCATTCACCTTCTCGTCGATGAAGATGTCACACTCGATAGCATCAAGTTCTGGGGCTCTCCTTGGGTTCCTCGTTACGGCGACTGGGTATACATGGCAGACCGCAGCAGCTTCACGCGGCGGTGGTCTTTCATCCCAGACGACACCGATGTGCTCATCACACACGGCCCTCCGTTCGGCGTGCTTGACGCCACTTACGGAAGCACCAACAAGTTCGAGTTGACTGGTTGCCGGGCTCTGCAGAAAAGAGTTTTTGTGTTGCGGCCGAGATTGCACCTGTTCGGTCACATTCATTCGTGCGATGACATCAGAAATTCGGGTACGCGAGTGCTGCCCGATGCAGGAGACACCGTATTTTCCAATGGCGCTTGCTGCGATGATGGTGTCTACGACAAACCAACGAGCAACGGCAATGTGCTTGAGCTCAACTGAACTACGTCAGCACCGTGGTTGACTACTCCAACAAACTCCTCCCGGAGAAATGAAGATGTTCGCTTTCCTTCTCGCTTCCTCGATTGCTTCTGCTCAAGACAGGCCCTACGACTGCTTGGCGGGAGTGTGCCTCAACGATGTGGCTGTTTCTGTGCAAGACAGCACGGTCTCGATGGCAGGCCGAACCTGGCAGCGCAGCATTGAGGTCTGTCAGAACCGAGTGGCTTCCATCGCGCTGAACACGGGGTGGTACCAGCCTGGGATCAAGCTCGATGGTGTGCTCCCTGGGGTCTACACGCTCACGCAGGGTGACGCAGGGCCGGAAGCGATGGCTTTGCGCAGCAAGGTAGACGCAACGATTCGCGCTCAGGAGTGGCGCGAGGTGACTGTGCAGGGCCCGGCCACTGTCTACAGGTTTGCCGTCTCCGCTTTGGGCGGTACGCGTATTCTCGCCCTCGAGAGGCTGGAAGCGACGGCTCCTCACGTCTGGACCGTGACGCTGGGTTCGGCTCACCCCAACCGCACCGAGCTGTGCAAGACAGGAGGTCTGTGATGGGAAGGCGCGCGTGTCGAACGTGCCCTTGGCGGAAGTCGGTGCCTCCGGGCGGCTTTCCTGGGGGCTGCGTGAACGAAAAAGAGCTGAAGCAGATGGCCTCGGGTGTGCCCGTCCTCAAAGTCATGCAGTGCCACAGCACACCTGATGGGAAAGACGCCAAAGTCTGCGTCGGCTTTGCGATCAAGATCGGGACAAAGAGCGTCGGCTTTCGCTTTGCGGCAAGCCAAGGTCTGATTGACGAGGTCGAAGACGACGGGGATCTCGTCGATAGCGTTCACGAGTTCATCCAGAAACACAACACGGGAAGGGGGTTGGTCTGCGACCCTTCTCGGAAAGAGTGACAAACGCGAATCGATGGCTTTCGTCACGAGTTCACTCTGTCGAAAAGAAGCCCAGGGAGGCTCATGACACGGAAGGTACTTTTCTTGGACTTTGACGGTGTGCTCAACGACAACGCGTGGTTCGAGACAGAGGAGAGAAAGAACCTCGAACGCGAGTACAGGAGGCGGGACAAAGCTCTGCCTCCGACAGAGAGTGAGATCACGATGAAGCTGGGGCTGGCGGACATTCGACCCCAGTACGCGGCAAGAGTAAGGGAGATTGTCGATAGGACTGGTTGTGAGGTCATCGTCTGCTCTGCTTGGAGGTACACCTTTACAGCAGAACAGATCTGGTACTTGCTTCAGTCTCAAGGCATCCCCTGCAACGGAGTGGTTCAACAGACAAGAAGACGTAAGTTGTCGGATTTGCTCGACTACCGTGTTCCCGACATCAAAGCTGTGGTTTCCACCTTTGCAGGAAAGACGAACTGGTGTGTCTTGGACGACAGCGTGAATGCCAGCGAAGTGGACGGAAGAGCAGTCACTCCTGTGGATGGCGTGACTCGAGACAACGTAGAAGAAGTGGTTCGGATCCTCAACAACACTGACACCGAGTAGCGGAGAAACAAATGACCCTGCGTCGTTACCTTGATGGTCGCATCACCCTCAACACCCTCAACTACCAGCCCTGGGAGCTGGAGCCCGGTCAGGTCTACACCTTCGAGAAGGACATGCAAGTCGGCTTGCACCTCGTCAAGAGCAAGGAGGGCTTGACCTTGCCCCCCAAGCTTTACGGCAACGTCGAAGCGCGCAGCCAGCGCGTGCTCAAGACGTTCGGCCTCCTGGGGCGCCTCGGTGTCGCGCTCTACGGGCTCAAGGGAAGCGGGAAGTCGCTGCTCGCGGCGCACATCCTCAAGTCGAGCAACCTGCCGATCATCAGCATGAACAAGCCGTTCTCGCCGTCCGAGTTCGGACCGTTCCTCGATTACGTCGGCCCGCACGCCGTGTTCTTCGATGAGTTCGGCAAGATATACAATGATGCGGACCTGCAAGCTCAGCTCTTGCCGTTCTTCGACTCCGCCCATGCGGCCAAGCGCCTGGTCGTGGTCACGGACAACACGGATCACGCGGTCTCGGATGCCAACCGCAACCGACCCGGTCGGTTCCACTACCTGTGGCGCTTCTCGGGACTCGAAGAGGCGTTCGTTCGGGACTACATCAACGACCACTTGACGGCGCCTGCCGAGTACCGCGAAGCCGTGCTGCAGCGGGCCGAAGACATGAGGTCTGAGCTGTCCTTCGACATCCTGCGGGCCCTGGTGTGGGAGTGCAACAACTACCACACGGAGCTTTCGCCGGCTGACGTGCTGGCCCCGCTCAACGCCGAGGTCAAGCCGGTCTCGTACGGCTGGTCAGTAAGCTTTGAGTGGAGTGAGCCCTTCGCTGCTGTCGGCTTTCTCTGCAACGCGTCGAAGTACGCCGAAAACGTGGAGGAGATCATCGAGTCGGCCGGCTTGTACTCGGTCACTGTCCTCGTCAAGCGCGAGCATCCCAAGAAGCCGTTTAACGCAGAAAGCGGAGAGGACGAGGATGAGGACATCGACGAGGACTACTCCAACAGCATGACGGACGAAGAGTTCGCTCAGACCAACTACTGGGATTCGACCAAGTTCCAGCGGTACAGCACCTCGTTCAACTTCCCGTCCTCGTTCTTGGTTCAGGAGACTGCCAAGAAGCTCCAGTACCGTTTCCCCATCGTGGTCAACGGTCGCCTGGATTTCGCGCTTCTGCGTGACCTCAACCTCTTCTCCTACCTCTCTGCGTCGCATCTGGTCAAGGAGTTCAGGAAGCACCAGAACTTGGAGCTGAGCCTCTTCCTCGAGCGGAAGAATCGCGAAGTCTTCCGGTCGTGGGCCATGTGAGGTAGCGCAAGCAGGGTGGGGTTAGGCCCTGTGCGGCTTCCGGCTTCGGCCGGGAGCGTCCCCGACGACAAACACTTTTCGTGCTTGCGAGGTATCAGTTGACCACAGCAAAAAGCTATACTCTCCCCACTCTCCCCGCTCGGTACCGCATCAAAGACGCACTCCTCGAGGCGAAGATTCGGATCACTGACTGGAACGGCCACATGAAGCGCGGCTCGTACTGGTTAGAAGATTTCTGGAACGAGCCGCCAGAAGTGAGAGAGGAGAACTTGCTGACCTCGTCTTGGTTTTTTGGCGTGTCCGATGAAAAAGTCGACGAGCTGATCGAAGCGCTGAAAGGCGGTCCAGCTCTGACCGAGTTCGTGGAGATCGAGACCTCGTCAAATCGACTTCTTTGCCCTTTCTGCGACAAAAGACTCGATCTGGCCACAGACGGCCACATTCTTCGCGTTTCTGGTGCTCCTTGTCCCCTCCCAGAAGGGATCGACCACTTCGACGTAGAGCTGAACATCCCTTCGGGGCGCATCGTCGTCAGTGATGACCTGAGAGAGTGGTACAAGTCGGACCACAAGGACGAAAACATCAATCGCCTGAAAGGCCGCATCAATACGACTGCGGCCTACGCCGAAATCAACCTGGCTGTAGGGTGTATCGGGAACAGTGACCCGGGTCTTTACCGCAAAGGCGGGAAGATCACGATCGGCCTCAAAGGCTCTTCTCGGAAGGGAAAGAAAAACTTGATGCCGTCCGCCCCTTGGGGCAGGAAGATTGCTGAGATCAGAACTCAGTTGTGGTGGTATTCACTGGCAGACCTCGATGACTTTACGGAGCGTCTGGCCTACTACACTCCGGACTTGTCGCTGAGCGACTGGGAAAAGGCATACGGCAACAGCGTCATCAAGGTAAAGCCTGGTGTGTACCGCGTTCGCTGGTATGCCAACTTCCAGGATACCGACCAAGGCGAGCGAATGGCTGAAGTGGAATGGATTCGGCCGGCTGACCCGAGAGTCGACCACTTGACTCGATACAAGAACACGAGGCTGACGGCTCTGGAGTGTTGCATCCAAAGTGTCTTGGACTGGCCGACGCTGTATCTGCCTCACAGGACCGAACACGGCAGATACGAAGACCGTCTTTCGTGGGAGGAACTGGACGAGAGCCAGCGTCTTTACTCTATCGCAAGGGCAGCAGATCACTTGATGTGTGTTCTTGGCGGTGGGGTCGAATGGCACGAAAACGGTCATGTTTTGACCCGTGTCAGTGCGGAAACAAAGAAGTTTGCCGCAGGAATCTCTGCGGACGGAATCGTGCCTCTCTTTGAAGAGGGTTACAACTGGTACCCTTTCAGCGAAGGCTACGGAGGGATGTGTCTCGGCGCTGGGTTGCAGAATCACTACAGACAAGTGCCTGAGATCAACCTGAACCCTACGTTTGCCCTGTTGTCGCTCAACATCGCGGCCAACTACTTGCGGTACCCGCCGAAGCCGCGGCTGAACGGAGAGGCCTGGCCGCCAGTTTTCCTTGTCAGCGAAGTTCGCGATCGGATGAAGCTGGCTCTGCGAGTGTACCGCGAGACGCGAAAGAGGTACGACGTCGGTCCCATGGACCCTGTGTTTGATGCTCTTGCAATGGATGCCGCGTATGACGACGTGATCGAACAGTGCGACCTGGGCCCAGACCACCCGCCCGAAGACCAGTGGGGTGATCCTCCTGGCATCCTTGAGTTCGAGAAGTTCAAGTTCGTCGAGTTCGACGCGAGCCTCAGCCAGAGCAAAGACGGATACTGCTGGCACCCAAAGAACCCGGGCTGCTCCGGCTGCTGGGCTCGTCCCGAAGACGCTCAAAGGTATGCGATCAATTCAAATCAAAGAGAGGAGGGTTTCTACTCCAACGCGGGTAGGTCAGTACCGCTAAAGTTCGTCGCCAGAGTGGTCAAGATCGTTCCCACCCATATGGGCCCTGTTCTTGAGGTCAGTTTCGATTACGGCGACGACAAGATGCACGGACCGAGTGCTTGCCGTTGGGCAATCGCGAAAAAACAAGCTGATGCCGTTAGAGGTTTCAACGACGAGGAAGAATACGAAAAACTTCTCGCTCCGATGAAGAAGGTCTTCGATGACATGGAACAGCTGATCGAGACCAAGAAAAAGCAGATTTTCGGGGGATGAATGCTTCTCCCTCAACTCAACGCCACAAGGAGTGAACTGTGATCGAATTCTTTGTTCACCTCATCTGCGCCGTAGCCTTGAGCGGCATCGTCTACCAGTTGATCCGTTTCGCATACTTCACTTGGCTGCTGTACAAGATAGAAAATCGACTTCACTTTCTGGAAACAGAAAGCCAGAAGCTCAGAAAGCGCCAGTGGGATGAACAACAACGCCAGGAATAGGAGGCGACATGCTGCGCGGAGAGATCGTACTGCACACAGAGCGCATCTGTGAGGTCGTCGATGTGATCGACGCCAAGTCAGTGAGGCTCAAAACACTTTTCTCGTCTTCATGCAAACCAGTGCAGAAGGACTCTGTACGAGCGGTACGGGTCGACGCCGTGGAGACAAGAGATCGCGCCGTCGTTCGTCTTAGAGCAAGGCGCGATAGATGCGATGAGATCCTCAGCCTTCTCGAGGCGAGGTCTCCGTTTGTGCCGAGCTTCACCCGGCCTCGTCATGGCGAGTTGTCGTCGCGCATTGACTTCAGCTTGTCTTCGAGCTGGAGAGCAGTTACCTACCCTCACGGCACGACGCACCATTACTTGTTCTACGCGAAGTTTGTTGATGTCGTTGCTGTCGAAGTCACAGAATACGATGCCTGCGTCAACTGGTGCTTCTTCTTGCCATTCGTGCCAGACGCGCCGGTACCAGACAGCGGCAACGTGTTCGTCACGAAGACGAAATCACCGGCAGATGCTTTGCGAGAAGCGAAAAAAGTATCTGTCGAGAGACTACTCAAACATCTCTCGAAGGACACGAAATGATGGTCTTGCTCTTGGCCCTTCAAGTTGCTTTCGCGGACGCGATCTGCCGCGACGGTTGGCGCAGCAGCTCGAGTGGTTCGGGAACGTGTTCGCACCACGGAGGAGTGGCTTACTGGATCCCGTCGACGTCTTCGCCAGGTACTGCGCCAAGTGGGTTGTATGTATACAAACCCCGCTACCCGCGATACGACTTCGGGCCATTCCAGAACTTCGTTCTCGACGTCTACTCAGGGATAAACCCGGACTTGTACCTGGGTTGCTTGACGTGTGATCCCAATCACGACGACCCTGAAATTTGGCTGAAGAGCGTTCGTCGTCGCGAAGGGAAGTACCACGTCAACGGAAAGTTGTGGGGTTCCAGCACAGATGGATACGCTTCTTGGTATGACGATCACTCGATGTGCAACCCCAAAGCGAAAAATCCACCGAAGGTGTTCAACCGTGAAACGAACGAATACGTCGGTAGGTTGACGCTGAACATGAACCTGCCGGACAGCATCAAGGTTCCCGAAGTCATCGGATTCATCAACAAGTCTTGCGAGGAGTGGTTGTGATCAACAATAAAAACATGAAGTTGATGCGTCTCATCTCTGAGAGACAAAAAGCATCATCGGATCCAGAAAAGCTCGCCTTGACACAGATGATCAAGGCGAACGAAGAGCTGGGAGAGGCGGCGGCTGAGCTGTTGGCGCTGTCGAAATCGAAAAACGCTTCGGCGAGCGCTGCCGGCAACATCGAAGGCATGCTGGAAGAGCTGACTGACGTCCTCAGCTGTGTGATCGACATGCTCCTGACGCAAGGGGTCACGGAAGAGAAGCTCAACTCGATGCTTCTCCTCAAACTCAAGAAGTGGGGCTCGAAGCTGTTGCCTCGGCATCACAGCGACCTGGCCATGCATGGAAATCTCGCTGCTTGGACCTTGTGGGACCGCTCTTACATTGAAGTCCTCTCGTTCAACAAGCTCGACAAGTCGACCTCAGTCATGCCGCGTCCGTTGACTCTCGGCGAGCACAACAAGATTTTGCTGGGAGCAACGCCCTACGTATACATGACCTCTCCCGAGAAGCCTATTGCATTGCACCGAAAGGAGGCAACCGACTTTATCGAAACGCTCAACTACATCCTTGCTTGCAATTCAACAGATATGTGGCAGGAAGGTTTTTGCTTCTGCCTTCCCACAAAGTCTGATTTGTTGCAGGCAGGCATTCTCGATGACGACACGGACAAGTACTGGTTGTTTCCTCCCGACGACAACGGAACCGAAACGCCAGACACCAAGAAAATGGTCCTTGTCGTTTTCGGACTCTGAAAGGACTACTCGTGCCGGTAGACACAAAAGAACTCAGAAAGCGCTTGAGGCGCTACGACAAGAGTGCACCACGGTGCAGCGGCGCGTCATTGCGCAAAACTTCTTGGGCTCCGGACTGGGTGCATAAACAAGATCCGGAAGCTGAGGAATTTTCTGTTACTCTGACCTCTCCGTGCGCATTGCCTGAAGGCCACGATGGGCCTTGCAGTTCAATTCGGCCTGTATTGAGCTGGCCTGGATACGACATCATCAACTCGATGCTCGATGAGATCGATTCACTCCGAAACAGCAGCAACGACCCTGAGCCCTGAGGAGGGGACATGAGCAGCGACTGCTTAAACGGGGACGACAAGTTTGACGCTTTTGTGGGCGATTTCGTGCAGCAAGAGTTACTCAACCCCACACAAACAGGCAAGTAGATGAGCAATTCTCTTGTACGTGACCCAAAGGTTGACTGGCGATTCAAGTCCCTCCTGAACACAGCTGACTCTTATCGGGCAGCGAAAGAGGATCGCCTCAAGGCAGGAGAAATTCTTCGTTCCGATTCGGGGATGCGTTCGTTCTGGCGCAGCTCGCTCCCTTCTGAGGAGGAGCGTCAAGCTGCGAAAGAAACCCTCGACGAAAAAGTAGGATTCAAGTCCTACTGTCCCTGTTGCAATCGGTACTACGGGTTCCCGTCTGCCTATTGCTCTGTCCAAGAACACGGACTTTGCGGTACGTGCCGCCTCTTTGAAGAAGGCAAGTTTGATGGAGTGGAATCTTTCCGCCATCCGACACTCGAAGAGGCGATGTCAGTCAAAGAGGTTCGCCCGGCCGAGGGCTACGTCCTTCAGCAAGCTATCCGAGAGTTGCGTAAATGAAGAATGACCTCGTTAGCGCAGGAAAGAATGAACTTGTTAGCAAGGGGAAGAAAGAAGTTGAGGCGCAGACAGAGAACTGCGCGAACAACAAAGGAAGCGACACTGACTGGCGGAAAGCCTACTTGACGTTGTGCCACTTGATCGCTACTGATTTTATCTCCAGTCATAAAGTCTCGAACTATGTCGACAACATCAGAAAAACGTCAGGAGACGAAGCAGCAGATTCTCTCGTAAAAGTGTTCAATTCTCTTCGGACACAGTTCATGCAAGACTTCATGGGGTGAAACATGTTCACGTTCAGGTCGCCCGAATGGGCAAACAAAGAAGGCGCTCCTCGGGACGGAGCCGGAATGCTGTCTCGCGCGCGCGACTTGGCGAGCAGCTACTACCCGCTCGGAGTCCAGACCGGTGTCCACGCCATGATTGAATGGTGTGGAGTCATGGGAGAGCACGTGAAGATGCTGGAAGATGCGTTTGCTCAAGGAATTGAGCCCAACAACATCGATCAGCATTCAGGTGTGACCGTCAAAGCAAAACCCTACAGGGTTGCCTACATCTGCGAGAAAATCGGTTGTCAGCTGAAGCCTTTCGTCAAGGCGGACGCTGATTTGTGGAAGCGTGAAATCAACAAGTGGTTCGAGTAGGAGACATCATGAACAGCATCAAGACCTTTTTCGTGGCGGCTGCGCTTACCCTCCCCTCTGTCGCCTCTGCGGGCAAGCTCGCGGAGGGCATCTTCGGCATCCCTTGGGGCGAGAAGACAGAGTTTCCCGCACCTTTCGAGGATTGCGTCAAGGACACTTCGAGCATCACGCCGTGGGAGTGTCAGCGCGAAATCGACGGCATCAAGTTTGAGGTCGCTTTCGTGTGGGAGATGAACCTGTTTTACGGGGCCGCAATCCGCAGCAAGGACGGCTACGAGTCGTGTTCTCGCCTCCAGGACATGCTGGAGGCCGCTTGGGGCAAGTCGTTCCCGACGTCTCGCTACCTGACCGGGAAGATGGACAACCGGGCGTGGAACGACGGGAGAGTGTCGGCTACCTGGAAGTACAACACAGTGACCCACCACTGTGATGTCTTCGTCTTCCACCTCGACATGCTCGATACGATCAAGGCCGAAAAGAAGAAGAAGGCTGCGGAGGCGGCGTCCAAGTTCTGAGCAGACAAAGAAGGAGATGATGATGGGCGACACACTGACTGAGTTGTTCGACACCCTCAACAAAGAAGTCGAAAATGCTGTCCGCTCTGAGGTTAGCCCCGACGTCTTGCGCGCCACGGCAACAGAGTGGGTCAGAAAGGTCAGCAATCAGAAAAACGAAGAGCTTCTCTTCAAGTTCTGCTCGCAGGAAGACGAACAGATCAAAGTGATCATCGAGGAAGCAGTCAGAGAATCAACAATGATTCACTTGGGACGTGAGATCGAAGACGCGATCACTCACGTCGTCGGGAAGCGGCTCCTCGAGATCACGAAGAAACGAAAGAAGAAGCTGGAGCAGATCCTCGAAGAGATGATCACTGTCGAGATGGTGGAAAACTACTTTCCTCGCGTCATAGAGCTGACTCACAGCAAAGTCGACGAGATCGCGCACAGACGTTTGCTCAAGCATTGCATCAAAGCTATCGCAACTGCTCGCATCAACGCAATCGTAAAAAGAGCAGCAGAAGTTGGAGTGAAGCTCGGAAGAACTCAAAGCAAAAATCTACAGCACGCTATCGAAACAGAGCTGCACAACACGACCCGATGGAGGGGGCTGTGACGATCGAAGAATGGCTCAAAGAGAACAAAGTGAAATATGATGTTCTCTCCTTCCGCCACCTGGATACAGGGGAAGTCTTGGCGCGAACCAAGCTGGGAGAAGCGCCCAGTCGCAGGTTTCTGCGAGACCTGAACGGCGCTGTTCGTGAAATCACGACCTCAGAGAGGAAACACATCGCAGCGAAGGCGAAAGCTGATGCCCGCAAAACCCGAAATCGTGGATCTGTGCCTGTTCCGCCTGTGTCGCCAGATCAGCCGAGAGAAGGAGAAAGTGACGGCGAGAGTGCTTGTCTCCCACGCGTACTTCGAGCTCGTGGGCCCCACAAGCAAGCTTCGCGTAAGGTTCGCCATCACCCCCGATCTGCAAAGGCTCGCAGGAAGGGTTGAAGTTTCTCTGCCTCATGTCCAGTTTAGCTGGCAAGGCGCAACTGCTGGAAGGGAGCTGTTACAGCCTTTGGGCCGTTTGATGGGGAAAAACTACGGGATGTATCCCATCACCTCCAAGGGTTACTACATCAACTATCCCGAGTTCGAAGAGATCGAAAAAGGAGAAAGAGAGACCGCGTGGAGGTCTCTTGTCTTGAGAGACAGCAAAGACAACGGAATACTTGTTTTTCGGTCGCCTGAATTCCAAGAGCGCAGGATTTCTTGGTTGCAGTCAACCGTCAGGCCGTTGGCCCCTGAACTTGCAGACGAAGAAGAAGTTCGGCAAGCGGACATTGAGGAAATCCTCCGTGTTCAGCACCTTCAATCCACCACCAAGTGAGATGCACAGAGATGCACTTTTCAAGCGCTGTTCAGTTGTGGGAGAGTGCTCGGCAGGGTCTTGTCCTTCCCGTCGAGACGATCCAGCAGTATGTGAGTGGCCTGGCTGCGCGTGCTGGCGGTGTTCATCGCGAGTGTTGGACTCGCTACCTGAAGCTGGCTCGCGCGCTCGATGTGCCGTGGGCAGTTCGTTTGCGGACTGCTCTCGATCGCCGGCTCCCCTGTCCCGGGGCTTGGTGCGGCCGCCATGAGTTTTACGAGTCGTGGCGTAGCCAGATGGTTGGCTGGTACGAGATGTTCTTGCTCGGCCCCATGAACATCAACAGCGACACCGCTCCTCCTGCAGTGCGAGAAGGTCTTGTCGTGTTCCGCGACAACGTCCTTTCTTGTGCTCAGTTCGACGGTTCTTTGCTGTTGGTGTTCATCGAGAACGTCGACAAGGACAACGCCCGAATCACAAGCATCTTCGACATCTCGTTCGACGACACCATCACTGTTGCGTTCGGCAACAACACGGAGATGACAAAGTTCGAGGACACGCCTGAGCCCGTGCCTGTTGTCCGTGCCCACTTCAAGCTCAAGGACTTCCCCGATATCCTTTGGGGCCAGGCGTACGAGAGTGACAAACCTGTGCGTGATGACAGTGCGCAAGCACGCGAACTGATCGAGAAACTTGCCCCCAACACCCTGTCCAAGTGAGGAACATCAACATGACCACCATCAAGTCCCTGACTGAGATCCGCTACACCAAGATCGACCTGTCCGACTTCGGCATCAAGCCCGCAGAGGTGCTGACCCCTGCGCACCACATCGTCGTCGTGGACCGCTCCGGTTCCATGTACTCCGACATCACTCACGCGCGCGACATGCTCATCCAGACCTTCGCCACCGCCACGGTGCTGAAGCCGCACGTCAAGGTGAGCTTGCTGTCCTTCTCCTCGGAAGGTGATCTGACGTCGCACTTCGAGAAGGTGCCGGCGACCGACGTCTCGGATCCCAAGTACGTCAGCGCGATCAAGAGCATTCACGCAACCGCGTTGACGTGCATCTCGCAAGGCATGCTCGCCGCGCTCAAGCTCGTGACGCCGGCAGAGCCGACGGCCATCACCTTGTTGACCGACGGCTACGCCAACGACCGCTCGCCGTCCACCGAGATCGCGAAGCTCAACGCCTTCGTCGAGGAGGCCCGCATCATCCCCGGCTTGTTCGTCAACTGCATCGGCTTCCGCAGCTGGTGCGATTGGAACCTGATGCAGAAGATCGCATCGAACTTGGGCGGCAAGTGCGGCGAGGCAAAGACCTTCCTGGACGTGCACAAGGTGCTGTTCGAGGTCAACACAGCGCTGTCCGGCAACGTCTCGCCCATCATCAGCATCGGGCAGCCGGACGCGGAAGGTACGCTCCTCGCGGTCTGCCTCAAGCCCGAGAAGGTGGTCATGGCCAAGAAGGGCAAAGAGCTGATCTTGCCTTTCTTCGACACGAGCCTTGGCGACATCGATAAGATCATTCAGGTGTTCAACATCACCCCGAAAGGCGCTGAGAGCTACAAGAAGGCGGCGAAGTTTACGAACACCCTCAAGGCGGACAACGCGGAAGAAGCTTTCCGGGTTCTCGCGGCCTACGCTTCCGCCCTCGTCGGTTCGCGTGAGCTGCGTCTGGCCAAGGAGTTGCTGTTCCTGAGCGGCAACAAGTCGCTTTACGAGGAGTACTGCACCGCCATCACGCCGCTCGACCTCGTCGGAATGCAGATGGCGCTCGAGGAGTGGGCCTACATCGGCAGCACCCACTACACGATGGGCAAGAACATGAAGCCCAAGCTCACGTTGTCGGATCTCGAAAAGCTGCTGTCAGCGACGACACCGCATCTGGGTTTCGACTTCGAGATCGATACCGACAAGTTCTGGGAGGTGTACACCCGGCGCAGCACCTCCCGGGTCGAGGGCACCGTCAACGAGCACGGAGAGCACATCCCGTTGCAGTTTGAGCTGTACGCGACCAACGCGCCTCAGATTCGCGGCTTGTCGATCAACACGAGCGAGGCGACCATTCAGGTGGAGACGGTGTCGCCTGCACTGGTGCGGGACAAGACCAACGGTCAGACGCTGATGAACTGCGAAGGCGTCAGCCTCATGAACCTCAAGAGCTACCGCAGCTTCACCCTCATGAGCAGCGGTGCTTGGAACATCCGCTACCTTCCCGTCAAGCCGGTCAACCGTGCCGGCGCCGAGAAGCTGTGCAGCATGTTCCCTGACGCCAACCGCAAGAGCGTCGATGTCGGTGACAGCTACCTGATCGACCTCAAGAAGTTCAACGCGGTCAATCCCGAGGCGACTGCGACCTGGGCTGCGGTGCAGGCCGCAGCTTCCTCGATGGCAGTTTACACGGCCAACATCAAGTTCTACAGCGCGATGCTCAGCAAGGCCGATGCGTCTCCCTTCTCGGAGAAGCAGGTCAGTGAGCTGAAGCGCTTCTACTTGACGCCGGCCTTGTACTGGTCGCCGCCCACCGTCGAGAAGTACAAGATCAAGGATGCCGACGGCGGGGTCGGTCTCGATCACGCCATCAAGACGGGCAAGGTCGACATGTACACCCGGTTCTCGGTGTCGTTCGGCACGAACAAGATCCTCACCAAGGACGAGTTCCCGAGCGCCAACGAGTTCCTGGCCAAGTTCTACTTCGTCACCGAGGCCGGAGGCGCCAAGATCGCCAAGCCCAAGGTGCAAGACCTCCTGCAAGGAGGGAAGTTCGAGCTCAAGCCCTTCGCAGAGAACCGCATGAGCCATGCGCACAAGCTGATGAAGGCCGTTCTCGAGAACATCGACTTCGGCAAGATCAAGCAGTCCGAGATCGCCACGAAGCTCAAGGGGTTCGAGGCCGACCGGGAACGGGCCTACAGCGAGCTTCAAGGCATCACGCTCTACATCGGCTGCCTCGGCATGCTGCCCGAAGAGCTGGAAGCCGAAGGCGTCGTCGCTCTCACTGGAGAGGAGCTGGAGCAGAAGACGGGCGGGAAGCTCTCGAAAGATGAGCGGAACGGGATGTTCTTCATGCTCAGCAACGGACACGAACAGGACGGGGGAGAGTACGGGATCATCGGAGTCACCCCCAGCAACGCGTACTTCTCCCGATAGGCGTAAGTGTTAATCGATATTGGTTAACACCTACCAAAATAGTACAACTACGTAGTCAACTTTGCTCCGAAAAGTGACTTAGCGGGCGGGCTACGACGTGCATCAGCGGCACGTCGTAGCTAAACCGCGAACGTCAGATTTTTAGAAAAGTTGCGATAACGTATAATAGGATAAACAAACACAGTTATCGCGTGCACATCGGTCAGAGAAACAAGGACCTCAGACACCCCACACGGGCCCTCGAACCACCAAACAGGACCCTCCTTCCCCTTGACGGACCTTGACTCTCTCACTACGACAGAACTCGCAGGAACCTCTCCCGACAGACTCCCTTCACCAGGGCTATCTCGACGGAATTCAAGCTCTTTGACACTCCAAAACCTGCACCAGCAGCCCCATCATGCATGAGTATAAGACGAATGCAGGGTGGGGCGCTTTTGTTTTCACAAACGAATATGAAAGTCGTTTTCAGTTGCTTCTTGAATTACTGTTGGAGGGATACTGATTTCTCTGACCGACGTGCACGCGATAACTGTGTTCTGTTAATCGATTATACATTAACGGGACTGAGAGCAGCCGTTTATCGGGACTGCGAAGAGAGCTGTGTCGCCGAAGTTGTCGGCAGCGAGCACAACGCAGAGAAGAGCTGTCGCTGGGAAGGAAATAACGAGATGGGCGGGAAACGCACTTTTCGAGGCCAATTTTCGTAAGTGTTAATGGCTATATGGGTATTACTTACCCGAGTAGGTCGTGTGCCACACGATAGCTCTCACGAAGAGGAGGGTGTATGTACTTCAACTACAACGTGGCTCCGGGAAGAATAACGATCGTGAAATGGTCGAGTGAATACTTGATCGGCTTCTCGGTTGTGTTCGCGCCGAACGAGAACAACGAGATCGTGTCGGACAAGGTCATCATTCAGGCAAAGCAAGAGTTGTACGGTTGGTGCGTGAATGGCTCGATGGTAAGCTACTGTGGGCTACACAATGTCACCAACCCGATAATGCTGGATGGGATGAACGCCCTGTCTCTGCCCAAAATCAAGAAACTCCAAAAGTTGTTTGAGCCCTCATTCCAAGGAGAGCGCTTCGTATTCATCGCGGAGTGCGGATTGCACAGCGAGCCAGAGTTGTTGTTCCAGTGTGAGATGAAGCCTCTCGTAATACAGAGGGGCATGTACAACGTAGAAAGACCAGTGACTCCATTCAAGCCGAAGTGAGGGAATGCGATGAGCAAGCACGTAGAGCACAAAATTCAGGTAGTCGAGTCGACTTACTACGCTCGCGGGGTGACGTTGTCGTTCACGACTGAGCTGTGGCGAAACGAGAGCAAATTCGATTCCGAGCATCTGCTCGAATTGTTCTCAAAAATAATCAGCATCGTCGTGAGAGAGCGCACCGAAGAAATGAACGACATCCAGCCCAGGCTGGGATGGCGCGCAAAGAGGTTGCGCTTCTGCTTGGATTTTGGGTGCAGCACAGGGCAAATCTACAAGTTCAACTCGCTGGCGAAAGACATTCACACAATACACTCAGAGGAAGAAAGCAAAGCCGAAGAGGAGAGGTTGATTTTCATCCCAGGGAACCTGCCCGACGTGATGAAGAACATGTCCGCAGGAGAGCTCATAGCGCACTCCATTGAATCGGTCGATGCGGTAGAAATCAGCGTCGACACTTTGCTCGATAAGTCGTTATACGCAGTCATCTACAATGCGACCGAGCTCAGCAAGTACCGGTCAAGTTCGATTTTGTCGAGCAAAGAAAGCATAGTCGAGGAAGTGAAAGCGGTCAGGTCCAAGATCAAAGTCTACCAAGAGAGGCAGCGCCTCAACGCTTTCCGCGCTCCTGAGAAGATTAAGGTAGAGATAAGAAACAAGCTGAGATCGCTGACGAACAAGGCCGGGGGCACTTTCTACTACGCAGAGCACAACGCAAACGACATCAAAGTGAGACTGAAGCTGGTCGAAGAAATGCTCGAGAAGAGCGGCGTCAGCGAGGAGATGAAGAGCAATGTGCAGGCTGCTTTGAAGCGCATAGAAGCAGTTCGCGCAGAGCTGAAGGCAGTCAAAGAACTTGTCGAGAAGGAGCTGCTGTGACTGAAAGGGCTGACACAACCATAGTTTCGAGAAGCTTCACGATAGGCAGGCCACAAAATACAAGAACAATTTGTTTCGAGGTGTGGCGAAACAGGAGCCTTTTCGACAGCGAGGACCTGCTGAGCATCCTTTGCGGGTACTACAGCAAGTTGCTGAACTGCACGTTCGACGCTGATTTCGACCCAGAAGGCGAAGCTGCTTTCCTGGCAGGCATGCCAGAAAAAGTAGTTGTAGGCGTAGTAGCGGACTGTGTGGCCAACAACCATGCAGGCATAATTGTAATCCGGTTTGGCGAACTCACTGAGGCCGTTGTAGCGGAGAGACAGCTGGTAGAAAAGTCGACAAAAATGTTCTTCTTGAGAGTTTCGCTGCCCGACCCTCGAACTTCCCTTTCCGCGAGCGAGCTGTTCGCTGCTTCCACAGAAGAGAACGAAAGTCTGGTACTCAGCTTGAAGCAGCTCGGGATAAAAAGTCTACTCGATGCGTCTTCTGTCAGCGTGACGACGAGCATGCTGAACAAGACGTTCTTCTACCGATCAGAACTGAAAGAGAAGTTTACTCTGGTTGCGGAAGCTCTTCAGAAAGAAATACCTACCGTTGTCGTCCACGCCAAAAAGAGGAACGTAGATGCGTTCTGCAGTGCGAGCACGAAGAGCTCGATCGCAGAGAACAGGTGCAGGCAGCTGTGGGAGTCTTCAGGGCCTCTCATGAAAGCATCGCAAGCGATCAAGAATGCTGAATTTATGTGTCTCGAAACGCAGCGACTCGCAGAAAGAGCGATGGACGCAGGGTCGAGCTCAGACGCGGTCCACAAAGTGAAGCGAATATCGAGTGAGTTAGCAGAAATCCAAAAAAGAATAGACGAAATCATCAGCGAGGCAGAGAAAATCGAATGGCAATCGTGACAGCGAAGCAGCCTCTAGTGAGCGAGATTCGCTCGCTCCGAGAAGCAGGAGGCACAGGAAAAAAGATCAAGGTCAGCGTGTGGCGCAACACCACGATCTTTGACGCAGGCGATGTTGCTCGCCTTTGCGCGGCTGTGTCGATCTGTACACAAGAAAGCAATTACTTCATCCAAGAAGAGCCGCAAGAGTACAAGTTCGTCTTGCTCAACAAGAAGCAGGAGAGATTCTTTGCGGTGAGTGCCTTGCAAAACGTATCGCTAGCAAAAGTAGCTGCTTGCCCTGACATGACCTTAGAGTGGTGGTCCTCGCCTCCGGGAACCACAGGCAGTAAAGTGATCTACGCGTCGAATCAGCTGGCTCAGTCGTCTGCAGCAGAGATCGTTAGCCGAGAACTCGACTGCTCAGACCCGAAAAGGCCCTTGTTCAAGCTCACGCGAGAAGAGGTGGCTTGCGTTGTGGGAACGATGTATTACGACATTATTTCTGCCTTCGATTATCGGGAAATCAAAGACTGGCCCATCAGCAGCATAGCGAAAAAGGCATCTCCAATCCGGGAACTGTTCGGGAGAATGCGGCAAAGCGAAAAAGAGATCAACCCGAACCACCCCGTCATCGCGGGCGTGATCGATCAGATCGAGGAAATGCTGCATCCGCACCCGCTACAGCTGAGATTCGCGAAGAAGCCATTCTCTTTCAGCGTGTCCCCCGAGAGAGAAAAGCTCCAATTGCTGGAAACGAAGCTGGACAACAGGCGCTGTCGAATCATGACAGCACAAAGAAAGTTGGTTCGACTGATGAGCAGCAAAAAAGCATTCATTAGCGAACCCTGGGCGTCAGAGGGGTACGATGAAGTGTTGAAGAAGATCGAGCAGTCGTATGAACTGCTACGTGCAGCAGAGCATGAAATCAGGCTAATGACCGAAAAAGCATTCACCAAGAGGCTTGAAATCAAATGAGCTACACTCCGAAAGACCCTGTCGTTGCTCCCATCCGTGTGGAGTTCACTCCCGGCCCGTCCTTCAGCGCGAAACCCAGAAAACAAGTGGGCTTCTTGTGGAAGAACACGTCGATTTTCCACAGCGAAGATCTGTTGCGTTTGTTGCTCATCGTAGGCGCGATCACAGATGAAGACTCTCACTACGAGAATCCGAAAGAAGAAAAACACTTCGTCTTTAGTACCGACACCAGCGCAAACTGGGTCAACATCGAGCGGCCTTGGCGCAGGAGTGAGCACATGTACGACGTGTCTCCTGTGATGAAAGAATTGTTGACGGAACAACGCTCAAGCAGCTACTACTGCAAGATCGTGATTGCCACCAATCACCCGGCCAAAGAGACCAGCGCGGAGCTCTTCTCCCGAACCATCGACAACAGCGACGGCAAGTCTTACTTCCTCCTTCGCGACGAAGAAGTGATCGAATTGGCCGTTTCTGTCGTTAACTCCATGTACAACAGGGCGTCTGCCGAACTGCAAGCTATTTTCCGGGAGACGTTCTTCGGAGGCGTAGACATCAACAGCTTCCACAGCAGAAAATACACTGTGCAGTCTGCGCGAGAGACGTGCGCAAAAAGAGTCGAAGAATTCATTCGCATGGCCTGCGATGACAAGATCCCGAAGATCAGGTTCAGCAACAAGCAGCTCTTCTTCAGCACTTCCCCCGACAGAGAGCGGCTCGGTGAGATGCAAAGAGCCTTCAAGACGAAGGCGTACGATGTGAGAGCTGTGCGAAAAAAGTTGCTCAGCATCAAGAAGGTGTCAGAAAAGCAGCTCAAGATTGAGTTTGCAAAGGAAGCGAACGAAGCGGCAAGACAGCACTTGATCAAGGCGGCGGAAGAGTTGATGAAAGCGGAACAAGCGATGCAGCATGCGATTGACGAAGCTGCGAAGAACTACGACAGGATCTCGGAGGTCAAGTGAAGAAAACTAACCCACAATCAGCAGAGCACAAAGGCCACACAGCTTTCGTCTGGAAGAACAACTCCAACCTGTACGGGCCCGACTTGGCGCGGTTCGTGTTAGGCGTCATGTCTGTGTCGAATGAGCGCAAGTGCAGAGAGAGCGAAGAGGACAAGGAAGTTCACTTGATCTTGTTGTCCTCGAAGAGGCTAAACAAGGTTCAAACCGTTGGCAGTTACAGCCCTCTGCTGACGAAAAAGATGGTCGCAAGCTGCCCCAACATGCTGTACATGCTTGAGGGGGCGGGTCAGTTGCACTTCAATCACAGGATCTTCCACGTTCCCGACAGGTACTCAGAAGAATCGCACTCACAGAAAATCACGAGAAGGATGAGCAAAGAAGGCAAGTTAGACCTCTTCAGCCTCAACGGAGAGGAAATCGTCGACATAGCCATAGCGGTATTGAAGTACAGTTGGAACAGCTTGCCGTATGAAGGCACAAAAGAATTTTGCGATACTCTTGGCGTAGCGGCAGACGTGATGGCTCGCCTTCTGAACATCTCATGCCTCGAAACGTACTTTTACGACAGAGAGGTAGTTGAGTTCAGGCAGAATCTGGGAGACAAACTCCTCGCAGAGTTCAATGTCACGCGCATCGAAGACATCAACCTCCGCTTCAGGTACCGCAAGTTCAGCTTCCACACTTGCAGAGACAGGGAAAGAATCAAGGAAGAGAACCAAGTACTGCTCAAAGACTGGCAAAATTTGAAGCAGAGTGCGAAGTACATCAAAATCTGCATCGAAAGGAAGCTCAGCGCTTTTGCAGGAGCGGCTGCGATCGAGGAATTTGAAGCGTCAAAGCCATTGCTACAAGAAGCTTTGCTCAATCTCCACAAGGCTATGCAGGCCTACGAACTCACCAACAACAAACTCCGGGATGCCTACGATGCGACTCTCTGATCTGGCTGATGTCATCTTCTCCACTTGGAAGCACAACCCCACTCAGTCCATCTTCGTCATGGGGCCGCCCGGCATCGGCAAGACCTCTGTCGCGGCCGCCGTTGTGGATCGCATCCGAAAGTACAACACAGACAACAACGTCCAGGGCCCCGTCGTCTGCCACATCAAGGACCTGTCGTCTTCGTTGCCCGAAGACCTCAACGGTCTGCCGAAAACGGACGGCGAGGTGATGCGCTTCGTTCCCGACACCTGGCTCGCCGAGTGCTGCAACCCTGAAGCCTCCGGCATCCTCATCCTCGACGACCTGCCGGCAGCGACTGCTTCCATTCAGGTGGCAGCGCGTCAGCTCGTTCTCGACAAGCGCATCCACGAGCACAGGCTGTCCAGCAAAGTCATCGTTGTCGTAACTGGCAATCGTCGTGAGGACGCTTCTGCGGCCAAGACACTCCCCGCTCACTTCCGCAACTCCGTGTTGACGCTCGAAGCTGAGGCGAACTTGGCGGACTGGACTTCGTGGATGCGCTCCAAGGACGCAGACCGCTCCGTGACGGACTTCCTGGCCTTCCGGCCGCAGCACTTCTCTCGGCTGCCCGTCAATGCCGACCAGCGCGGGGTGTTCGCAACGCCTCGTACCTGGAAGATGCTGTCCGACCTGATGCCGGTCGCTCTCGAGACCAAGAAGCTGTTCGAGATCAGCGCCGGTCTCGTTGGCGAGGGTGTGAGCGCGGAGTTCGTGGCCTTCAAGGACATGAGTGATGCGCTGCCTGACCCCAAAGCCGTGCTCGAAGACCCCTACAAGCACTACCCCAGCAACCACGACATCTGGTCCAACCGCCCCGACTTGATGGTTGCCGTGCTGTCGGGCATCTCGTACTACGCAGGCAAGGCCAAGAAGACAAAAGACTTTGTTCCTGTCGACGCTTACGTGAAGGCTGTTGCCTACTTGTGTTCCCGGTCCACCGAGTACTTCGAGTTCGCTTTCCAGGCTTTCCGCGACAGTGGCGGTCGCGAAATGGCTTTCTTGACGGCCGCGCAGCAGCTGTCGACGACTGACTCGCGTGTGGCCCAGCTCAAGGCCAAGCTCCGTGAGGTGTTCGCGTGACTAGCAGAGAAGAGACTTTCGCTCGTTTCTCGAAGGCGAGAACTTGGTTGATCGGCCGGATGCCTTTCTTCGGGCACCTGGCTCTCAACCTCAAGCTCGATCCTGTGGCCGGGGAAGATCAAGGAGTAGAAACGGCTTGCATCTACCCGACGGGTGAACTCATCCTCAACGACAAGTTCGTCGCGTCGTTGACCGATGCTCACTTCAGGTTCGTTCTGGCCCACGAAGTGCTGCATCCAGCATTGTTGTGCCATGTGCGCCGCAAGGGCAGAGATCATCTCGTCTTCAACATGGCGCACGACTACGCCATCAACTTGATCATCACAGAGGCAGTCGAAACGGCAAAAGAGCACAACAACTGCTGTATGCCGCTCAAAGGGCTCATCGATAACGCTTACAAAGGCCTTTCCGCAGAAGAAATCTACGACAAGCTGTTGGAGAAAGCAAGCATCGCTTATTACGCAAAAGGAGGCTTCGATCAAGACGTCGCAGAGAAAGAAGCCAAGACTGAGGACAAGGAGCAAGACAGCATCTGGAAAATGCGTCTCGCGGCTGCGAGCGTAGCGGCTTCTCGCTCGAAGAGAGGCAACATTCCTGCCGGGTTGCAGAAGATCATACAAGAGATTTTGCAGCCCCAGGTGTACTGGCTTGATGTTCTCGCGGAGTACGTGTCGGGTTGTTTGGGCGGAGACATTTTCACTTACAGCAGGCTGAACCGCCGGTCAGAGGGCGCAGGATGCATCCTGGCCGGAAAGATCAGCGATGAGATGCCCGAAGTGACAGTGTTGTGGGACACGAGCGGTTCGCAGCAGGGGTGGGAAGACACCGTTTTCGCGGAGCTGAAAAAGCTGCAAGATGACATGGCGGTGCCCTTCCGGCTCATGATCATCGATACCGTGTTGTACGCAGACATGATGGTAGACGACGTCGACGATACTCTTTCACAGCTCAAAGGTGGCGGCGGCTCCGACTTCAAACCCGCTTTCGAGAAGCTCGAGCAAGAGAACAACCAGTCAGTCGTCATCGCATTCACAGACGGCGCGATCGGTGTGCCAGAGACACCGCCACCGTTGCTCAAAGATGTCATCTGGGTGCTGACGGGACACTATTCGAGCCCCCCGGCACAGTACGGCCGCTCGATCTACATCGAGAAAGGAAAGTCGAAATGAAAGAAGGCGATGCCATCACGCACTTCGACAACTCTTTGCTAAACCCAGAACTGGAGGGAAATCCGAAATACTGCTTCCGGATTCGAGTGATCGGCAACAACACAGAGCTGAGCACACAGCACGTAGAGAACACGGTCAACAACGCGCTGCGGCTTGCCTGCGAAGAAGACAAGCTGCCCGCTTCTGTGTCAGAGAAGCTTGAGCCGGTTTACACGCTGTTGGTGCTGAACCGGTTGAGACGAACAAGCAAGCGGGACTGGCAGTTGTCGCGGTTTGTTGAAAGCTGTCGCCTGTTCGCCAAGGTGAGCTCCATTTACGCCCTGAAACAGGTAAAGCCAAAAATGAGAGTGTCACCTGCTCTGTTTGTGTTGGACGTGTTTGACGCATCAAAGGTCTTCAGCGCGTCAGAGCTGATCGCTTTTTCTTCTCCCACAGGACTTGTTGTCCCCGGTAGTGAGATTGCAGGGCTTGCGTCATACGTGCTGCAGAGGCTCGAAAACCCCGACGATGTCAGATTTAAGCGGCGAGATGAGATACTGGTCCGAGTGTGCGCGGAAGCTCTGATTGCGACAAGGAAGCCGAAGCAAGAAGGTGTAACCGCCAAAGAAGCAGTAGCACTCGGCAAGAAAATCGCAGCGCACCGCACTCGGCGGCTGAAGATGGAAAGGCTGCAGAAGAACTTGAGAGAAGCACAAAGAACCCTAGCAAAGCTGTCCCGAGATAGCCGCAACGATCTCAAGCAAGACATGAAAGACTTCTACACAAAGGGGACTCGCAAGAGATGAACGACCGCACGTACCGCTTCCCTCTGAAAAAAGGCGCGAAGCTCAAGGAAGACAACGGCTACGCTCTGTTGGCGGGATTGACCTCCATCGCTCCGTTCCTTCACGGCAGGGAGAGTGTCCAGATCGCACCTATCGCGGGATCTCGCGTCAGCAGCGGTGTTCTCGTGACTGACGCACGAAGCAAACTGCAGGTGAGAGGCATCACCCGGGAAGAAGCTGAACTGCTCCAGAAAAAGACTTTTCACGTTTCGGGAGAGGAGGTTGAGACTGGCCTGTTCCAGGAGGTGAAGTTTGCGTTCTTCCCCTGCTTGGCTTCTCGCCTTGTGATCTTCCGAGATGTGTTCAGCAAAGAGCAGTTCATCGAGAAGGTCAAAGAAGTTGCAAGGTCAGGCGATGTGGAGCTGGGGCGCCGGAGAGTGTTGACTCTCAAGAACAACAGCATGATCGGCTTCAGCGTGGTTTTGAAAGGACTGAAAGAAGAAGATTCGATCCGACTTCAGGCGGAAGGGATGGGCAAGTTCACGTCGATGGGTTGCGGGGTGTTTCACCACTTCCGACCGAACAGCACTCAACTGCGATAAGCGGCAGAGGTAGACGATGAAAATGAACTTTGATTGTGTGCCGGAAGAGATGCTGTAGCCCCTGCCTGGAGGAACTGGAAATGAAGTCAGTCGCTCATCCGAAAATCCGCACCATGTGTGAGATGGCTTGCCGGATTCGAGACATGTACGGGTACAAGTGGGTCTTGCACAAACCCAAGCACATCGAATGGCTGTTGTCCGACTCTCCCATCGGCCCATTTTCGCTCAAGTTGACGGGAAGAAAGAGGAGCAACTTTGTAGTGCTGTTATCGGCCGGTCCTTTCGACGGATGGACCGGAGGCAGCGAAACCTGCCCCGAAGAGCAAAAGTACTACGCAGCTCTGATCCACGAGATGAGCCACCTGACGCTCATGGATGGTTCTCCTGAAGACATGGGCACCGAAGAAGAAGGTGTCGTGCTCGAGACCGCGTGGCTTGATGCTTTGAGACCGACAAGGGAGATCAGAGCCGGGTACCGGGAGTACTCTATCGACAAAACAGAGATAGTCATAGACTACGAGAAGTGGGCCACCATGAACTACTCCGATATTCGAGGCCCGAAGAAGATGAAGTGGTGGGAGGAAGCACAGAAAATTTTGATCGAGAAAGGCGTCTTGACCAAAGGTGGCGCCCCGACCTGGAAGCGTACGAGGATGGGAGATGCCAAACACTCTGCCCGAAAATTGGTTTGAGGTAACACCAGCCTGCTACGAGTACAGGTGCTTTCCGTTCGATACGGACAAATACGGCAAACCGAAGCCGGGAACAGCATACCTCACTGTCGTTACGGTACAGAAGCGAGAAAACTCTATCGAGGTCAGCATAGACTCTTTTTCCGGAGGCTACGCTGACGGAGCAGCCGCACTGTCGACAGAGATACCGTTAGAGATTATAAATCGCTTGATAGCAAGCAGACCGAAGGAGTGACCGCATGACCCGCTCCCTGATCCCTTTCCTGGCTGTCGTTTATGGACTACTTCTGAAGTCTGCGCCGGTTGCGGCGCATGGTGGTGGCTTCGATGCGTCCAGGTTCAAAACCTGCGGGCAAAATCAAAATTGGCCGAAGTGGATGTTCAATCTTGATTGTCTGGAGTCAAAAAATGAAGTATCTGAACAATGACGATGATCTCATTCTCCCTCCTCCTGAGAAATCACTCCCGCAAAGACATGCCGGGAGGGTGGGTTTGGGAGTAGGGGTTGCAACAATAGTCGGGGTTATTACCTTTGGCACTATGGTCGATCTCAGGGCAGATCTTGAGAAAACCCAGAGTGAGATTATGAGGCTCAAAGACGCCCTCGCACTTGAAACCGAACTTCTGAACAGGAAGCTCAATAAAGTCCAGAGGGTCCAGGAGAAAACACTTCAAGTGGAGGCACGGCTCATCCAAGTAGGGAAGACGGGGCACGAGGCTTGCGTGGAGGCGGGCTTTACTTGTGGCTTTGTCCTTTCTACGTCAGTCGTAGACTCAAAAACAGTAGACTTTGCTGGGTGGCATGTGAGCACCTGCGACTCGAAGGTCTACAAGTCCCGCGGAAAACATCTCCTCACTGGAGATTACATCCGTGGACCTGGCGTGAAGGGGGCTTATAGTGATGATCTCCTCCTTTTAGAGGGGGAAGATAGCTACACCGCATACTGTATCACCAACCCCAGCCGGGGTTCAGAGATTCCCTTTTCGCCCATTACTGGGGGTTCGGTGGATTACCCGATGGTTCAAGTCCCAGCGGGCACCTTCGTGATGGGCTCCCCGGGGGACGAGGCAGGGCGGTACATCGACGAGGTGCAGCATTGGGTGACGCTGAGCCGCGGCATCTGGATGGGGACGACGGAGGTCACGCAGGGGCTGTGGCGGGCGGTGATGGGGAGCAACCCGTCCACCGCCGAGTACGAGGGTGTGTCGCTGGTGGGCGCCACGCTGCCGGCGCAGACCGTGAGCTGGTGCGAGGCGGTGGCCTTCGCGAACCGGCTGTCGGCGCGGGAGGGCCTGCCGGCGGCGTACCGCGGGGTGGACCAGTGCGAGGCCAGCGAAGGCACCAGCGTGGTCTGGGACCGGTCCAGCGCGGGCTACCGGCTGCCGACGGAGGCGGAGTGGGAGTACGCGGCCCGCGGGGGCGTGGGTGGCGCATATGCGGGCGGGGTGAAGGCGGAGGGGGTGTGCGCGGTGGCGAACGTGCTGAACCCGTCGGCGAAGCAGCGCTTCGGCTTCGACCATGAGGCCTTCGGGTGCGAAGACGGGCACGCGGGCGCGGCGCCGGTGGGGAGCTTCCGGGCGAACGGGTACGGCCTGCACGACATGACGGGCAACGTGTGGGAGTGGTGCTGGGACTGGTACGGGGCCTACGGCGGCGCCAGCGCTGACCCCACGGGGGCCCAGTCCGGCCGCAACCGGGTGGTTCGCGGCGGCTCCTGGTTCGGCGACCCGCGCCGCGCCCGGGTCGCCCGCCGCGACGGGGGCGTGCCCGGCTTCCGCGTTGACTACCTCGGCTTGCGTCTCGTGAGGACGGTCTTTTGATCGCAGGGCATGACTTGGATCGGGAATTGTCCTGATCCAAGCATCAGTAAGGCTTCTTCAAAGCTTTACTTGACCAGTCACTTAAGGAGGATCAAATGGAAACCCGCAAAACTGCCACGTTCAAGAATCACTTGTGGCTCAAGCATTACGAAAAGTTGATTGTTTTGGCTACGCTGCTCCAAATAACGGCATCCGTCATTAATTCGTTGGGACAAATAAGTCGCAACGTCGACCTCAGCAATGCGAATGGGGCAATCATCGTGACGGGACTCTCGCTGGGGTTAGTGATCCACGCTGCTGCAGGGTTTGGTCTTATGGCTATAGCGTCTAACCTTCAGGCCTCCAACAGCAGGGCAATCAGGCTTGTCTTAGCCGTGCTACTTTCCATTTACCCTTTCGTTTGCTTCATGGTGCCCTTCAATCTTATTGCGGGGTTGGTGGTGGGCGTAAACGAGATCGGGGGTTGGTGGAAGTCAAGGTCTTCGGACTCTGACCCCCGCAAGTAGGGGATTTTGGTCAGCATATCCCCAGTCTGATTTCTCGCGCTGCCTTGGCGACAGAGATACCGTTAGAGATTATCAATCGCTTGATAGCAAGCAGACCGAAGGAGTGACCGCATGACCCGCTCCCTGTTCCCTTTCCTGGCTGTCGTTGCTGGGTGCAACTCGAAGCAAGTCATTGAAGACGCGCAGTGCTCTGATGAGGAGCAGGGCATGTTTATGGCGTGCCTTTCCTCAGGGTGTTCCGCCTCCTACGCGCAGGACCTCAGCGGCGCGGACTCCTGTTCGGTCGAAGGTGGCGGTACAGTTGTCTCAGTCGAAGCTGGCGGAGAGTGTGGTTTTACGTCTTCCGGCTCATGCTACGTCTTGTGTGATTGCCCCGATGGAGTGGGCGTAGAGTTCAACACCGCGGACCGAGAACCGCAAGAATCTCCTTCTGAGTATGAAGGCGACATGGCAGGAGAGTGCTCAGACAGGGCAGACAATGATCGAGATGGCCTGTACGACTGCAACGATCCCGACTGCGAGGGAAGCCCGGACTGCGCGGAAAGTGTGGACACTGCGGATAGTTCGGAGGAACCCGGCACGGAGGACACTGGCGCTCCGGAAGACACAGGAGAAACTGGGGGAGAAGACCCTGCAGTAGACGCCGACGGTGACGGGTACACCGTGGGCGACGGAGACTGCAACGACCGCAATCCGGCGATCAACCCCTCCTCCACGGATATCGTCGGCGACCTGATCGATCAGAACTGCGACGGGATTGACGGCACCGACATGGACCGCGATGGGTTTGCTTCCGAAGCCAGCGGCGGCAGCGACTGCGACGACTTCGACGCAGTGATCAACCCCAACTACGGAATTTGGGATGAGACGGATTACGTAGATTCAAACTGTGACGGAGAGGACGGTCTGAACTGGACATACAAATCATTAACGCTTTCTCACCTGTACATCCGGAATACGGGTGACTTTGACGGAGACTCTAAAACTGATTTAGTTCTGTACGAAACAAGAACAGGGGATGTATGTATAATTTTCGGCTCATCTCTATCTTCTTCTGCTGTCAGTGTGATGACTGCATCAGATTGTGATATTCTAACAGATATTGGGGGACAAGAATTTTCTGTCGGCGATGTTGATTCTGACGGAAAAGACGACCTCCTACACAAAAATTATTCGACGGGAACCGGATACTTGTTTTACGGGTCCACAATAGCAACATCAACAGCATTATGGTCTGGGTCTAATCACGACATTGTTATTTCTCCCGGTTGGGGGTCGATCACATATTTTCAGATTATCGAAGACGTCAATGGTGATTCTGTCGATGACATTTTTGTCTACGCATCTTCTTACGTGCACATTCTTGTGTCGCCTTTCACTCGTTCGTCTTTGACCGTATCAACAGACAAGCTTGTGTCCTTGACAGGAACCTACGCCTATGACGGGATAACTGTCTTACCACTGGATCTAAACTACAACGGTAAAATGGATTTTCTATTTGATCGAGGCTATGCGGATGTGAGTACCAGCAAACGAAATTTCTCGACATTTTTCCCAACAGGTGTGTTGCCTGATATTGATGGGGACGGAAACAAAGAAATAACAGACGGAAATTGCGTTCAGAACGCTAGCAACTACTCAGACAGTTCTTTTTGTGACTACTACGTAAGCTACACATTGACCGCGCGGCAACTGGCAGATTTTGATGGAGACGGACTTGCAGACGACTACTTCTACTGTTCTGTGATCCACTCAACATATTACGACTGCTACATTAAGAAAGACATTCTGTTGGCGCCGGGCTCAAATGTACACATCCACGGAGCTCACGCTAACGAGAACTATTTCTTCTCTGGTGACTTTAACGGAGATGGAAAGGACGAGATCGTTGCGTCTGATGGCAGTAGCAGCAATATAATCGGATTCAGGTAACAAGAGAACAACACAGGCTGAATGCTTAATTACAGCACATTGGAGGTAAAAAATGCTTTTGTCGCTGTTCGTAGTGCTGTCCCTGTCCGCACAGGCGAGAGATATCACACACTACTTTGCCGCTTGCAAAGACGGTTCACTGCACTACGTAGGGCACGAAAAAGAAATGACTTTTGAGGATGCAGAGAGAAGCGGGTGGTCTCTCTGTGATATGTTTATTTTGTCAGATAGAGGCGAAAATAACTACAGAGGAATATACAGCAGGCAGGCGCCGCACAATGATTACAAGAAGATTTTTTATGAGCTGACTTTAGCCTACGAAAAGAAAGTTTACTTAGAGATACAGGAAAAGATTGCTTACAGAGAGCAGCAGAAAAGGCTGGAGGATGAGCGCAAAGCTGATTTAGAATTAGAAGAGAGGCGAGATTGTTCCCGAAAGAAAACAAAACCCGCAATAGTTTATGCCTGCCCTTTGGGCTCTTATGCTTTACACCCTTCAAACTGTGAAGTTGTCATAGGTCACGTTTCTACGGGCGCTCATGCGGTTGAACTCGATACAGGAATAAAAATACTTCCAGAAGGCCAGTCTTGTCAAATTTCAGGAAAAACTATTGATAGTGCTTACTTAGACGAAGCTTTGCTGTGTTCTGTAAACAACAACTGTTCTCGCAATGTTGTTCCTCTGACTATAAGTGTGGATTTAAAGGAACCGCTCAAAAAAGCAAAGGAAGATTGGTCCAGAGCTGACCAAGAAAACGAAAAGAAAAAAACATATGATTGTCTCGCTGGTGTGTGTTTAAATGCGCCCGCATCAAGTATTTCTTCTAAGTTAGTCACAGTTTCAGAAGTGGTCATGCACAGAGCGGTAGAAGTTTGCTCTGGTCGAATCGTTCGCATCAGACTGTGGGCAGGTTGGGTCGAAGAGGGCTATGGGGGTTGGGTAGACGTTCTACCAGGTGCGCAACACAAAGGTTACAACTACGGCGCGGAAAAAGCGAACAATCACATGGTTCAAATGGATAGTGAATTGGCAAAAATGGGGTGGGTAGTCGGCTGGCACAAGGAAAGACGAGTACACCCAAGCAAAATGGGTTGGCGTATAATAGAAAGCGCAGAAGGAGGCAACGGCGGAAGTTGGTTAGTAAGCCTTGAGTCGATTCATGCCGACCACCTTACCCTTTGCGAGCAAAAACGACAAGAGGGACTTTAGGTTAGACCTTGTGCAAGCGAGGAGGGCTCGGAGCTTACTTTGACATCAACAAAACGTTTGCGGGGAAGAAGTAATGCAGTACGTCATGATACCTTTCGCGTTCGACACGCGCGTGAAGCCAGAAGCTCTCTACAACAACAGCATCCAGCCTGAAGCCAAGATGGACTTCTTCCCGGCGAAGGTTGTCGGATTCTGTATCGACCCGGGCAAGAAGATTGAGGTGATTGTCGAAGCCATCATCGACACCAGCCAAACCCAGACGGGTCGGTTCTACGACGTGCCGTTGAGCTTCCTGGGGAACGACAGGGAAGCAGGCATGTCCTACGACAACCTTGCTCCCGACACGAAAGAAGTGCCCTTCTACACAGCCGAGACTTGGGTGAGGATGGTCAACGTCTACCGCGAGGGCCGAGTTATTGAAGGAAACAGGGTAGGAAGCCTCACCTGGAACTACGCAGACGTGACGCTCAACATCGTGGTCACGTCAGCAGGAACAGTCATCATCGCCCCGCCCCACAAGATCACAGTCGGTTATCACCCGACTTTTCTGCCGTCTTGGATGCGGAAGCGTTACGATGACAGCCAATTTCCTCTCGAGCTGACTCGAGTGTATGACCCGCCGAAGAAGAAGGCTGAAGAAGCAAGAAAACTTGCTGTTCGTGCTCTGGAGTCCGACGAAGGTTGGAGGTCTCACGGCTTAGGGCTTATCCAGAAGTATGTAGACGGTCTTCGTGTTCATGTCTGGTCGAAGGGCGACGTGAAGATCGGGCTCAACGGAGGCATCCACAACCACCGCTACTCGCTCAACAGCATCGTGGTTCTGGGCGTCATCACGCAGGAGGAGTGGGAAGCTACAGAAAATCCGAAAGGGATGTGGTCGGAGTTCCGCCACGACAACGCTACCTGGGAAGTAGAGTTTACGGGGAAGAGGTATGACTTGACCCCAAGGACGCAAGATATTTACGCAGGTCAGATGTACTCTTTCCCGCGTCACTGCTTCCATCGCACACTTCCCAGAAGCGAGATTGCAATTACAGTGGTGGACCGGGAAGGTGTTGAGGGCAAGTCTTGTGCTTTGGCTCCTTTGGGGGTCAACATCGTCAACGGGCAGTCGATTGAGCTGGACGTAAAGAAGATTGTCAGCTCGGCTCGAAAGCACCTGGGGGTAAAGTGAGTGCAACGCCCAAGTACCTCTACTGCATCGAAGCCAAGCTGTCCGATAACCGTTGGACCACGGTCGTAGGGGAGCAGGACGGGTCACTTGAATACATGCGCGGCCGCTTCGATGCATTTCGAGAGAGGCCAGGCCCGCAACCTGCCTTCCGTCTCTTGCGGATGAACGTTAAAGACGCTTCCGCAGGCGCCAAGGTATTGTACGAGATCCACGAAAAAACTGAGCTTTCTGTAGGCGCGATGCCACAAACAGTCGGGTTTCAGTGGTCGAGGTATGCCAGTGCTGCGGCTGACGCACTTCACACGGCAGCGCATGATGTTCGATATGCGGCCCGAAACAACCCCGAGCTGCAACAGCATCACGAAAAACTCATAGCTCTCGCCTCCGAAGTAGAGAGACTTCTGCCGACAAGTGGTTAAGAGGTAAGGCAGAGAGGTATAAGTATGGAAGGCGAAGAAAATCTGCTTGAGTCACCTGATTTGACTTTCATTTTGGGTGACACGACGTCAGTGTGTTCGGCGCTACCCGACGAGAGCTTCAGTCTCATACACTCAGACTTGCCGTTCAATACGGGGAGAGTGCAGAAGGGTAGTGCCGGGCAGTACGAAGACAAGTTTGACGACTTCAGTGCCTGGTTGACGGAACAAGTCACGCTTTACCGTAGACTTCTGGCTCCGAAAGGTGTGCTTGCTCTACAGCTTGATGACAGAGAGTATGTAACGCTTCGGTCTGTGTGCAACGCAGTTATGGGACCTGAGAACTACAGAGGTACGCTGATCTGGCATTACGACACAGGGGGTCTTGCGAAGAACTGGTGGTCGATGAAGCACCAGTACATCGTGCTCTACGGTTCAGGCAAAGAGGAACCTGTCTTTCACGCAGACCAAGTGCCTCTGGTGCCACGAAAAGCTCTTCCAAAGAAAGTCGTAAACGCGGCCGGAGAAGAGAAGGTTTACGGCGGAGACAAAAGGCTTTGCTCTGTGTGGAACATGAACTGGTCCACGACAGACCCACAACGGTGCGGTTACCCGAGTCAAAAGCCTTCTTCGCTCGCAGAGACCTTAATCCGAGTGCATACGAACGAAGGTGATTGGGTGCTTGATCCTTGTTGCGGTTCAGGCACGACAGGCTTCGCGGCTCATGCGCTGCGCAGAAATGCAGTGATCGTCGACAAAAACCCAGAAGCTCTTCTTTCTGCAAAAGCAAGAGCCAAGAAGAAGCAGGAGACAACGTGAACGCGGCAGAGAAAGTCGCCAAGATCAGAGAAGCGCAAAAAGATCTATTCCTACAGGAGATGCGGATCAGGGCAGAGATCGAATGGGTAATCAACGAGGAGTTTGGGGCAGAGTACGAATCGTTGGTTTCCTTGGCCCACATGCAACAAGGAGTTTTGCTCGGAGCGAACAAGATAACTATTTTCTTGTCTACGGGACCCCCTTTAGCTTCGCAGGAAATCCTCCAGCAAAAGATGAAGAATGTTGAGCAGAAGACTGGAATTCCAACAGTACTTGGGCTGTGACCACGACTGAACCGCAAACACAATAGGCAGGAAGAAAGTTATGCCGATCTACGTGTGTTCTGATGGCAATGGTGTGCTCGAGATCGAGGCGGATAGCGGGGAAGCAGCCGCCCATGATTACGTCGACGGAGGCGAGTGGGGCCACAACAACAAAACCTTCTGGATCAACGTCCGCGTCACCGAGAAGGGCACCAACGACACTGAGCTTCACAAGATCGAAGTGGAACCCGAGGAGCCCGAGTGTGAGGACGGCAACGATCACCACTGGCGTGAGGTTTCGATGAGGGGCAACGCAGGCGGCGTGATTACCACGTCTCGTTGTGTGCATTGTGGCAAGGAAGTGACAGTGAACACCTGGGATTACGATCCGCAAGATGGACAGCAAGCACTTTGCAGCGTCGAGTACGGGATGCAGGAATGCTGATCGCTTTCTCTGGTAAGAAGGGAGCAGGCAAGGACACTTGTGCGGTCATCCTCGACTTCATCGCAAAGTCGGAAGGGATGCAGACCTACACTGTTGGCTTTGCTGATGCGATGAAGAGCATTCTCGGCATGATCTTCCGGGTGAACCCAAAGATCTTTTACGACAACAAGGACACGCCCAACGAAAGCCTCAAAGGCAAGACGCCCAGAGGTGTGCTGATCTCTTTCGCCAAGTGGGTGCGGGAGACCAAGGACGACGCTTGGGTGTCTCACGTGCAAGTGGCACTTGAGAGTTTGGGTGGTCCTGACAAGCTCAATATGGTGACGGACTTGAGGCACGTCATCGAATACGAGGCTCTTCGAGGCAAAGGAGCCATCCTCGTTCGAGTCATCCGTCCTGGCACGGAGAACGAAGACGACATCTCAGAGACCGCGCTCGACGACCACGAGTTCGACTACGTCGTCTACAACAACGGCACAATCTTAGACCTCACGAAGACTCTCCAGAAGTTGTGGCAGGACATCAAAGACAAGGAGCAGGAACATGCACTTTCTTTCTCCTGAAGAGATTATGGAAAAGTTCGGCGGCACCTTTTCCGCTTCGGAGAAGAAAAGCTTCTGGAAGTGGCGTGAAGAAGGAAATCAGTTTTTGCAGCCCTTCACAGAGAGGATCGTGCGCTCGCAGCAAATGGGTTTCCCTCGGTCTGCCGACAGCGTGCTGCGTGATTGGCGAGAGAGCATGCCGCGACCCGATAATGGGTACGCGGAAGCTCGCTTCAAGCGATGGCCGGACTACGCGAAGGACTGCCAAAGAGCAGTCGTCTTGAGATCTGCCGAGCACTACGACAAAACACATTGCATAGGCTTTGTGACGGCCGACGGCAACGTGAAGCATGAAGTCTTCTTCTGCAAGAAATCAGGAAGACACTGGAACCGAAAACTCGGTCATTCCAAGCATCACGCTTGGCTCGACGTAGAAGCAACCAGAAGGAATATCACAACCGAGGAAAGGACGACGCAGGAAAGGCGGAGCTTCTTCGATCTGTTCCCGTCTGCGTGTTCTCGAGAAATCAAGTTCAAAGCCCTTCATTCCTTGGGCGGGTGGGCTTGTTTTCTTCCGACGGACGAAGGCATGGCCATCGAGGGTGGATTCTTGCCTTGCCCAGAGCCACACAGGCCCAAGGGTGTTTATCTCTACCAGCTACGAAGCAAGAAGTACGCGAGAAGCAATGAGTTCAACGAGATGCTGTGGGGCTGGCGGTACGCTTCGCCTGAGATCACAGAAGAAGAGCTCAAAGCTGCCTCGCTGTTCCGCCCTCCCACACCAGAGCAGGAAAGAGCAGAGTTTTACACCCGAGGGCAACTGGAAGAGCTTGCGACCAAGCTCGGAGTTGAAGCCGCGGTCAACGCGAATGGTTGGTTGCAGTTGACGTGGAAAGGCATTTACGGCAAGTACATCTTGGGCGTTGTTGTGGACGGCAAGACTCACCTAACGGAAGAAAGAGAAGTGCTTGACCTGCTCGAGAAAGAGTTGAACGCTTCTACCGAAAAAGCGAAAGCCGACATCGCCAAGTTGCAGGAAGGTCTTTCTGGTGACCTGAGTTTGCTCGAAAAGATTCGATCTTTGCGTTAGTCTGTACGAGCACTCTGGAGGTCCCGTGGCGAAAGCGAACTACATCTTCCTCTTGGAACGTCTCGAAGGGGGGACGTGGGATTCAGTGTACGAAGTAGTCGCAATCGGACCAGACGAAGAGACTGTTCGTGAGATGGTGCTCGAAAAGTTTGATTACGACCCAAGCAGGTGGCCCACCTGGGAAAGCGGTGTCGAGGTGAAGAAAGTCGGAATCGCCTTCCCAGGTGAGGGGCCTCGCATACTCACCTACTACCAAACGCATGGATGAAACAATGGCAAAGTACAAGTTCACGATCGAGATTGACGAAGAGATGCTTCAGCTGATGCTCGAAGCGCTCGAGTTCTACGAGCGTGTCGTGGGGCTCGGGCAGATCGAAGAGGTCGGTTACGCCTACAGGATCAAAAAGAAACTCACGACTTCTTGGACAGAGCACAACGAGAGGATGAAGATCGCGGATCTCGCGCTCGACACGTTCAAGATGGCCGTTGTCGGAATGCCGCGGAACCAAAGCCACGGTATCTACAGCCCCGAGGTGAACGACAACATCAAGAAGATGTACGACATGTACAAGACCTTGCGCAAGAGCCTTGCAGAGTCCCGATTGCGCGAGGCGATCGAAGCAGGGAACACAGAAACTGCCAACCACTTGAGGATGACGGTAGACATGCAAGGCTTCAGCGGCGTCTACTTCTCAGAGCCGCCCGTGCATGTCAGTTTCGTGCCCATGGCGCAAGAATCTCAGGCCGAGCCCGAAGAGGTGAACGATGCAACTCCCGAAGAAGTCGAACCTTGACGCTTACGTGCTTCGAGGCCGAGATCCAAACCAGTTAGACGCTTCCTTTTGGGAGGGACAAGAAGCAGCAAAGAACGCGCTCAAGCCATTCCGAGATGTTCGGTATGAGCTTCTGAGAGTGCAGGTAAACGACAACGTGGTTTGGGCTCTCGACCAAGTGTGGGTCACACTACCCACAGGCAAAGTCAACTACATTCCCGAGGTGGATGATGCGTGACGACGATATGAAGTTTCAGGATCCGGGCGGTCGCTCTGCTCTGCGCCGGGCAAGCAAGAGCAATCCGAGAAAGTATCCTTGTCCGACCTGCAAACAGCCTGACCGACTGACCCCTGCGGATGTTCGGCTTGGTTACCAGTGCGATACTTGTGCAGACAAGTTGGAGATGGGATGGGACTACTGAAAAAGGTGTTTGTGTGGTGCACTCGATGCCACGGTTCGGGTATCTCCTACACGACGCCCGGCAACAAGCCTGCCGATGGGCCTGATGATTGCCCTGCCTGCAGAGGCATGGGTCAAGTCGAGCAGCTTGTCGACGAAACAGACCCGGAACAAGATTGAGTGTGAAAAAGCTGTTCGCGACGGGTGTGCACGAGCCCGTTGCGAACATACTTCCCGGTAAGTTCTTCTATTGCAGCATGTCCTTTTCGTATGCGGCGCTACGCGAGTACCCGAAGCTGACTGAGCAGCTCACTCGAATGAGCGATGGCTTGCAACAGCCGAAAGTATCCTTCTGGCGAGAAGACCTCGAGCCAGGAGGTCACTTCGGGCCGACGCGAATGCACGTAGATGGGAAAGGGGACATTTCTGAGATCCACAGATTGTTTATCGTAGGCGGGCTTCCCACCGAAGCACACGACGGAAGCTTGTTACAGACAGGAGCTGTGTGGGAATACTCAGGTGACTTTGTTCACCGCGGCTTACCCGTCACGCAACCTTGTCAGCGCCTGATGCTGAGAGTGTCACAAACAACAATGCACACGAGGGAGACGTTTTGCTTGAGAACAAAGCACAAGAAGTGAAGAAGGAACTGCAAAAGCTTGTTCCTGACGCCGAGGTCGAGATCTCAGAGACAACGGACAAGGAAGAGTACGCTTACCTGATAATCTCGGCGGACTACGTTATCGAAGACGAAGTCAGCGTCATTTTGGGCTATGCCAAAGAAGACGAAAGCTTCTTCGTGGGATTGGATGACGGGTACAATTCAGACGAGGATGAGCAAAGTATTTTGTTTATCACTGTGAAGGATGAAGTTGTCGTTCCCGTTGCGGTCCGTTTCCTGGTAGGAGAGTGATATGGGAAGGGATGAGGCCAAGAAAGTTGACGTAGGCACTCGGCTGTACGTCGCCCCTGGCACTACGATCAAGAGCGCTATTTCGGGAAAGACGTTCAAGTTGACCGTAAACCGCATTCTTGGTCTTGACTACGACAATCTTCTGGAAGAAGGCAAAGTCTATCGCGTAGTCAAACGTGAAAATGGTCTGTACTTGTGCCCCGTCGGTATGTCTGCCATCACAGACGAAGAGCTGTTGGACGTATTCCTTGAGACAGAGATCGTCGACTGTCCTCGCTACTATGCGTCAAAGCAGACGAAAGAAGAGCTGCGAAAGAGGATCGTTGCGCACGTGAGCCGCGTGAACCATCAGTTCTTGAACGTGTGCCTCCTCACGCGAAGCTTGCTGGAAGAGATCACAGTATCGTACATCTACGCGGAGTCGGATTTCAGTGTGAAGCGATTGTTCGAGAAGATGGAGGGAGGCAACGAAAAGCTGAAAACGATGGCGAAATCGGTAGAAGTGAAGATAAAGCGTTCCATGATCGAGGAGGCGAGAGGGAAAAATGGATGAGATCTACACCCCCATTCTGTGGTCTTCGTGGTACATGCACAAGCAGATGTTCGCGGAAGGTGAGGAGAAGGTCAAGGCTCTTTTCGCGGAAAAGAAGCACGAACGGGACAACTTCCACTTCTCGTTCGGAAGTCGCAACAAGTTCATGCTGTCCAGTCACTCTGACGGCTACGGCGGAGACGGACTTGTGGTGCTGCTTTCGTACAGCAAACCAGAAGCGGGTCGAGGCCAAACGCACAGCCACTCGTGCTACATCAACATCAAGCTGGCTGTGAGGAGGAAGAAGAAAGGCAAGGACGCAATGCCCACGAACGAAGAGACTTTCACCACTATCTTCGAGGGGCGAGAGGCTGTCAGCATAGAGACGATGTTTAGTGCTGCGGCAGGAGAAAAGAGCGCGAACGACACGCGCATCTTGCTGAAGTTTGTGGGTATGAACAAGAATCTGGACGATTGGGATGAAATCATCCAGAACCCGTTTCCTTCCTCCTTGTTCGACGTAAACTTGTCCAGAAAGGACGCAGAAAGGCTGTGCATTATGCTGCTTAGCCCAGACCAAAGCACATTCCACACAGGCAAAGAGCTGGCGAAAGTCTACCCCGGCTTGTCTGCACTCTTCTACGTGAACGATATCATGACAGAGGAAATGAACTACTCTTGGGGCAGCCGAGATGACTGGAGCCGCGTGAACAAATACTTCGCCAAGCCGGCGGACGGAGTTGTTGACGCTTCGAAAGCGTTCGGTTCGATCTACGCGGAGTGCATTGAAGCCATGTTTGCATGCAAGAAATTGCGTAGGCTGTATAACCCTAAGACGAAATAGCATCGGCCAACCAGCTTGACTCCCCGTGACGCAGAGTTAGAATTCTCACGCCCACTTTCGGGCCGTGAGGAAGATATGTCTAGCTTGCAAATCCAGTTCCCGATGAGCCCAAAGATCGATCGGGAAGACAACGAGTACTTTATCGGTTCCGCCCACGGACCCTTCACCGTGGACTTGAGCAACGCAACGTTCCTCTTCTTCCCTCCCGTCGACGACGATCCCAAGTCTCGCGGGACCTTGCTCATTCGGCCGAGCAACTACGTGAACCGCCACAAAGTCAAAGATGATCGCCCGAACGAGCAGTCGAACTGGGCTGACGACGACAGAGACGGGGATCGCGATCGTGATTGATTGACCCGAAAATTGTTTGACAGCAGTCACCCCCGAAGGACGCTTGCAGGCGCCTTCGGGGGTGTAGCTTTACCTACAACGCAAGAGGGCTACAGAGAATGCACAAGGAAAAGTTCGACATCGTCTTCATCCACACCAAGAACGCAGGCGAGATGACGATCGCCCGGTCGTTTCGGTCGAGCAGAGCTGCTACCGAGGTGTGGTTCCCCTCGAAGAAGATCAGAGCCGCCATCAAGAAGGTGATGAACAAGAAGTCCGACATCAAGAACGTGAAGAATGTTGTCTTTTCAAACATCTCTTCGGACGACTTGTTCGAGATCATTCGACTGCTCGGTGGCCTCGACGATAGCATGCACGAAGACGGTCAGCTTCCTGCAGGCTGCATCAGCACAAAGCTGACCGAGCTTGAGCTCATCGCGAAAAACTACGACTTCGCGCTGTCGCTTGTGTAGACATGATCACAGTTCTAGGAGAACACACACTGAAACTGGACGGGCAAGACGTAGTGCTCGTCGAGCTGAAAGATGAGACGACGGGGGCAATCTCTTTCGTAACCAAGTATCCGGTGACGAGAGACTTGTTTCCTGCGATTGAACCAAGCGGGAAAGCCAGCGAAGCCCTGCAAATCGAGGAGAGGAACTTCAACTTAGGCACGACAGAAGCTGTGATCGAAGAGGTTGCGAAGCAAGATCCTATCCTTTCGCACTACCAGTACCCCGAGAGAACAGACCACCTGCTCCGAGCGGTAAGCGAAGACAGTGGTCTGAGAGCATCTTTGCTCTCGAGCAGCTTGCTGAAAAAGATGTTTTTGACCGAGAGGATGTTCGGAAACGATCTTGTCTTGTCCCATGAAGTTGCGTTCAAAGAGAACAGATTGCCATTCCGTCTGAGCCACGCAACACAGAGTGTTTGCGGAGTGCTCTTTATCCCCTGCAACATCCCTGTCCTAGTGAGGAAGTCATGAAGTTCGCCCAAGCTGTCCGTCTCGTCTGCGCCAACCACAAGTCCAGCACGAAGCAGACGTTGTTTTTCCTCGGCCCGCCCGGCATCGGCAAGAGCAGCATCGCTTACGAGGCGAAGCGGGTGCTGAAAGAAACTGACTTGATCGACGTTGACGTGGTTGTTGTCGACCTCAGCAACGCTTTGCCCGAAGACCTCAACGGTCTGCCGAAGACTGAAGGCGAGGTGATGCGCTTCATTCCAGACGAATGGCTGCACCGCCTTTGTCGGCCGGGGGCACAAGCTATTTTGGTGCTCGACGACCTCGCAGCGGCCTCGTCTGCCATTCAGGTGGCCACTCGTCAGCTTGCGCTCGATCGCAGGATTCACAATCACATCTTGTCTGATGGCGTAAGCATCATCGTCACGGGTAACAGGTCAACAGACGGCGCGAAAGCCACACAGCTTCCGAGCCACTTCCGCAACTCAGTGCTTCTGATCTCGATCGATCCCGACTTTGATGCGTGGGTTTCGTGGTACAGGCACCAAGAGAACGTCGACCGCTCTATTGTCTCGTTCCTGTTATTCGCAAAGAAGTTCTTCAGCACTGTGCCGCAAGAAGCCGACAAGCTCGGAGCTTTCGCTACTCCCCGTTCGTGGTCGATGCTGGGTAGGTTGCTGCCACAAGTCGTGCCCTTGGGGGACGAAGACATTCTTCGCGAGACAGTCCACGGCCTCGTCGGCACAGGGCCGGGCGTAGAGTACTTGGCCTTCCGGTCCATGCAGAACGACACTGTCGACATCCAAGACTTCTTGCGAGACCCGAAAAGGACGCTGCCTGCTCCTTCCGACCTCGAGCGCTCCTACTTGATCGCGATCTGCTCGGCTGCCGTGACTCGCGTGGTCGAGGGCAAAGGGTCCGATGACTACGACAAGTTGGTCTACGCGATGGCGCACGTGGCGACCGACAAAAGAGACTTGTTTGCTTACGCCTTCCAGCTCGCTGAGTCGCTCGGAGGCAAGGAAGCTCGCCAGAGGTTCAGCTTTGCCGTGAGCCGGGTGGCGAAGCAAGACAAGTCGGTTCTCAGCTTGGTCAAGACCATCTCTGACTTGCTGGGTCAGTTCTGATGCAAGACTTGAACAATAAGTGGGAAGCAGCTCTGCTTTCTCTGTCCTTCGCGTATCCCTTCTACGCGCACTTGCTCTACAAGGCGAAGCTGCAGTTTGTCGACAACGACAAGTTGACTGCAAAGGTCAACCACAAGCTTGAGATCAAGATGGGAGCGAAGTTTGCGCGAAGCCTGTCGCAGACAGAGTTCTCGGGAGTTGTTCTTCACGAGGTATTGCACGTTGTGCTCGGATACCACGAACGGCTCAACACCAAAGACCATGTTTTGTTCAATATCGCTCACGACTACATCGTGAACGGCCTTGTGCAAGAAGCGCAGAAACACAAGTTCCGAGGGAATGACGTAGTCTGCTTGGCGGATGGATGTCTTCTCGAGCCGACGTGGTCGCACCTGGCTGCAGAAGAGATCTATGCTTTCTTGTCGGAGAGAGTCGAGAACAACGGAGGCAAAAGGAAGGTTAAGCTCAAATGCTACAACAAGACGAAGGGCAACTCGGAAGAAGTTGAAGTCGATCTCAACGAAAGCATGTACACGGACGTGGAAGAGTACGATCTACTGAGCGAATCTGAGATCAGGCAGCTGTCCTTGGAGATGGCGCAGCTACTCAAAGAAGCAGAAATGCATCACAAGAGCAGCCGAGGAACTCTGCCCAGCGAGCTGCAGATCCGCATCGACGCTATTTGCACGCCGAAGATCCACTGGAACTCCTTCATACGGAATCATGTGGGTAGTCGAATCGGTTCGCCCCATCCCACCTACATGCGCCGAAGCAGGAGGTCGGAAGCAGTAGGAGAGATACTTCCTGGATGGCGCAAAGATTCAGCCTCAAACATCATCTTGTTGTGGGACACCAGCGGGTCGATGTACGGGATGCACGAAGTTATTCTTTCTGAGTTTCGGTCTCTCGTGAGAGAGATGGGCTACTCGCTGCGCCTCATTCAGTGCGACGCGGCCGTGCAGTCAGACATGCTCCTCGAAGACGAGACTGTCATCGTCAAAGGCCACGGCGGCTCCGATTTCCAGCCAGCGTTCAAGCTGCTGGAAGAGGAAAACGAGGATGTGTACGTCATCGCAATGACGGACGGGGAGATTGGGTACCCAGAAGACAAGCCAAGCTGCGTAAAGGACATTTTGTGGGTCTACACAAGGCTTTATTCCGGCTACCCGCCGCCTTACTTGTTCTCTTACGGAGACTGCATTCAGTTCGACGTCAAAGAAGGGACCGTCACTATCTTGCGTCGAGGTCACGCCTAATGCCGAGGAGAGTAATCATCGAGGAGCGCACGTCGCCCGACCTGCAACAGCTTTTGCTGTCTTCGGGAGCCCTCGATATTGCGGAAGCCATCGACAACAGCCGGTTTCATGTGAACCAGCCGATAGCGATCACGAGGCCGGAAATCGTAGCAGTCACACTGAGGGGCAAGAGAGACAAGTTGTTTCTGCACGCGGAATGGGCGTTTACGCCACAACAGCTGCAGGAAGCAGTTTGGGTCTCGCAGTGCTCTGAGCCCCGCGTAGGAGACAGAGTACGGTCGTCTTTCGTGAGAAAGTCAGTCAAAATACATGCATTTTACCCTCACCCGTCGAAGGACGGATCTGTGTTCAAGAACATGATCGCCCTTTTCGACAACGACTTCGAGCGCTCAGAGAAGGTCGAGAAAAGGTTTGAGACGGAGATGAGGCGTGCTCGCTGCCACCACCTCGGCATGACCTACAACTTGTCCTTTGCTACCGTCTTTGCGAGAGAGTTGTTGCCGTGACAGAAAAAACAGAGTCTGTCATTCCGTTCGACTTTGACGTGAAAACTGATTCAGAACCGCTTCGCGTCGAGTTCGACGTGATGGGAATCAATACGGATTGTGCCGTGAACTTTGTTTACTTGGTTTTCGAAGATACGCAAAAACTCAGAAATGCTCTGGAGAAAAAGTCATGAACGCCACGCCTATCAACAACCTCACCGTCTCCTCTCGCGGTCTCGTCGACATGCGTAGCACGCGCACTCAGCCCATGAACAGGAGCCTCGAGGAGGTTCGTGACTACCTCAAGGCGCTCAACACCAAGCAGGATCCCGAAGACATCGTCCGCCCCGGCAGCCACTTGGCTGTGTTCTTCGAGAATGGAGTGATGACTGGTCGCTTCCTCACCCCTTCTGGCCTCGGGGACCAGGTGTACTCGTTCAGCTCCACGGGCGCCGCACAGTTGGCGAGCGAAGTGTTGCCGTCTCACTTCTTCCGCGGTCTTCGCGGCTTCGTCCAGATCGACGACGACGCCAAGAAGCTGGCTTCGCTCGTGTGGAACAAGTGCGCCACGCAGAGCAAGAACAACCTCTTGTTCCGCACCGTGAACTACAAGGATCCGGTCGACGGTGCCGTCAAGCGGATGATCCGGGCGGTCGTCAGCGAGAAGTACGCCGACTACTCGAACTTGCAGTACGTGCAGACGCTGCTCGACCACGGCGGCGACTTGATCCGCAACGCAAATGTTCTTGAGATGCGTGTTACCGACGATCTCATGCGTCTTCGCGTGGCGATCGATCCTTTCGCCGAAGTCAACAAGCCCATTCGCATGGTCGAGCTGTGGAACTCGGAGGTCGCCAAGCGGCGCGTGTCGCTGCGCTCGGGCATCTACAAGCTCATCTGCACCAACGGTATGGGCCACTGGGACAAGGCCAACGACCACTCTTGGGTCCATCGCGGGGAGACGGGCAAGTTCCGGGATCGCGTCGAAAGTGCGGTCAAGGGGGCCATCACTGACGCGTCTGGCGTTGTCCACATGTACGAGATGGCGATCAACACTGTCATCAACAAAGCGTTTGAGTTCATGACGGCGCAGATGACTCTCGAAGGCTTGACCCCCAACCACATCGCGGCTTCCGTCAAAGCTCTTGACGACACCACGACGACGCCCGGGAGCAAGCTCGCGTCGGTTGTCGACGCCATCACTCTGGCCGCTCAGGCCGAAGATCTCGAAACCCAAGACATGATGGAGGTGGCCGCAAGCAAGATCATGTTCCGCGGCTTGCGTATGGCTCGCAATAACATCATCGAAATGGCGTGAAGGTAGAGATCAGCAGCATGTCAAACCAGTTCCCGTACGAAGTGTTCTCAAATAGTGTAGAAAGTTGGCTCGAAGGTAAGGAGTATTGGTGCTGTTGGGCCGTGTGGGAGAGGATGAAGGGTACGGTTCGAGTGAACGCAAACATTGACTACGGATACGACTTGGCGAAGAGCCCAGAAGCGCGTGAGGTAGCGCTCGGCTTTGCTTGGGAAGACCTCGTCAATGCATTTTGCGGTTGCGGTACCAACCACCTGAACGGTCTTGTTGCTGATCTGTTTTTCGCTATGCCTAAACCAGCTGAGACTTGGCCGGTGTTTTCGGCTCACGTCACAAAAGCTGTGAAAGATGTGGAGGGACGACTCGAAATCAACAAATACCCGCGTCGCTATCGCCGAGAGGCTCGTGACCGAGGCTGCATCAGCGGGCCCACAAACGGCGCTTTCAGGAGCGCAGCTGTCCAAGAAGGAGGCTATCCTTACGCATTTTGGGAGAAGCGTTTCAGAGCTCGTGGTGCTGTTGTTCAAGCTATTGATACAAACGTGATCCGCTTTCCGAGAAAGTAGTTTGTTCGTGTGTTCCGTGTCCGAAGTATACAAAATGACGGGAAGTATCAATGTCAAAGCGGCTCAAGTCTCTCCGCGAGATCGTCAACAGCGTCAGTGAGCATGAGTACAGAACAGCAATCAACAACCCGCTCAAAGTCCTTTCCGACTGGGACAAGTTCAAAGTCGACAAGGGAGGTGGTCGCTTCTTGACGATGATCACGGACATCGACCCCCGCGATCGCGCAAGCAACAGCAAAATCGGAAAAAACAGAAACTCAGAGCACTTGATGATCCGCCAGACGCATCAGATGAGCATGGCGTTGGCGCAGGCGGACAGCAGCGGAGTGTTCGAGGCGTGTCACGGGTGTCGGACGAAGCAGTGCAGCTTGCTCTGCAACGCCCGCTCCGGTCACATGCGCATCGAGCACGGCACTGCTGAACGCGCGAAGAAGATTCGTTCAATGTACTGGGCCGAGAACCCCCAGTTCGCGGGCGCCCTTGCGGTCATCGAATCCCGCAAAGGTGCTTTGCTCGCTGGGTCTCTCGGCTTGATCCCCATCATTCGGTCGAACACTTGGTCGGACGTGCCTTGGTACTTGACGACACTTGCTGGTCCTTGGATCCACGACTTCACGCAGGTCAACGCTGACTTCATCGGTCTCGCTGCCGAGTATCCGATGCTGAGCCACAGCAACTACACGAAGCACACCGCAAGCCGCAACCTCAAGACCGGAGAGAAGGAGCCCGACGAGGCTGCTCCGCCCAACTACTACATGACGCTCAGCATCAACGAGAACACGCCTGTCGCCCGTATTCGTGCGCGGATCGCGAGTGGCAGGACTGCGATTGCGGTTGTTTGGGCCACCCCGAGCACGCCGCTTCCGCAGGAGTGGACGATGGTCGATCGCTGGGGGAAGCGTGAAACCTTCCCCTGCTACAACGCCAATCTCGACGACGCCCGCATTCACGACGCTGAAGTGGGCCGTCACGGGGTCGGCTTGTTGACGAAAAAGACGGTCAACAACCTTCCCCTCTTCAAGGGGATGGCTGAGGTCTCGTCTTTCATCCGTCCGATTGATCCTGACGCGCCCGTGGGCTCGAAGTTCGGCATCCCCAAGGAGTACGCGAAGAGTGAACATATTCGTACTGGAACACTGCCCGAAGAAGTCAGCAAGCAGTCAGTGCAACCGTCACGTAGTGAAGATGTGCTTGGAGACAGCGCAGATTCTGAGCACTGCACTTTTCACTAACGGAGTGGCCGGCGTTCCGTACAAGCCCACGCACAAAAAGCATCCTTGCTGTGTGTGGGCGGCTGAAACGAAAGACAACTTCGACTGGCTCGTGATTCACGGTATCGCTTTGTGCGACGAATACACCAGAAGGTTCGGCAAGGTACACGCTTCCAGAAAAGTGATTGAGTTCTGTGGCGCGCACTCCTATTTGATGCCGCCAGGACCGATCACGCCGTTTGCCCAGGCCATGCCTGATGTCTACAAAGATGCTTGTGCTGTCACTGCGTACCGCAACTACTACAAGGCGCAAAAAGCTTCCTTCGCTACTTGGGCCTCCAAGACTGGCGTGGAAGTTGAGCCACCAGAGTGGTTTCTGTCGGTGCTGTAGCACTCAAGCTAAAACGTAGCACATCCCTTCCCTGTCTATCCGAGGCCGAGCACACTATGCTGTGTTCGCGCTTTCGGAGTTGTGTGAGATCTCTCCGCGCTCCGCCCCACCACCAGCTCATCGGGAGTTCTCATGCGCAACGCCCTCGAAAATTGTGTGTCCTGCGGCGAAGGCAGCTACGGCGGCTTCGCTCACGAAAACGGCAAAAAGGCCCAAAAGAAGGCAACGGTTTCCTCCAACCTCGCCGCAGCTTACCAGAACAACAGCGCTGGCCTTCGCGTCGTCGCCGGCCAGGCCGGACTTTTCGCGAAGGACGCGGGCAAGGGGAGTGGCGAGCAGTCGGGGCTTTCTCGACTGGACAGTGCCTACACCTACAAAGGTCGCAAAGCTTCTGTTCGGGTTCACGCTGTTCAGATTGCTGACCCGGAAGACCGCATCCGTTTCGTGGCGTACGCTGTTGCAACTCTCCTCGGTCTGGGAGACTCTACCGCAAACAGCTGCGCCAACTACGTTGTCGCTCGTGCGGCCGGCGTGTTCAACAGCAGCGCGAAGGCTTGGCGCAAGCTCAGCGACAGCGACAGAGCTCGTCTGGTCTCCTTGGCAGAGACTAAGAACATCACTGCCACAAACACCTTCGATCCGAGCCAGTACGCAAGCTCCGAGCAGGTGGCGGCTGAAGAGAAGGCGGCTTCTTATGCGGCTGATCCTCAGCGGTTGGCGCGCTTGTCTGCAGTGGACCGCGGGATCTTCCGCTACCTGATGGCTCGTCGCGCAGCTCGCATGGCGAACAACGCTCTTGCGCCGCGCTTTGCCATGATCCAGCAGCAGTTCGGCCAGTTTGGCGGTCGTCGGGGTGCTCGTGGGCTGCTCCAGCGGGGCGGCGGCGGCCCGATGCAGCAGAAGCTCGCGGCTCTCGAAGCAGAGCTCGCAGCGCTCAAGCTGCAGCAGGAGGAGGCGGCCGCTGCTGCGAAGGCTCAGGCGGACGCTGCTCTCGCCGCAGCGCAGAACGCTCAGGCCATCGCTTCGGCCCCCATCAACGTGCAGGTCTCGCTGCCTGGCGCGACGACGGCGACTGCTCCTCAGGGTGCTACTTCCGTCGGGGCCCCCGCGACCACGACTGTGCCGGCTCCTGTGCAGGGTGACGTGGCTGTTGACCCCATCTCGGGTCAGGCTTACGGGTACTACGGCTACCCCGGTCGCTGGTACCGCATGGGTCACCGCTGAGCCAAAGCGAGCCTCCTGTCGGCAGCGTCTGGCAGGAGGCTCGAAGCCTTTCCCTCGCACCCTTGAGACGTCTGATGCTGTACGCAAAAAGCAATAATTTCGGCAGCTTCGGAGCTCCGTTCTACGGGATGAGTCCTTCTTCCGCCCAGCACGAGGCTGCCTTGGCTGCAGCGGAAGAGGCGAAAAAGAAAGAAAAAGCGAAGAAGAAGAAGAAGAAAGACAAGAAGACAGAAGAGAAGGCAGCAAAGGAAAAGGCTGAACGGGATGCTGCTCGACTTGCCGCCATGCAAGGCGGTAGCTGGAAGGGAAAGGATCTGCCCAAAGCGTACACTCCCGGGTCTGATGAGGACGCCACAGGGGGCAGAAAAGGTTCTGGCAGAGCTTCTCGCAGTTCCCTTGAAGAGGGAGGATACGAGGTCCCCAGCGACGAGGAGATCGACGAGGAGCTGGAGGATTTCGAAGACGACGAAGAGGCAGGGGAAGAGGAAGAAGAGGGGCCCAACATCGCGTTGATTGCAGGCGGCGGTTTGGCCGTGGTCGGTGTGCTGGCTGCCATCTACTTGATCACAAAGAAGTGAATCATGTTTCAGCCTTCGGCCATGTCCTTGTACCGGTACGGAGCTGCCGCCGAACTGTACACAGACAACAGCGCCGCGCTCGAGAACGGCAAGAAAAAGAAGAAGAAGAGAGCGAAGAAAGCTCAAACTTCTTCTGAGCCGATCATCGAAACTGGCGCTGAGGGCGATCCTGGCCCAACTGCGCCGCAAGAAGACAATTCGCTATCACTGATGTTCTACGTATTCGGAGTAGGGACCATCATTGTGGGCGGCGGGGTAGCTGCCTACTACACCTACAAGAAGAAGCAGCAGGCTCAAGCCGAGCAAGATGAAGGTGAAGAATGAGCCCCTACTACAAAATCGTAGCCATCGAGAACGGCAATGAAGGCAGAGAGCGCCGCGCTGATTGGAGAGCGGACAGAGCGGAGAAAGCTCTCGAGAAAGGCAACAAAGAAAAAGCAGAGAAGCTGGCGGCCAAGTCCGAACTGCTGCAAGCCACTACGATAAAGAGAGCAGACACGATCTCTGGTAGAAAGACAGCAAGAGCGAAGTATTCAGAGCTTGTGTATAAATACTACAAAAAGAAAGAGTACAAGAAGGCCCAGGCAAACCTAATTTATGCCACGAACAACGGCGCGAGCTTGGGTCGGGTCGAAAGAGATTGGGACGGCAAATTCAAGAAGGGGAAGGACAGAGATAAGTGGGAGGAGTTTGTTAAGAGAGGCAAGAACTACTGCCCTGCCGTGAACCGCAGAAGAAACATCGCGATCAATGCACTTACAATCACAGCGGTCGTCGCCGCTGTTGGTGCGGGTGTTCTGACAGGAGGAGCTGCTTTTGCTGCAGGAGGTTCTGTAGCAGCCTCGATGGCCGCCGGGGGTGGCGCGGCTGTGGGGATTGCAGGCGCTTCGGTGGCCGGCATCAAGGGGGGTCAAGCTGCTGCGCGGGGCGGGTCAGTCAGAAAAACATCTATCGATGTGGTTGAGAAGGCAAAGAGAAAGTCAGAGGCGATCGAAAAAGGCAGCGAGAAACACACATCTGATGTGAGAAAAGAGCTTGAGAAGAAGCCGACCAAAAAGAGACCTTCGAAAGATGGCGGAGGCGATGATTACTTCGACGATTCTGGAGAAGAGGGAGTTGTCGAAGAAGAAATTACATTCGCAGAAGAAGACGACAGCAGCACCACACTCATGATCGCAGGTGCCGGCTTGTTGATCCTCGGCGGAGCGGCGTTCGGCTTCTACCAGTACAGGAAACGCCAGCAGTCTGCGGAATAAGCAGCGTGAAGCAAAAAGGGGGCGCGTGCCCCCTTTTTTTGTTCCCGCGGCTGAATTCGCACGTACGTGCGATTTTCTGCCCGGGAAGACTACTCGTCGTCTCTGTCTACGAGCTTTGCGCCGATGTTCGTGTGCATGACGTAGAAGATAGACTTTCGGATAAAGTCGCTGATCGACCGAAAGTTGTTCGTGTAGATGTAAGACCGGATTTGGTACTCTTCTTCCGGGGTAAGAGAAACCGCCAGAGCCTGTCGCCGCTTGAGATGCTCCGGCTTGAGCCCATGTCGAGTTTGTCTCCTGTACTGGTTGAGCTCATCGGGACTGTCGGGTTTCCCGTACTGCTTCATCTTGTAGTTCTTGGCGGCCGCATCTTGCTGGCGGAGGCTTTCGGGAATCTCCTCAGGCGAAGGTACGTTCTTGGGAAGAAGATCAGCACGAGTGGTTGTAACAGGAGGCGGAGGAGGCTCCTTCTTCTTCGGAACCTCGTTCTGCTTCAATCTCCAGGAGTCAGGAATAACTGAACCATCGAGCTTCCGCTGCGATTTCGCCTCCGGGGGGAGTTCGCTGTACCTAACGGGCGTGATACGCTCTCTGGGAAGCGAACCGGCGCTACTGGATGCGTTCGTTTGCCCTAAATCAGGAGGGGCAGTGACCCCCGAAGCCTCCTGCTTGGACTTTTGAATTTTCTGCTCCAAATACGCGCGTGCGAATTCTCTCATGGTACGAGCTCCGGGTTCGCGAACCGAATATATCTCGTTTGAGCTGGTCGGGCACGGAAAGCGTGATAAAGATGTGTGCCCGATCCACTGCTTCCAGAAAGGGAGAACTGATGAGCGGTAAGAGGCAGACTGAAGACACTGAATCGATGGCAATGACGATGAGCAGCCGAAAGGCGCCGGCTGCAAAGAGGAGAAACAGACAAGAGGAAGAACCAGACGAAGAGCTTGACAGCTTCGCCTCAGAGAACCCGGAGCTCAATTCACTTTTGAACAGCCGCGAAATGCAGCAGTTCATGGCTGACGACGACCTCGAAGGCCTCAATGACGAGAATGTCACGCATTTGCCTGACGCGCCGCTCATCGGAGGGCGGTCTACTACGTCAGACATGTGGGGGACTTCGGCCGAGCAGATGGGCCGGGCGATGTCGCCCAAGTTGTACAGCTCTGCTGCAAGTCATCCGACCGCGACGCAGTTCAAAGTGTGGCGATGGGAGAGTGGTGTTCCTACACTGCTGGGCGCGATTGATATCGAAGCGTCCGAAGATGATTTCATCAAGCGGTTTTTGCCCGCCATGCCTGAGAAAGGGGATGGCCGTTTTCAGTTCCGCATGCGTCCTGTCGACATCTCAGGAAAAGAGCTTGGCAAAGAGATTACGATCAACATCTCCGAGCATCACGCAACCTTGCACTACCTGAGGAGAAAGGAACAGAACCGCAAAGACGAGGAGAACGCTCCCATGCACCACGGGTATCCTTCAGGCCAGCCCATTGTCATCAATCAGCCCCCTGCGCCTGTGATGTCAGATTCCTCCAGCGGAATGGAGGAAATGGGCCGGATGTTCGAGAAAGCAGTTGACTCGGCGGAACAGAGAGCGGAGGCTCTGCAGCGAGCTCTCGAAGACGAGCGAGAGCGGCTTCGTATCGAAGAAGGGCGCCGAGCAGAAGAGCGCGTGAAGATGGCCGTCTCGTCGTCTGAGATTGTTCAACGCATGACTGAGCGCCTGATGCAGGTGGATCAGTCACGCGCAGCCGAGCAGCTCAACGCGCAGAAAGATCAAGCAAATCTGCTGATGACTACGCTGACGACTGTGTTTCAGCAGCAGCAGGAAGCCTCCCGTGCTCAGGCCGAGCGGCTTCGTGAATCAGACATGCAGCGCATGAACATGGATCGTGAGTTCTTCCAGCAGCAGCGCTCAATGCAAGAAGAGCGTCGTCATCAGGAGAAGCAAGAGGCAGAAGCTCGGATGATGATGGAGCGCGACCGGCTCCAGCAAGAGCAGAAGCGCATGGAGAGCCAAAGAGCTTTTGAGCTTGAGCAGATGCGCATCGAGGCCCAACGCCGTGACGCTGAGCTTGAGCGCAAGCGCTCTTCGGAAAAAGAGGAGCAGCAGCTTCGGCTTGAGCGCGAGCGAATGGAGATGGAACGCGCTCGACAGCAGATGATCGAAGAGCGTGAGCGTTGGCGAGTGGAGGTCGAAGAGCGTCGTCGGCAAGAGACGATGGAGTGGGAGCGCAAACGTTCCCAAGAGCGAGAAGAGGCTGAACGCCGTCGCCAGATCGAGAAGGAGGAAGCGGACCGCAAGGAGCGCGAATCTCGAGAGCGCTTCGAGCGTGAGCGCATGATGTGGCAGCAGCAAGTCGAGATGCAGAAGGCTGAGCTTGATAAGTCTCGAATGGCCGAAGAGCGTCGTGCTCGAGAAGAGCGCGAGGCTTGGGAACGCAGACTTCTCGTCGAGAAGCAAGAAGCTGATCGCAAGGAGCAACTGAGAAGAGAGGAACTCCAGCTTCAGATGAAGCAGATGGAGATGCAGGCCCAGCGAGATCGTGAGCATCAAGAAAAGATGATGGAGATGGCTCGTCTCGAACGTGAAGCCCAGCGCGAAGCGCAGCTGGCTCGCGAGAAAGTTGAAGCTGAACAGCGTGCTCTTGCTGAAGCCGAACGCACTCGTCAGCATCAGCTGACCATGCGCGAGATGGAGTTGACGAAGGAGCGTGATCGCGAGCACGCAGAAAGAATGATCCAGCTCAGCAAAGCGCAGCAGTCGGGCGGCTTCGGTCAGATGGGCGAACTGCTCGGCATGGAGACGCCTGAGCTGTTGTCCCGCATCTTTGGCGGTGGCGGAGCAGGAGGGGAAAGCAACAGCAGTTGGTCAGACGCAATTCCTAAGGTTCTCGGTGGTATCGCGGATGTCGCTAAGGCTGCTGTTTCTGTCAAGGCGCCGCCTCAGCCGGCTCAGCCTGCTCCTCGGGAGAGACCCGCGCCTCAGAAGCGCCGTCCTGAGCTTGAATCGCAGCCGATGGTCCAGATTCAGACGCCCGAAGGCCCTCGCATCATTCCGTTGGCTCTCGCGCAACAGCTCGGCTACAAGCCCGAGCCCGAAAAGGAGCCTGTCGCAGCCCAGGCTGAGTCTCCTGCCGCCAGACAAGCGCAGCAAGCTCCTAATCCGCAAAAGCCCGCAGCCTCTGTGCCGCGTCCGGCTCCCGTCAAAGAAGAGAGCATCGACGAGGAGACTGAAGGCAACGATGACCAGGCCTCGCCGTTCCTCGCGGCCCTCGGTCCCATCGGCTTCGACGATGACTATCCGTCCTACGGAGCAACGGATACGAGCACTCTCGCCCGAATGGCTGGTATCAAGCTCGTCGAGCAGAAGAGTGCCAGGAAAGGACTCAAGGCGCTGTGCGACAAGCTGCGGTCCAGTGATACGGGTGAGTGGAGCGGGCACATCACAGCGGCTTTGATGCAAAACGCGAGAATGTGGGACTACATCAATGCAGTCTCGCTCAAGGCATGTCTCTACGAGGCAGGTGCCGAGGAAGATCTCGCGAACAAGATCGTGGCGGAACTCAGGAACAGCCCGCTCGTTCCTGATGACCTGCCCTACACGAAGAGAGAGCTCATCGCCAAGAAAGAGAAGGAAGGTGAAAAGTGAGTTTGGTCGACTTGTTCATGTATGCCTTGAACCGAATCAGAAGGTTTTTTGTCAAGGACCAGCCTGTTCGGTACATCAGCATCGGAGAACCGATCCGCAGGCCAGGAGAAGATGGGGAATCTCTGATCGAGTTGCGTGTTGTGGCGCCCACTCCGGCGCAAGTTCGGCAGGGAAAACACATTTTCATGGAACTTCTGAAGTTCTGGTGCTCGCCCTTCACCGAGAACCCGCACAACTTGCCCGTCCCCGATCGCGTGAAGCGCCTCGAAGAACTCGCTCGCGGCGATGATTCCGTTCGATTGAAGCAGTACGTTCTGACTGTCGGCAGTTTGAACGCGTCAGTCTATTTGGGGTTAGAGCACTTTGCTCGAAGTGAGCCTACCTTTATGCTCAACTTCTCTGAGAAAGAGCGAAACAACTTGTGGGAGCTGTCTGATTTGGTTTCAGGGAACATGGCGTCGGTGTCACACATGCCGATGCCTGAGCTTCGCGTTCTTCACGACTACACACTCAAGTGGCGCAGAAAGCTGCTTGTCTCCGAGAAGAGGGACTTCTGATGCCTATCGACGAAAATGGTAACTACGAGTGCGCGTTGTCTGGTGTTCGCTCCGCGCCCGGGGTGCTCTACGAGGCCGATGGTCTCGACGACATCCCGCCGGGTTGGGTGCAGGTTTCTTTTCGGCGCCGCTTGCCGAACCCAGACTACGTGCTGGTGCAAGAAGCCAAGAGAGACATGATCAACGGAGCGCTCGCGTCTGTTCCGGCAAATGTGCCTGACGAGGTTCGCGTCAGGCAGAAGAGGCTGATTGAACTCCAAGTCGAGTCTCAATTTGCGGGAGTAGAGCGCGGTATTGCGCCTTTCGTCCTCGTCGAAGAAATCGCAGTGATTGCGCCTCCCGAAGACAACGAAGACCTGCTCGAAGCAGTCAACGCCATGCGCACTGATCTTGGCCTCTCTGTTCTCGAAGCTGATTTCTTGTTTGGCGGCAAAGACGAGGCTGCGTCTGAGGAAGATGAGGAAGAAGGCGACGGGGACGCAGCAGACGAATAAAATAGGTTTGCTTGTAGCACCCACAGAATTCGCCGTACCCTCCGTGTTGGAGTACACTCCCGCACGGAGGGTTTCGTGCCTGCCGACTTCGATATCTCAAAACTGCCTGCTCGCGTGACGACGATCGCCGAGTACGCAGGCACGAAAGTTCATCACCTGCCCGATTGGGGCGGGTACGATGACCCCAAAAAACTTGCTGTCATCAGACAGATCGCGCAATCGAGGGGTCGGGACCCCAGAATCGCCAAGCAAGCGGTCGAGATTCTGCGCCAGTATAAGGTCCCCCCACGAGAGTATAGCAAGCAAGCAGCGGCTCTCCTGAAGTGGGTCCAGAACCCGAAGAACGTCTACTACGTCAACGAGCCTGGCGAGCGGCTGCAAGATCCCATCTACACGCTGAAGATCAAGATGGGTGATTGCGATGACCTCGCGATCCTTTTGTGCTCTTTCTTCGAGAGCATCATGCTGCCGTGGAGGCTTGTTATCTCTGGAAGAGACAAGGCTACTAAGCAAAAAGTTCGTTTCATTGAAGGCGGAGTCTACCCAAAGAATGTAGACTGGACGCACATTTACTGCATGGTCGGTACGCCTCCTTTCGGCCCCAAAGTGTGGTACTACTGCGAACCCACTGTCCGAGGCGTGCCTTTGGGGTGGGACGTAGTTGACGGAGACCCCGGCTACATCCCCGAGATGGACAAGCCCAGACCCGGCCCGGCCCAGATCGCCAAACCTCCGCCGCTCAACGGGAAAAAGGTCGAAGCCCATTACGGGTCGGATCTGGCCGCATCAGTAGCTTCGGCTGTAGCAGAAGATTCCGAGCAAAGCGCCGCACAGCAGCAAGGCGACAAGAAGTTCAAGATCAATTACGGGGCCTTGTTCCAGTCGGTATTCATCGGCGTAACAATCAGCGTGACAACTCAGGTTATTCTTGACTGGATTCGCGGGACAGGCGCCTACGAGGGACATGAGCCCGGCTTCAAGAAAGTCCGAAAAGTCTTTAGCTCCAGCGCAAAAAATACAGAGAAGGTGGCCTGACATGATAAAGATCGCCCGCCAAAACGTAAGTAAGGCTGCTGCTTGTGTTGAAGTAGCGAGCGAGCATCTCCCTGCAGCTTACGTCATTCCGATTCCGTTCGCTTTGGCGGTTCAGGTAAGCAAATTTTGGAGTAGGCAGAACACGAAACCTCTTCGGGCTAGGCTGGCCGCGAGCGAAGAATACAGAAACCGCATGGGT